GCTGAATTTTTAAGTCACACAATTCAAGACAAAGATGGTATTCCAGAAGACCAACAAAGTTTAGTTTTTATGAATAGAGATCAGGAAGAATCGAAAAAGGTAGCTTCTGAAACACCTACTATTTCAAGGGGTCGTAGACCTGGGATGAAATTATGTAAAGATATGATTGAGAAAGATTGTACAGGTAATTCTGGTAAAAAGATGGGATGTAAATGGGATAGCAAATTAAGAACTCCTAAGTGTAAACAAAAAAAAACACTAGTCTCTCATATTGGGTCAAAAGGAAAACGTGATCCTGCTGAACACACTAAATCTGGCGTTTCTCAATCAGTAAAAGACGAATATCTTGCTGCTAATCCTATGGTTCAAAAAAAAAGAGGAAGAAAAAAGAAATCTAACAGTAATAAAGAACGTACTACTCCTGAAATATTATTTGGTGAAAGAAATGAAGAATCTAAAACTAGTTCATCTAAAAACCCAAAAAAACCAAGAAAACCTAGAAAAAAGAAAGTTCTTGCTCATGATTGTCATGTATGGAGTGAATCAGAAATAACTGCCTTAAAAGCTGGTAATAATAAAGTACCAGTCCAAAAAAAGGTATGTAAAGAAGGTGGTAATGTTTGGACTCATGGAAAAAATAACCCTTCAAGTTGTGGTGATTGCTGGTGCTGTGAACCAGCACTTGGTATGCCTGCTGCTGATTTAATGGGAGGGGGATGGTCATACATAGTCAATCCAGAAACTGGTAGAAAAGTAAATATCTATGGTAAAATTGGACAACGAGTTTTAATGAACTATGTTAATATGTTATAAATTACTTAAATAAATTTATAATTATCAATCATAAATTTATTTATTATCGGCATTTTTATTTATTTCATTTAAGTATTGTTGAGAGAAGGTAATACGCTCATCATTTGAACTACCTACAGAATGAGAAATTAATGGTTTATTAATATTAAATTTTATAAAATAAGGTTTTATATATTTTTCGAAAATGTTTTTTGAGAGTGGTTGAAAAAATGGATTACATTTAGGAAAACATTGTAATATAGGATAGGGTATAATAATACTAATATCTTTAAAATTATCTATATTATTAATATATAAATATCTTAATACAGCTTGGTCATACCATCTATTTGATTTCATTTTATGCCATTCCATATTAGTATAAATTTCTTTTAAAAAGTATTTAGTAAAATTATTATTTTTAACAATAAAAAACCCACTGTTTATATTAGAATGTTCCTCATTATTTAAGTATTGGGAATTATATCTATCATATGCTCCAGATAGGATAAATGTTTTATTATCATAAAGATTTATAATATTCTCAAGAGGTGGACTATCATTATAAATATAAGCATCCGCGTCAATCCAAACCAAGTAATCATAATCATATTTTAAATGTTCTTCTAAAAGCGCATATCTTTCCCAATGTTTGGTTCTCGGATATGTTATTCTTTCAATATCACATTTATGCATAGTATAACCATGTTTTTCACAATATTTCTTATTAATCTGATAATAAATATTTCCAAAATTGCTATATCTTTTATTATACCAAGTAAATATTCCTATTTTAAGTTTTTTATTCATTGATATATATATTATATTTTTACATAGTTCTTTTTTTTAAAAATAGGATATTTTTGAATATATTTTTTCAAACACATATTTATAATGATTATAATAGGTTCAGATCACGGTGGATACGAGTTAAAAAATACTATTAAATTTTTTTTAATTGAGAAATATCCAAGTATGAAATGTGAAGATATTGGAGTATATACTACAAAATCAATTGATTATCCGGGAGTAGCACAAGCAGTTGCTTTAAGAGTTTTAGAAAAACCTAACTCATTTGGAATAATTATATGTAAAAGTGGTATAGGTATGTCCATAGCTGCTAATCGTTTTAAAGGTATTCGATGCGCACTATGTCATGATATAAGGTCTGCTGAATTATCTAGACAACATAATAATGCCAATATAATATCATTGGGGAGTGATATCCATGGAGATAATAAATTATTAATTGTAGATAAATTTTTAAATACAGAGTTCGAGGGAGGAAGACATCAACGAAGAATAGAAAAAATAGATAGTATAACGAGCAAATTTTTATAAAAAACATTTAAAATTAGTATTTTCAAGCTGTTTTATTACATCTTTTAAATAAAAAATTTCATTTTTTGGAGATGTTTTAGCTAAACTTTTATTCCTAAAATGAATATGTAATTGCCAAAATTGAGGAGGATAGTGTATAAATATATCTAAATTATTAAAACCACTATATCTGGTTTTTATAATATCTATCACCTTTGATTTAATTTCTTTTAAATGAATTATATAATTTGAATTAAGATCTTTTAATGATTTAACATTAATATTTCTACACCAAGCAGTTAAATGTAGATTTTGTTCATTATCATCTATCATTTTGTGGTCTTTAACTAATACAAAGTTAGCATTTACAAATAGACACTCTTCTTTTCCATATATACCTGGTTTATCAAATGATAATATATTTTTAATAAATTCTTTCATTACTAATATATTAAATTATTAAAATAGAATATTATTGAATTTTATACACAAAAACTTATTAATTTTTCTCTTAACAATATACAATTTTCAAATTTTAAATCATCTGGATCTTCATTGTAACTAAATTCTTTTGGTGTTATTATAGTCCATTTAATATCTGTATTTAAAAATCCTAATTGATGATATATATAACCTATTAGTGCCGAACACCAAAATTCATTAGTTTTTCTTTCATTACCTATTTTAAACTTTAAATCAGCCTTTAACCAATCCAATATATTAAGATCATATGGTTTGTCGTGAACACTTTTATGAATTTCTTTTATTTTTTGATTAAAATTATTGGATCTCAAACAATTTAATTTACGATAATATAAATTTCCCATTTTCCCATCTTTATATTGATCTATTACTTCACTTATAGGTGTTAGTTGAACACCATATTTAATTTTATTATTTTCAGGATCTGGTTTAGGTTCATATCCAGATTCGATAATATAAAGTCCTTTTAGGCTAGGATCAATATATTTAGGATCCTTAATAATCATAGAAATATGACTAAATTGACTTCCTGTAAAATATTCAATAAAATAAGATATCCATGAATTAGAGGAATAAAGTATTAAATCCCCTGTTTCGCATCTATTTAACAGTTGTTCTATATTAATAGAATCTATTTTATTAGTATCCATATAAATATATATAATATAAGTTTATTATTTAAAAGAAATTTCGTTATATTTAATAGTATGAAACTACAAAAATTAATATTAAAAAATATTTTACAAGATATTAATGGTCATCTAATACACAATATTCCAAATAATAAGCTTTATAGAGATTTATGCCTACTGTATAAATATTTAATTGATAGAAAAATAAATAAAATTCATATATCTTTTAGTGTATTTAACTATTATAAAGTTTTATTTATATTACTAGCATGTTATTTAGAAATAGAAATTTATATCGGGGTTACAAAAAAAATTTCTTATAATTGGAAAGTAACTAATGAAGATTGTAAAAAAATATTAGATAAAAGAAAATATGAGCATTTTAATATAAAAACCTATTTTGGAAAAATATATTATGAAAATAATAATACATTGTTTATTTTAGATTGGATAAAAATAAAACAATTTACAAGTATGAGTAGATTAAAATTAAAAATTTGTTTAACAACTAATGAAATACACTTACAAGATTTAAACAAAATATATTTTAATTATTTTTTAGGATATGTTTTTTTAAATAAATATAAACTTTTTTTTGAAAATGATATAATCAATGTAAATATATCAGATGATATAAATTCTAATAATTCATTATTTATAAGCCATAAATATACATTGAAATATCCAAGCAATTATAAAAATATAATATTTTATAGTTACAATATTAGACAATTTTTACTATATAATGTAGTAATTAATTCCTCTAAAATAACTGGTAAATTATTTTCAATATTTAATATACATAGAATTGATAATAGTAACATACTAGTATTTAATGGATCAATGGTTAAATTACCAAATAGTTATCAAATTTTAGAAAATAATATAATTCTTATTAGTAAAAAAACTTCAAAAATAAAAAAAAGCAAAAGTTTAGTTTATCCAGAAAATTTAAAATTTTCAAATATTAATAAATTTTTATTTAAAAATAGTTTTATAAAAAGGATTTTTTTGAATAGTAGATATACATTGAGTAAAATTCAAGGATATAAACTTTATAATATATTAATTACAAAATTCCCAGAATTGAATTCAAAATATTATAATATTAAATGTCAAAATAAGTATTTATATAATCATTACCAAACAATAGATAATGCTCTATTTGTATTTATACTAATGAATAATAATACTAATTCTACAATTGTAATAGATTTATCATATAGTTTATATAATTTAGAAAAATATATTATAAGTGAATTAGATAATATTATTAAAAATATAGTATTTTTAGAAAATGTAAAAATTAAACATACTGTCACTACAAATAACTATAGATATTTAGAAAATAAAATACATATAATATCTGAATTAAAATCTCTATATTTTATGATTAGTATACTACTTAAAATGAGTTCTATTATATTTCAAAGTAGTTTACCATTGGAAGAAGATAAATCCATAAAAAAACAATTAATGTATACATTTGATAAAGACGAAATTAATATAATTACCCAATTAGGAAAAAATTTCAATATGGAATATGATATAATTTTTAAAATATTAATAATAAAATCTGTATTTAAGTTTTTTCCTAATAAAATTATTTTATTTATGAACAATAGTGGTATTTATTTAATTCCAAACATCCCTTTTCAAAATATCAATTCTTTTAAAAATAAATTAGATATATTATTTAATGGTAAAATTATACAATCATTTATCAAATCATTCGTATTTAAAATATTTAATACATCTAAATATATTGAGAGATATTCTGAATTATTTATATTAATTAATGAAACGGTGATTGATAATGATTTTAATAATTCATATATTTCTAAAATAAATAGTAGTAGTTTAATAAATTTATGTTCTACACAAATCAATTATATAATAAATAAGAATTCACAAATCAATGTAAATTTATCTTTCAAAAATAGCAATGATAAAATAAAATATATAGTATCTGATATATTAGATATCTAATTATAATAATTTAATTTCATTTATTATTATTAGATTTTATCAAAAATGTCGTCAGTAAAGGCATTATTTACACAAAATTCATTCATAAACTTTTCTTTTTCAGTATTATCGACTTCTTCTGTTTTTTCCTCTTCGGCTCTTAAATTTCCTAATAGATCTAAAAATTTATCTTCATCAAATATCATCTCTACTGATCCTGTTCCTATTGGAACTTCTTGACCAAGCATAATATTAGAAGACACGCCTGTAACTTTATCTATTTCTCCAAAAATAGCGGCTTTTGCTATAATATCAGGTGTTTCTTCAAAAGAACATTTAGCGAGAGGTCCTCTGTCACTTTTATTAATACCATGTCTATCTATTGACATAAATCCACCCTTATTAGTCATTACATCTGCTAAAAGTGTAATATGTCTCGAATTTACATATCCCCCGCTATCATTAAATATTTGGGATATTTCGTCAATTAATACTTGTCTTGCTGCCTCAATTCCTAAAACATTATATATTTCATGAATATCATTAGACACAGTTTTACTTGGTTCTATAGAAGGATGGTTAAATATTTCAATTAAATTACTTCCGGTAGTATCTATAACCCATTCGGGATTTTTTTCAAATTCATTGGTATCTATATTAAATTTATATAATGTTTCATATTTAGACATTGATGCATTTTTGATTCCATTTATACCAGACAAAGTTATGTCATTCAAAATAGTTTTTTCTAGTGTTCGTAATATACATATAGTATCTTCTTCAGGACAATTATCATTTTCATCACTAAATTTGTTGATACATCTTATTCTAAAAATCAATGAAGAAGCGTTATCATCCGAAAATACACAACTAATATCTTCAGAACTATTATCTACATTTGAAAATTTTGTCATAATGGCAAAGTATATGTCCAGCATTTTAATATTTTTTTCCATTAATTTTCTTTTATCCATTTCTAACCTTAATATCCAAGGATTTTGAATATCATCATCTTCTTGAATATCAAATTCCGAAAACTTACCATATATTTGTAATAAGTCATTATCTAAATCATAAATATTGTTTTCTTTAGATTCATAATAAATTTCTGATGATTTGATAAGTTGATTAATGTGTGTAATAGTAATTTCATTAATAATTTTTGAAGCCTTTTCTTTACTATTAGCATAATCATCTTTAAGATATATATTTAAATATGGACTTTTCATATTTTTGGTAGCACTAAGAAGCTCTTTAAAGCGCGATAAACCTCTAGTAACTTGGGATTTGGAAGAAACTCCAGCAAAGTGAAAAGTATTCAAAGTCATTTGAGTAGATGGTTCACCTATAGATTGAGCAGAGATTACTCCTACTAAATCACCCGGTTGTGCCAATGCTGAAATAAATTGTTGCATAATATTTCCTAAAATATAATCAAAAGCTATAGTGTTTAATTTATATTTCTTGATTAATACGTTTGGACTAAAATAACATCTTAACAATATTATTAACAATTTGTTATCCGCCAAAGTTTCTGTTATTACTAATTTTTGTTCCAATTCTTTAATTTTTTCAAGAATATAAATAGGATTTAAATCTGATTTACTACCCACAATTAGATTTAGAGAATTTTGAATTAGTCTTTGTATATTGATTGGGTAATGAACTTCTCCCCCATTAATAAGATTGCCTCCATTAATTTTTTCTATATAATATTTTTTATCAATTAAAATTTGTTGATAATAATCTTCAAATAATCCTTTAATATACTTTTTATTTTCTTTATTTTTTAATATTTTTAATGAATCTTTATCAAGATGTTTTTCCCAACCGCTTGTTTTTATCTTATACATTTCATCAATTTTATTTTTGGACATGGTAAGAGTATTTATAAATTGTCTTTCTATTTTTGTTGGATCCATACCATCTTCTCCATATAGGAATTGTATAATATTTTTATTGGAATCTCTAACAGAATAATCTGATTCAATTCTCACATCTTCCATTCCTTTAACTAATTTTCTTTGGATATATCCTGTTTCGGATGTCTTAACCGCTGTATCAATAAGTCCTTCTCTACCTCCCATCGCGTGGAAGAAAAACTCAGTTGGAGTTAAACCTTTTACAAAACTATTAGATACAAACCCCCTGGCAGCCGCTCCGTCATCGAATTTATGAAAATGAGGAAGAGTTCTATCAGTAAAACCGTAAGGGATTCTTTTACCATCTACTGATTGTTGTCCAACACAAGCAATCATTTGTCCAATATTAAGTTCAGAACCTTTTGATCCAGAATTAACAATATTTTTCATACGATTATCAGAATCCAAGAATTGGGCACCAATTTTACCACTAGATCCAGTAGCTTGATTTAGATTTTGCATAACTTGAATTTCGAATTCATTAGAATTTGGATTTCCTGTATCATTTTTAAGGATACCTTTATGAACATGCTCTATAACTTCAATAACCGCTTGTTTTTTCTCATTAATCGTCTGTTCCATCTTTATAGTAGATTCTTCATCAGCCATTAAATCACCTAAACCAATACTAAAACTTGACATTAACATCCAATTTGTAACCAAATTTTGGGCATCATCTAAAAATTTTTTAGTTCTTTCAGGACCATATTCATTAAATACAATATGAACTATGCCCTGTTCCTTGGTACCCAATATTTGCTTATCTAATACCCCATCTATTAATTCTCCATCCTTAATTACTACTCTATTCATAAAATTACTTTGAAACCCGTATGAATTATTATTTTTTTCCATATTTATTTTAGGAATTATTAATGAAAATATCGTTCTTCCTGACCACAAATCTTGTTTTGTATTGTATTTATATTTGGGAAACCAATCAGGTAACTCGTGGGCGGGAGTATTTGCTTTAATATCCGGTTTTGGTATTTTTCCTTCAAAATCAGGAATCCAATATAGTAAATCAAATACTTCGTCTCTTGTTAAATAGTTATCATATCTGGTTAATAAATATGAACCTATAATACTATCTTGAACTAAAGCTATAATTGGAGCATGTTGTGAAGGTGATATAATTTGTGTTTCTACAGATGCTAATTGTTTTAGTTCTACAGAAGTTTGTATAGATTGTGGAACATGCATATTCATTTCATCACCATCAAAATCGGCATTATATGGAGTAGTAACACTAACATTTAATCTAAATGTTTTATAGGGTAGAACTTTTATTTTATGACACATCATACTCATTCTATGAAGAGATGGTTGTCTGTTAAAAAGAACTAAATCACCATCTTTTAAATGCCTATTTACAATATCACCAATATTTAATTCATAATTACTTGTATCTATAACTTTTAGAGAAATTACTCTTTTATCACTTTTTCTTTTAATAGATTTAGCCCCAGGATATTTATCATAACCATTTTTTACAATTTCAGTTATTTTTTTTAAATTATATTTTGTTACAATTTCTGGATAAGTTAGGTTTTTGGCAATTTCAAACGGAACACCTAATTCATTAATACTTATATTTGGGTCTGGGGTAATTACACTTCTGGCTGAATAATCTACCCGTTTACCCATTAAATTTCCTCTTACTCTACCTTCTTTTGATTTAAGTCTTTCCTTAATAGATTTAAGAGCTCTACCCGATCGTTGTTGAGCTGGAGGAATACCTGGCAAAGTATTATCTACAAGAGTGGCTATATGATATTGTAATAATTGATACCATTCATCGATAACCTTTTTTGGTGATTTTTGTTGTAGTTTACTTTTTAAAGTTCTATTTGTTTTAATAATATCACATAATTTATGAGTTAAATCATCTTCCATTCTGGTATTATTATCAGAACGAACGGATGGTCTTACACTGGGTGGACATACTCCGAATACTGAACATATAAGCCATTCGGGTTTACAAAAATATTTATTAAAACCCATTATTTGTATATCAGAATCAGAAATTCTTCTTAGTATTTTATGAACATCTGACGCATCCCACATAATTCTAGTTTTTTCCTGGTCTTTAATTTTCCATTCAATTATAAGTTTACCAATACCATTATTATCTTTTCTTATGGAATTAGGTTTAGGTGCCCCACATCCATCTTCATTTTTTTCACCACATCTTTTAACTTTGCTACATAAAGTTACTATGCTTTTAAATAATTTAGCTCCCCTTTTTTTATTAATAATTTTTCTAACTTCTGGTGAATTTGGATCAATGAGTAATTTAGAACATTTCCAACAAACACATTTTAAACTATCTATAATATATTTAAGAAAATGTATATGAAATACCGGTTTGGCTAATTCTATATGACCAAAATATCCTGGACAATTTCGATTATCTAAATTATCAGTAGGGCAGAATTTACCATGATCTAATACACCCATTCTTGGATCAAATAGACCTCCTATTTTTGGATTATCACCATCATATGTCTCTTGTGTATATATTTCTGCTACAGATCTTCGTCTTATTTCATCTGGTGATAATACTGAAAATTGAACCCCAACAACATTATCAATATTGGGGTTATAGTCTAATTCTTGAAAAATTGACATCTGCTTTATATTATAATATTTTTTTTTTTTAAATAAATACTTCTTTAATCAAATTTATATTAAATTATAATTCTTTAAATAATTCTATTATATAAGAAATTTTTGTGTATAAAAAATTTGATATTTTAAATATTAAATTATTATATATTAATTTATAAATGGATCAAGAAATTACAACTCACCAATATTCTACACGATCTAAAAGTGTTAGAACAAAAACACAACAGTCATTACCAATTAAAAAATTCAAGGTTAAAATTATCGACCATCATGATGAAGATAATTTAAATATTGAAAATTTATATAATAAAAAAGCTTCTAAAAAAGTTGAAAAAAAAGTAAAAAAAAGTAAAAAAACTAAAAATATACGAGAAAATATCAAAAATATACGAGTAAAAACTAAAAATATACGAGAAAAAAAAATTAAAAAAGCATATGGATATGCGGGTGGGAAAAATAAATTTAAAAGTACCAGTGTAAAAAGGAAACGTAAAACGCGAGAAAAAAAAACTTTAACTCCACCTTTAAAAGTTGTTGAATTAAATACTGACACACCTATTATAAAAAAGAAAAGAGAAACTGTTAAAATAAATATTAACCCAGATGCTACTAAATTATTAACAAACATGATATTGGAAAAAGCTTTTGGAGCTTTTAAAAATAAAAATATAATGGACCCAGAATATGATTCGGATTCAGATTCAGATTATGAACCAATAGATGGGCTTCCTGAAAATATAGATTATATGGAAGAAGAAACTAAATATTTAAAAAATTTAAATAAAACTGAGCGATCTAAAATTTTCGATACTGAAAGACAAATTTTAGAATTTAATAGTAATACAATCCCAACAAGATTTAAAATTTTACAATCCAGTTTAAATATTTCATCTAAAAATATAATTCTTAAAAAATTAGATCATTATTACAGTCTGGAAGAGACAGAAAATGAATATAGTAAATTAACTCAATGGGTAGAAGGACTTGAAAAAATTCCCTTAGGTCAAAATTACGAAATGAATGTAAATTTAGATAATCATACAAATGAAATTGTTGGATATTTTAATAATGTTAAAAATATCTTAGATAAATCTGTATTCGGACATGAAATAGCTAAAAGTAAAATTATACAAATATTAGCACAAAATATTACAAATCCGCAATGTCTTGGTAATTGTATTGCTATACAAGGTCCTCCAGGAAATGGTAAAACTACTTTAGTTAAAGACGGTATTTGTAAAGCTTTAGGTAGACCATTTGGATTTGTTCCACTAGGTGGAATGCAAAATAGTGATTTTATGGTTGGTCATGATTATACATATGAGGGAGGTAAACCGGGAAGAATTGTAGAAATTTTACAAGAAACACAGTGTATGAATCCAGTAATATATTTTGATGAACTTGATAAAATTAGTGATACTCCGAAGGGAGAAGAAATAGCGGGAGTTCTATGCCACCTAACTGACCCATCCCAAAACAGTGAATTTCATGATAAATATTTTTCAGGAATAGATTTTGATATATCTAAAGCAATATTCATATTTTCATATAATGACGAAAGTAAAGTTAATAAAATCTTACTAGATAGAATGACTAAAATACATACTAAAGGGTTTGGAACAAATGAGAAATTACAAATTTCAAAAAATTACTTAATACCTAGAATGTGTAAAGATGTTGGATTTAATGAAAAAGATGTTATATTCCCAGATGAAATTATTAAATCTATTATAACTAATAAAACTCTTGACGAAAAAGGTGTCAGAAATCTAAAAAGATGTTTTGAAACAATCATATCTAAATTAAATGTAATTAAATTATTAAATGGTTATTCTAATTTTAATACAGATATAGATAGAGAAAATGATTTAAAAATACTTAATCAAAATAATGAATTATTTGAAAATATGTATGAACAAAAAGATGAAAAACTTGAACAATTAAATAATATTAGTGATAATAATTCAAAAGAAAAATTAAAAGAAGTAAAAGCGGCAGAGAAAAAGAATGATAAAAAAATATCATTAGATATATCTAAAAAGGGAAAAGTAAAAGAGAAAAAGGATGAGAAGAAAAAGAAGAAAAAAGAAAAGAAGAATAAAGATGAATCTGGTGAAGACTCGTGTTATTTCTGTAAAGATAGACACTCTTCCAACGATTGTCCGACTATAAAAGGAGGTGAAAACGAAGATTTCATAAGAGATTATGTGGAAAATTTAGTTGAACTTGTAGCAACTAAAGTTGAAAGAGAAAAGAAAAGAAAACCTATCTCTAAAAAGGAAAAGAAAGATCTAATTAAATATCACATACCTGAATGTTCTTTTCCAATCACTATTACTGATAAATTAGTCAATAAATTATTGGAAAAAAATTCTAGTCAAAATATTAATTTACAAATGTTATATATATAAATTATAAGTATTTAAAATGAAATTAATATTTTTATTTTAAATAATGTTTAAAAACAAAGTAATTATTACTAGTTCAATTATAAGCTTGGGATATTTTATTTACAATTATGTTAATTGGTATAACTATAAGGAAACTAATGAAACTAAATCTGATAAACTACCTATTAATGATTTAAAACCTGATAAAACAGTTGATACTGAAGATGAGGGCTCCGACTATTCATATGTCACCTATTATATTAATTTATCCGATTATATCAAAGACCTAGATATAATTCCAAATAAATATTTATATGGTTTGATACTTAAAAAAAATATTTATATATCTATTGATAATAATAAATGGTATATGCGCAATGATAGAAATGAATTTGAAATAAGTGAACTATCAATAAATGAAGAAATAAAAAAATCATCTAAATTAACTAAAAAAATACTTAATTTAAAAACAATAAAAGATAATAGTCATTTAATTGAATTATTAAAAATGAAATAAGTCATTTAATATTCACTTTCGCCATTATTATTAGACCCCCTTGATGATAAAAATTTACTTTGATCTTTGGTAGTACATATACAACCCCCATCACATGAATATGTTGATGGGCAACATTTCGGATTACATTGATTATACGCAAACATAAACATATTATTAGGTGTTTTACTTGTTCCATCTACACTAGGACCATCGGATTTTAATTCAGATTTATTAGGATGAATAGGAACTTGATTACCTTGAATAATGAAATTATTTTTTTTACCTAATGGTAAATTTGAAAGACAGTTTTTCAATAATTGATTACTTCCTGTGCTTATTCTATAATTCAAAGGAGCTGGATTCAAGTTAAAATACTCTATACCTATACTACCTCTTTTACCTCCTACAAATTCTATACCAGAATCCCTATCTTTAAGTTGAATAGCTAATTTCATTGTTGCTAATTTATATATACAAAATAATACCAGAATTGACACTAAAGCAATAATAATATATTGTTGATTCATTTTATATTATATATTGACAAATTATTTAAAGAGAATATTTAAAATTATATCATGTATAAATTATCTAATAAAAAATTTTTAAAAAATTTTTATTTCGATGTTAATACTCATAATATTTTAAGAAAGGGTACTATATCAAATGACGACGAAGAAATTAGAACACAGCATCTACAAAATATAAAATTATTATCTTATCAGCTTAAAAATATTAAAAGAATGAATTTTATGGAGAATGGGGGAAAATTTTATTATGATTCAAAATACTACAAAACTAAAATAGGTATATTATGTAACAAATCAGGATCAGGAAAGTCTTTTTGTATTTTAGAGAGAATTATATCTCAACCAAAATTACCAGAATATAGTATTCCAAAAAAATCTTTAGGACAATTTCTACATATATTTCATAATAAATCGGTATTTATAAATACAAATTTAATTGTGACTAGTAAAATTTTACTTTATCAATGGGAATTTTACATTAAAACATATACTAATTTGAATTATAAATCTTTTCAAAATAACGATGGTTTAACTAAGATACCAATTTTGCTACAAGATAATAAATGTGATATAATATTAATTATCGATACGGCTTATAATAAATTTGCTAATTTTATTAATATAAATAATAATAATTTAGTATTTAGTAGAATAATTTTTGATAGTGCAGATTCATTAAACATTAAAAATTGCTCGGAATTGAATAGTTTATTTATATGGTTTTTAACTTCTAAACCTGAAAATCTAATATTTTTAAATAATATTGTATATAATATTAATTGCGATATTGAAGTTAATAATGAAAATTATCAAGAGCTTATATCATCTAAATTAATCAATTGGAAAAGATATAATGGCTTTAATCATAATGGATATGTTTACAACATATTCAAAAAATTATATTCAGAACGCTTTGATATTAATTATAGTGGAATAATTGTTAAATGTTCCAACACCTTATTGTTAAGATATGCGAATATTCCAAAATATAATTTAATCAAATTAAAATGTTATCTACCTAATTTTGCGAAATATATTAAAAATTACAGTAAAATTTCATTAAAAAAAATAGAATATGATGATTATATAATAACAAATAGTTATAAAATTTATTATACCTTAGATAGTCTAATTAGTATTCTTGAGAAAAAAAAATATAATAGTCAAAGAATACAAGAATTACGTTCTGAATTAGATAGTTGTAATTCCAATTGCCCAATATGTTATGAACAATTATCTAAACCTTTATTAATAACTCCCTGTTGTCAACACACATTTCATATTAAATGTATATTTAAATTATATAATAACAATAGTGCATCATGTCCATATTGTAATCTTAAAATTAAATTAAATGAATGTTATTATTTTGATAAATTAATAATTAATAAAAATAAATTATCTAAAATTAATAAATTAACAAATTTATTAGATAGTATAATTGGAAAAACATTGGTATACATAAGTGATACAAATTATAAAATTTTAAATAATAAATATAAAAAAAGAGGGTGTTTTATAAGAAATAATAATATTGATTTAAATAAAAATAATATATTTTATATTAGCAATTTTCAAAAAATCAGAGGATTTCATTCAGAATTATTCGATAACTTAATTATAACTCAGGCGGTAAATAAACCATTATATAACGATATACTTAATATTACACAAATACCATTAAGAAAAAAAAAATTAAATGTTTTTGATATAAACTACGCTAATTTGAATTAAAACTATAATAATTATTGATAAGTTTAATTAAATCATCAAATGTCTTTTGTAAAACTAATACTAGATTTTTAGAAATATACCTATTATCAATTTTATCTTCAATTAATTGATTATGGATACACATAATAATTCTTGAAACAGCAATAAATTTATTAGTTAAAGTAGAATCAGTTATTTTATTGAATTTAAATGATTTAATAATTTTTTGATGCTCTTCTATTAATTGAAAATCTGTATTTTTAGTTATATTTGTAATAGAATTAAAATCTTCTTCGTAAAATATTTTAAGAATATATGAAAGTAGACAAGCTAAATCATCTATTTTAATAGTAGATTTATTGAAATAAATATTCATATACTTCTGTTGATTAATCCAAAAATATACTCTATCATTGAAATATCTTAAATGCCATATAATCTGATTATCGCATTTTTTAACAGCGAATTTGTCTGTAATTTTGTTATCTTTAAAATCTATATTTTTATTTACGTAATTTTTAAAGGTGTTATTGATCATGTTGATGGAAAAATTATTAGACAATTGGTTTAAAATTTTATAATTATATAAAATTCGTTGTTTGCCAACTATATCTCCTAATGCACCTTTCATTAATATTTTCCAATCAACGTTAGCATAGACTAAATGTCCTTCACTATCTTTCCCTCTTCTTCCTGATCTACCTATCATTTGTTGATAATCGTTTATATCAAACTCTGTGTGATCCTTATAACCTAAAATAGTTGTTGTCCTAAAGGGCATATTAATACCTAAAGCCAGTGTTTTATCGGAAATAACAAATCCTAATTCCTTATCTTGAGCTAATGTTTGAACAGTTTGATTATACACGTCGGGTAAATCTTCTGCATAAATTCCTATTCCTCTTTTTAGACCCTGTATAAAATCATTATTATAATCTACTTTGACACCTAATTTATGACATAAATCTATTCTAATTTCTCTTATTTGATCTTCACTCATTGGTGCCAAGGTATTAAAACAAAAGTCTGGATGTTTTTTGAATTTATCTACATATATAAATGAGGTTTTATTGAGATATTCTTCATATTCATTATGTAAATTAATAATCTGTATTTTCATAATCTTTTCAGAAATAGAATCATTTTTATGAGAATCTTCAATCATTCGTGTCTGCTTGTCCTTTCTAATAATCAAATTTTTAATATATGATTCAAACTCTTTTTCTTCGAAACTTTTTTCCATTTTTTCCTTTTCTTGCTGAGGATCAATTACATCTTTTCCAAATTTAATATTTTTGGAAAAAGTATTTTTTTTCTTTGTAAAATTCATAAACTGATTATATGTATAATCCAAATTATCATAATAGAATGGATAATTTAATACTTCTAACCTTTCTAAATATTTTACAATTTTTTTAAAAATTTCTTTACAATTATTACTAGTGAGTTGAAACACAATACATGGTGTTAACTTTTTATTTTTAATACTTTTAAAAAGTTTATATAAATCTATTTTTTCCTGAATTGGTTCAATTTTTTTATGAAATTTATGTAATATTTTTGTTAAAATATCAGGTTGTTTATTTTTTAGATCTAGTAGAAATCTTTTTAATAGGTTCTCATAATATCGACTATCTTCTAAAGTTAATCTTTTATTATTTTCGGGAAAAACATTATTGATATCTAGTTTATCTACTATTTTATCTGGTAAATTATTTTTAAGAGATTTAAACAATTGAATACTATCGAAAGGTGTTAATGGTAAATTATTATTAAGAAATTCTTCAGTTATATCTTCTACATCTAAACAAGCTAAAGGATGAATTTTTTCTAGAATATTTTTATTCCATACGTGTCTCTGTAAGTTTAAAAACCTGATAGAGTGTTCAATTAAATTACATGGTTTATTAGAAATATTTTCAAACCAAATTTTTAAATCATTGGCCTTTTTAATAGTTGCCGAAAGAGCTATTAATTGACATTTAGGAGCATATAATTTAATTAATCTTTCATATGAGTCACCATCATAATAATTTAAATTATGAATTTCATCACAAACCACTACTTCAAACTTAAAATCTAATTTATAAATAATATTTTCTATTTCTTTTGGAGTTCCTACTAACACTGTAGAATTATTAACTATTCGTTCATAGTCTTCAATAACTATAGAAACTTTATCACCTAAAAACTTTGTTATAATGGCACAAACTTGTTTAGCTAAGGGTTTTGTAGGAACTATAAATAAAGTTTTTTTATTTATTAGTGCTGGATAAGTAGCTAGCCAAGTTTTACCCATTGATGTTTTAACACACACTAAAACATTCTTTCCATGTTTAATATGATTTAGAGTCTTAATTTGCCAATCTTCTAATTCTATTTTGTAATTATTATAGAAATCTAAGGGAGGTAATCTATTTGATAATTCTTCAAACTGTAGTTGTTTATAATTTATCTCTTTCATGTATTTTGTAACTTTTTTTCTATATTTTTCTTCACGTTTATCAATAGTATCTACATTGATTAGTTGAAGATATAGTTCTATCAAAGTGCTTTTATCCTTGTTTTTATATGCTATTTCTAAAAATTTATATTTCATTCTATTTTTACCATATTCTGTTTTAAAATATTTTAAATCAGATATAATATCGGGAGTTATATCTTTTATTTCACTATAATGTTTAAACTTTTTAATATCTTCTTTACGTAGATTATCATCTTTTTTAAGTTTATTTTTTTGAATAATTTGTTCAGATTTAGATAATTTTTTCTTAGTTTTTTTTTTAGTTTTAATGCTCTGTTCATGTTCATACAGTAATTCTTTAACATTTAGTGATTCATCTTTTGCTAGATTACGCATATTAACATTAAAATCATTTTCTGATATATTTAAAAAATGAAGCTGTTCTGATATTTGTGAGTTTTCCATATAAATAAGTATTATGTTTATATAATATATAACTTTAAATATCAAATTTTTTTAATTAAGTTGTTCAAGTAATTTTAATATTTTATTACAATAATATTGTGTTAAATCTATCTCAAAATGTTCCATTTATATTATAATAATAGTTAATAAATTTATTTAAAGTTTTATAGATATATTATTGATATGAATTACTGGACATTAGGTTTTTTTTTTTCAGGACTTAGTATTGGAATATATTATAAAGATACTATATATAAATATTCTTTAAAGTTTTTAATGAAAATAATTGGCTATTATTTTGTCTTAAAAAAAAATTTAGCTGATAAATATCTTAAAAATGATACAATACAAATCAAAAATATAGTTATTACTGAACAAAATACTACATCTAAACAAAATAATACATTTAAAAAATATACCAAATTTTTAGATAATATAGTATATTGTGACAAAAATATATATCAAATAGATTACGATTATCAAGATAAAATGTATACTATGTTTTTTGATAAAATAAATAAATTAAATAAAAACTTATTCAAAAACAATATTTTAATAAAAAATATTAATAAATTTACCCAAGGAGCAGATGATATTATATTAATTGAATTAACAAGTAATGATTCTAATTTTACAATTAATTATAATAGTAATGATGAATCCCAATATAGACAATTGGAAATATTAATAAAAAAATTTTCAGGACCAAAGGGTAATTTTTATAGTGACATCTCTTTTTATGAATTTAATAGTAAATATTTAAATAATGCGGTATGTGAATTATTTTATCTAAAATCAGTAAATATATCTATTATGTATTCTACAGGAGATATAATTAATTATTAATGTATTTAAATGAAATTTGATATTAATAAATTATTTAAAGAATACAAACAATAAACATAAAATAGGGAATGAATTCTAATTGTGGAGACAAAATATCCTATAAAGAAGAAAAAACTACCAAACACCCAACAAATAATAAATGGATTGTTTGGTATCATAATCCATCGGATAAAAATTGGAGTATTTCATCCTATAAAGACGTATTGGAAATTTCTTCTATTGAAGACTTTTGGGTACTTAAAAATAGTTGGGAGAAATGTCTACCTAAAGTATCCGAGGGGATGTTTTTTCTGATGAGAAAAATAGGAGATATTTGTATTTATCCTCAATGGGAAGATCCTAATAATACAGATGGTGGATATTGGTCATTCAAAGTAAATAAGGATAGTGCTGATATGGTATGGTTTGAACTAATGATGTTTATGTTAGGAGAATGTATAACAGATAATAATATAGAATCATTAAATATAAATGGTATTTCCATAAGCCCTAAAAAAAACTTTTGTATTGTAAAAATATGGAACAAAGATTCCGAGAATAATAATAAAGAGTTATTATCAAAAAAATTAGAATTCCTTAATATGGATGAAGTTATATTCAGTAGTCATAAGAAAAATATTGAAAAAGATCAAATGAAAATTAAAAGACGAGAATATTACGCTAAACAAAATAATAGCAATGGGAGAAAAAGAAGTTATGGGAGAAAAAGGGGTTATGGTTCGAATGATAATAGTTATCAAAGAGGTTCAAATTATAATAAAAAAGCTTGGTAAATTTAATAATATTTATTTAAAAAAAAACAAATTATATTTTTTTTTAATTAAGATTAAGACCCGTTGCGTAAATATATGTCCAACTTTTAGCTGTCTCGACATATTTATCATAATTATCTTTATATTCGTTAGCTATAGTTGGTTCTAATGGATCATCTGGATTAGGATCATCCAATAAAGAACAAATAGATAATAGGACTTTACTAACAGTTAGTGCTGGGCTCCAATTATCTCTTAGAATATCAATACAAATTGATCCTGCTGCGTTAATATTAGGATGGTAAATTTTTGTTTCAAAGTTTATTTTAGGAGGTTTAAATGGATAATTGGATGGAAAATGAATTTTCATTTGGAAAGATCCGCCCTCGTATGGGGAATTTTCAGGACCAATAAGTGTTGATCTCCATTGAAAAATATCATCATCAATACATCCTGCTGAGCAATTAGTTGGGGGATTATTAATCATCTCTTTCAATTCTTTTGTAAGTCTAATAGTCGCCATGATACTGAATAATTAATAAATTAATTAATAATTTAAGATCACAAATCAAATTTTTTTTAAAAATTTTATATCTATTTAAAGTTTATTATAAAGAATTTATTAATGACTTTATTTTGCCAAGAGCCCTCGGAAGGTAATATAGAATATAAAAGGAATTTAGAAAAATTTACGAGGGTTAAATTTGAAAAATATTCAACTCAGTTAAAATATAGGATAATAGAAGGAAATGGGAAGGCTATATATATAATAGGGATAAATGACAATGGAAACGTATATGGTATTTCAAAAGAAACTATATCCTATACTATTAATTTAGTCAATTACATATCTTCTAATATAGATAGTTACATAAATTATATATTAAAATGTAAATATTTAAATAAACAATTTTTGATTTTTTCTATAGTTGCTAATTTCGATATAAGAACTCTACCTTTTATTTGTAATTAAAATAAGATATTTATATTAATTATAAATTATAAATTTGTAGCTTTTGGAGCTAAGCATAGTTTAACATTTCCAAGAGAAGCTACTTGGTATTTAATAATAAGAGGGTAATCATTTTTAAGATACAGTTCAATTTGTTGACATAAGTTAGTGCATTTTGTAAATAGAACCAGATGTTTAAGAGCAAATACCCCTTGAACAACTTCTTCGGGATTACTGTTTTGAATAAATGACATACCTGTGTGAGTTTCACCAATAATAGTATCTTGGGTAGCAAATTCTCCCTTACAACTAAATATAAGTTGATTTCCTACACTTTTAATTTCCATATTATCAGCTATCTGTGCCATATCTCTGCATGATTTTTGAAAATCATTGGATGGCATTGTTAAAACTGATTCAAAACTAGCTGGAGGAATATCTATTTTTTCTTCTGGTAAATCCATTAAATTTAATTTATACTTAGTTACGGAATTTTTTTCACCATTTTCAATTCTTATACCTAATCTATTAGTATCATCTTTTTCAATATATAAACTTAGGGTATCATTATTATTCATAGTTTTTATCAATTTAAACAAACATAACATAGAAACTCCTATAGTTAATTTATTAGCACAATAATATTTTTCAAATTTATTAGAATCTAATTTAAGATGCACAAGAACTGTATGTGTCGGATCCATAGCCATAACTTTTAGACCATTTTCATCTAATTCTATATTAGCATCTGTTAAAATTTCTTTTAAAGCTTCAACTAACACCCTAAAAGCTGATGATTGAACAGTTTTTAACTCAAATAAATATTCACTAGTTACTTGAGTAGTTTCTTCTTTGGATATATCTTGTTCAACACTTGTCATTTATAATCTATTTTTAAACGCATTTCTTTAAATAGTTAAAATAATTAATATAAGTTATATAAAATATTTAATTAATTATTTAATTATTTAATTTTTTTTATAAAAATTAGGAGGTGAATAAATATGTATAGAAACTGCTAAACTATCAGAATTGTTTAAGATAATATATTTTCCTATATCATTGTGTATATAAGATGTGTCATTTTTTCTATAAATTGTTTCAAAAATATCATTATTTTTAAATGCGGTTTCCTTTAATTTACCTTCTAATATTTTCATAAGACATCCATTTTTAGGATGATAATGAATAGGTGTTTTTTGTCCAGGAAGCCAAGTTATTATTAAAATTTCAAAATTTTCATTTCTAAAAACCGTATTTCTAAAATAATTTTCCTTATCTTTTGTCACATATTTATCCCAATTAAAAAATTTATAATTATTTATTAAAGACATATATTTAAATAAATTATCATTTATTGTATATGATTTTTTAAATATTTTAATAAAAGAATTAATTCCCATATTTTTATTATATTTTTTTTCTGAATATATAATATAAATGTTATGGGATAAAATTATCAATCCAGAAACAGGTAAAACTGTTACTATTAGAAGTAATAAAGGTATGGAAATATTAAGAAATTACGTTGATGTAATGAAAGGAGGTGCTGCTAAAACTCCTTCAAAAAACCAGGCTCCTCCTAAAAATAAGTTAACTCCTCCAGACAAAAAATTAAAACCTAAACCACCCTCAAAGGGTAAACCTAAACCACCCTCAAAAGGTAGACCTAAACCACCTTCAAAAGGTGGACCTAAACCACCCTCAAAAGGTAGACCTAAACCACCTTCAAAAGGTAAACCCGCTCCCCCAAAAAGTAAAAAAGCATCTGATATGGGTTCAACACCAACTTCCCCAGATATTGAAAAGGTCAAAGAGAGGGTTAAACAAAGAAATATTGATAAACAAATAAATACTGATAAACAAGATTGGGATGATTTTTTTACAACAAGTTGTCTTCCAAAAGGACAAAGTGTAACTGATCCAGCATGTCTAATGAAAATGAAAAAAGCATGCCAATCCCCTAATTATTGGTCAAACACTACAGGAGAAAATGTGCCCGGTGAATTTGAAAGATGCGTAGAAGCAGGAGCCCATTGTTCAAAGTGGAGAAACCCAAAAAAAGATCCAGAAAATTTTTCTAGTGCGTGTCAGTGTGTGAGATCATCTCCTGATAAATGTCCAAGTGGTGTAGTTAATAATACGAACAATCAACAATCAACTGAAATTATAGGTATTAAAGGTTTATGTGAATATCCAGAACCTATAGATGAAATGTTTGGTGATAAATCTCTTAAGAAAATACATGACAAATTACAAAGTATTCGCAATTCATTTGAAAATATGGGTAGACCAACTAAAAAAATTGGTGAAGTTACCCATGAAAGAATTTTATTTGGATATTATTCACTATATATGGGAATTATGACAAGAAGTTTTAATTTTTTGTGGGGAGGTAAGCAAATATCAAATAGTTTAGTTAGAACAGGTGCACCTAGATTATCAGAAGGAGATATAGTATGGGTAAATAGAAACTTAATATCTAACGTTAATTCAGGAGACGGATGTACTGATGACGAATTAGATGATGAAAGTGCTCAATTTGATTGCGAAAGTATGTATAATGGTAAAGTTCAGCGTTGGTGGAAAGGAAAGGTATGTTCCCCTGAAGGTAAACAAATTATTATGGATGATGATGGTAATGAAATTACGAATACAAGTATAGATACAGTTGTTTGGCAAGAAAATCCTGGCCTAAATAATTGGAGAGTAACTATTGAATTTGATAATAACCCTAAAATCAATGGAGAAAACATTAATATCTCTAAAAAAGTAACATATTCTATAAATGTGAATACTGGAGCTTTAATAAGAACTAAACCCATGGAAAATAAACTTAAAAACTTCTTTAGAAAATGTGATGAAACGTATAACGCATCTGGAAAAAAATATTTATCAAAACCGGATATTGAAGAGCAATATACACTTGCCATTACAAAAGAAGCATATCAAAAAAATAGTGAACAATTAGCTTTAGGAATATTTAATTTCGGTGGAAGAGTATTATCTAAAGGTGGTGAATTAGCTAAAAAAACTGCCGAAATAGTCATTAAACATAGTTACGAATTAATGAAAAAGGGTTTTACAGAAGGACTTCCAGCAGTTAAGAAATTTTTAGCCAATAGTATTCATTTGTGCACGATTATGGCTAGAAAAGGATTTTCTATGGGAAAAGAAGGTGTATTAAGAGCTTTAGATATGGCCCATCGAGCCAAAGTAGAAATAACTGAAAGAAAAAGATGGAATGAATTTTTACAAACATGGAATAAAATAGCAAGTAGTGATACTTCCCAGAGATGCAATAGTTTTTTGGAATGCTGTAAACCATTTGTAGGAATATTTATGTATGAATTAGGTGAAATGCAAAGAGGTGTACATAATTTGGCATATATTGACTGTAAAAAAAATCTAGGAAGGTGGCGTTCATTGACCCAAGAAGATAATGATTGCGCAATAGAATTGTCTGATTTCGATAAAAGACTAAGTGAAGGTTCGCAAAAATTACAAGACTGGTATTCAGGTTATCGCGAAACGGAAGAAGGTAAAATATTAGCCCCTTATTATAATGAGAGAAGTATTGGTATTATTTCCGGAGTCTGTTCAAGACAAAAACTCAAAGAATTTACCAGAGAACTTGTTAGAGTTAGATGCCCTAGTGTAACAATTCAAGGGGGACGAGTAACTAAAGTTGGTGAAAGTTTTAGAGCAAGAAGTTGTTCTAATTGGATAGAATACGCCAAAGATCCCAGTTATTCATTGATTTTATCAACATTATATAATTATGTTATATTCTTAAAAACATGTCTTAAGTGGTATGGTTCACAAGTTTCTGAATTATTCGATGATCCATATGTAGTCCATTTAAGGACCGCTCTTGGTTTTCCTAGAGGAATGCCTTATCATCAATGCGTAAGTGGTGATGTTAGAACCTTTTCTTCCTGTTTAGATTACTTTGAAAAACTTCTTACTGAAATATACATTAAAAGAAATCATGAAGATATGACTACCCTTATTGATAATTATAAAAATAGAACAAGTGGTGATAATAAATGGATAATGTCTGGAAATAATTGGAGTGAGTTGCTCGAAGAAGATAAACAACGAAGACATTCGAATGATAGTTATTTAGAATCAGTTAACGGAAGGATTGGAGATATTGTTAGACATTTAAGATCAAATAAAACAGATAATACTGGTGAAGATATACTTCTTGATCAACTTCTTAGATATATTCGTTGGAGTGAAGATGGTGATGAATGCCGATACGATGATGGAACTAATGGAGTAGAGGGCGGTTCGTGTCCGGACGAAGATGGTGATAGTGCTCAATTATCATTAGATATTCAAAGACAATTGATTAATATCCAAGAAGATGAAGATGAAGCGGTTAAAGTCGATACACAAGGAGGAGGATCAATTATAAGAAAAATTAAGGTAGGATTAAGTATCCGTAAAGTGGAAAATATGATTAAAAACGGAGTTTTAGTTGATAATATTTATTAATTTTACAATAAATATAAATTTACAATAAATATAAATATAAATTTACAATAAATATAAATAGTTTTTATTTATATATATTATATGTCTAATTGGAATAAAATAACTAATCCATTGACTGGTAGAAAAGTATCTATAAAAAGTATTTTGGGGAAAAATATCATCAACAATTTTATAAAACAATCAGGAGGTAGTGCTAAAATTGATATTTCCGAAGAATTTAATAATGTGGGTTTTACCAAATTAGCCAGTTCTATAGAATGTGAAGATTTCAAAACGTGTTGTTTACCTTACTTAAAACCATTTATAGAGGAATTGGGATCATCAGCTAGAGGAATTGAAAATTTAAAAATGATTATGAATATTGAGGATAATGATATTAGAATTAGGTCAAATAAAGCTTTTCAAATAAATGATTTACATCATCTCCGCGTACCTTCTTGGATTGAATTTGCTCAAAGTTTTGATAATTATCCTATTTTAAAAACTTATTATGGACAAATTAAAGTGATTCAGTTATGTGTCAAGCATTTTCCAGAAGAAAGTAATAATATTATAAATTCTAAAAATTTATTGAGTATACAAGGATATCCAAAAGGATTACCTTATAAATATACCGATTCGGAATCAAATAATTTAACAGATTTTTTAAATTATTATCAAGAATTATTAGATGAAATATTACAACATACGCCGCAACAAATTACAAATATGTTAAATAGTTATTCTGAATCAAGTTATAAAGAATTATTAGGCCAAAAAAACAATCTTGGGTGGAAGTATTTTATTAATCAATTAAGATTATATTATCTCTATCATAAAAGTGAAAAGATATACATATTCCGAGACAATAAAATTCTTGTATTAAACTAAAATATAATATTATATTAATAATGTCTATAATAGAATCATATATAACTGATGAACAGTTAATCGAAGGAGCATTTGGGTGTTTAAGTTGGGGTATTTTCTGGATTTACTTGAGAAATGCTATATCTTTGATAGATTATTTAGAAGCAGCTATTGCTTGGATACTTGTGTGGTTGGTTCGTAAATTTGGATTATCCTTTTATTTAACTTTTAAAAAGAAATACCATATTAGAGACACAAACTTCCGCATATTACCGTATCCATCTATCTCACAAATAAAAGGACTGAAATAAGGGTTTAAGTAAAGTTTAATTAAGGTTTTAAGTAAAGTTTTAAAATAAAAATTTTACATAAAGTTTAAAGTCTATATCATTAATATAATTTATAATGTTTTTATTGATGATTTTATATTATTCTTTAACTATATTAATTCCTATATATTTTATTAACTTAACGGTAAAATTTTGGAAGCAAAGACAACAAAATTTACTTTATCCAAGAGGTTATGATAAATCTAAAATAAACAATTGTCCACAAAAATCTGACCAAAACATCAGAGACGGTTATTCTAAAAAAAAAATACCTGACAAAATAGATGCTATTGTTATAGGTAGTGGTATAGGGGGACTAACCTGTGCGGGATTATTATCAAAAGCTGGTAAAAGAGTCATTGTATTAGAACAACATTATATAGCAGGTGGATGTACACATTCTTTTGAAGATAAGGGATTTGAATTTGATACGGGGATACATTATATAGGGAATATTGAAAAGCGTAAGAAAATTTTGGATTTAATAACGGAACCTAAAATTGAATGGGATCAAATGGGTAATAAAGAAAACGGATATTGCTATGATGAAATAGTAGTAGAAGATAAGCATTATTATCTCAGAGCAGGAGAAGAAGCCTTTTTAAGGGAAGCTTATAAATATTTTCCAGAAGAAATAGAAAATGTAAAAAAATATCTCCAATATGTAAAAGAAGTTTCAAAAAAAGATATTTTTTTTAACCTGAAAATTTTACAATGTCGTCCTTTAGCAAAATTATTAAGTTGGATATTAAGTAAATCTTTCTTTAAACATACACAAGAAACAGCTTTGGAAGTAGTAAAAAAATTCACCAATAACATTGATTTACAAGCATTTTTACTTGGACAATTTGGAGATTATGGAAAAACTCCTAGCCAAGAATCATTTTTTTTACATGCTTCTATTGTTAATCATTATTTGAATGGAGCATGGTTTCCTAGAGGAGGATCGTCTGTCATTGCTAAAAATATTTTACCAATTATTGAAAAAACAGGAGGAAGGGTTCTTGTTAGAAAAGGCGTCAAAGAAATATTAATTGCTAATAAAAAAGTTGTTGGTGTTGAAATGATTAACGGAGATCGTATTTATTCACCTATTGTAATTTCTGCGTGTGGTGTGTCTAATACCTGGAAAAAACTTGTTCCAAAAAATTTAGTTCCAGAAAAAATTATTTCTAATATTGATGAATTGGGACTATCTTGTTCATTTACATATGTATTTATTGGAATGGAAGGAACTCCTAACGATTTAGAACTAAGAAGTAGTAATATATGGCATTGGCCCAATAGGGATTATGATCAAATGATTGAGGAATTTCATAAAGACCCAAAGCGAGCTCCGATACCTATGTTTATTGGGTTTCCTTGTTCAAAAGATAGTACTTGGGAAAAAAGATTTCCAGGTAAATCAAATGCGGTGATTCTTACCATGGCTAAATTTGAAGAATTTGATTCATGGAAAGATGAAAGACCAGGTAAAAGATCACCTGAGTATCAAAAACTTAAAAAACAATATGCTGATAGAATATTAGAAGAAGGTTTGTATCATTACTATCCCAAAACAAGGGGTAAAGTAACTTATTGTGAGGTAGGTAGTCCATTAACATTCAACCATTATATAGGATCACAAAGAGGCGAATGTTATGGACTCAACAGTAAACCTATGCGATTTCAACATGACGATTGGTTAATACCGCAAACAGATATTAGTGGATTATATCTAACAGGACAGGATATTACTACTTTAGGAGTAACAGGAGCGATGATGGCAGGTGTATTAACTGCTCATTCAGTCCTTGGTTATGGAACAGTAGGTGACCTAATATCAGGTAGAAATCTTATTGAAGATATTATACATATGGAAAATAAATAATTTGATAATAATTTACTATTTACTATCATATTCTTCGTATCCAATCTACAATATCTTTCAATACTTTCACATCAATATAATTATATTCAATTATTTGCTGAAGTCTATTATTTTTGGTATTATTATCCTTAATGTCTTTCAACATATAATATTCTACCATAGCATCTAATCCATTTCCTATATCTTCTTCCCATTTAGTATGAATAAGTTGTTGATTAAAGAGAGCCTTTCCTATACTTTTTAAACTATAATTAAAAGCTCCTCGAATAAAAATATCTGATTTTTTAAATTGAATATTTAAATCTATAAAATTTAAACAATGATCGATATTATGTTTTATTTTTATTTTACTAAATGTTGATTGTTCTATATGGCCCCAATGAAATATTGGTATTTTACCATTTGATAATTTTGAATAAACATTAACATCCGTAATAAATTCATGAAATATTCTTTTTTCTTCCTTTTCACATATAGATTCAACTAAATAATATTTATATTTGGTTGTTTTTGTGTAATTATTTATAAATATTGCTCCAATCAAAAAGGTAAATTGATCTAAATTTTTCTTAAAAAATACATTTGATAAGGTTTCTAAATCAAGATATATTTCAAGGTAATTTTTATGAACAATATGAGAATCAATGTTTTTTTTGTTATTTATAATAAATTTAGAATTTATAGATCTATTTATATCAATAATATTATATATTTGATCTTGTTTATTTTTTTTAAATTCTAGCATATGTTTTTGGATATTTAACCAATTAGTTACTCCATATTTTTTAAGCAAAAATTTTTTATCATCTAAATTTAAATTCCAAATTTGTGTAATTTCATTGGTTTTTTCGGCAATTTTTCTTTTTGCGGTAGACCAAGGATAGTCATTTTTATTTTTCATATTTGGTAGTAATTGTTTATAAATATAGGGTGTTAGTTTATTTTTTTTTATAGCCTTTTGTAATTTTAATTTCCATAAAATTGATTTTTTTAATAAATGTTTTACTTCAGATTTTTTTAAATCATATAGTTTCCAATTACTATTACTATTTTTTAAGTTTCTAAAAATAATAATTGTTTTAGAAGATATATTAATTTTTAAATTCTTTAATATTTTATAATTATAGTATAATTTAGTTTTTAACAGTAAATGCTTTTGATCGTTTGCTAATAATTTATTTTTTTTTAATTTACCTGTTATATATGCAATATGAATTTGGAAATATTTTTTTTCGTCTACCTGTATATTAAATAATTTATTTACTAAAAAGCCCTTCAATAATATATGTATTTTACATGATAATTTATATTTACCTATGAAATTAGAATTAATGAATATATTTTTAAGCAAATGACTTTTACTATAATAATTTGTTGTATTTGGGAAACTTTCTACATTTTTTAATTGTTTTAAAATTTTATTAATTTGTATTTTTTTAAATTCTTGGCTTTTTTGTAAAATGTAATCAAAATACATTGATTTATCTTTTTTAAAATTTCGATCTTTACCATATACCTCTAACCAATCTAAAATTGGGTCTTTTTTAATAAAATTGATTAATTGATTAAAATGAATGATGGAAACTTGTTTTATCATTACTATTATTCAATATTTTAAATATAAATATAATTAAAAATATAATATATTTATTTTTTTTTTGTAAATTGAATATTAGAATTTGAACTATTAACTGTGCATTTATTTAAGATAGCATTTTCAAAATCTAAATACATTTTAATTTTTTGAAATTCACCATCATTTAGCCTAATATTATAACTATTACTTAATTTTGGATTATTTTTAAATTTTTTATCTTTATGAATTATGAATTTAATGTTTTTATTTAATGTTTTGGATATACAAGATTTTCTAGTAAACAAATTTTTAGTTTGTTGATCAAAAGATGAAACTTTTAATGCCTTATATTTATAATCGAAAATATCAATATTTTTATAAAAACTATTTTTAATATTTTGATATATACTATTAATTATATTGGCAATAATATCCTCATCTCTAATTAATATTTCATTTTTATTATCATAAGTATATTTTTCCTTCGAAAATTCTAATTGAATATTTTCAAAAATTTGAGTTCTTTTGAATTTATTACGAATGATTTCTTCTAAAAAATGATTCATAAGGTTTTTAATCAAACTTGTATTAATAACACTATCATAATTTAAAGAAAGTATTTTTAATTTACATACTTTTTCTTGTTTTCTAATATCATCAATAACATCTTTTATATTTTTCAATAAATCTATATTATATTGTTTTTCCTTAAATAATTTAATATTATGATTAATAAATTCTTTTTTTAAATTTTCTAAATTATCCTCTTCAGATTTTAGTTCTTTTTTTAATAAATCTATATCGTTCATTATATTTTTATTATTTATATTAAATGTTAATAATGATTTAAATATTTCTCTCTCATCAATTGGTTCTTGTTCATGTTCATCTAATATACAAAAAGTATCACATTTTTTCTCTTTATATTTTTTACAAATATGATTAATATGATTAATTTCTAATTTATTAAAGTCATTTTCACTTATATTTTCTCCAAAAAATAAAAATTTAAAAATTTCTTCAATAACTAAATATAATTCCTTTCTTTTTTGTGAAATAGTTTTCCCTTCATTTTCTAATTGATCAATAATAAAGCTTTTAATATTTTGAATATTCGAATTTTGAAAATATTGAGATAAAGTTTTTTTTATTAACATGTAAATGGTTTTTTTATATTTAATTTGTTTCATAAATTTTATTCGATTATCTACAAATTCTGAATGATAAATACTTGGTTTTAAATCACCTATTTCAATATTAAATTCTGATTCAGGTATGATGGATAGTCTAAATTCAGAAATACTATTTGTATCATGAATAATAAATTGATTTGTAGGATTTAAATTTAATATTTGCCCGTTTTGTAATATTATTTTTGTTACCATTTTTTGACTAGATACAACATTTCTAAAAGGTTTTATATTTAGTTCATAATTAGAAAATTTCCATAATTGGAAATACGATTTTATATTTTCTTCATAATTATTTATATTATATACATTAATAATTTCATATTGTTTGTCTAAAATATCTAAAGCTTCAGAATTTAATATTGATTTAATAGGTATCAAAATATCACAATTTAATAAAATGCCTATAGTATTGTCGTTATCAATAGATAGTATGTTTTTTATATCGTATTTGTCATCTAAATCTAAATAAGATTCCTTGATTTTAGATAAAATTTGTATAACTTCGTTTATAGTATTTTTTGTATAAAAAAGTTTATCACTATAAAAAGTTGAATAATTATAAAGTTCTTTGTCTATTTGGTCAATATTTTTAATATTTATTGAATTAATATCTATAGGTATTTCTTTTTGTTTAATATGTTTGATTGGAATAATATTTCCAGATTTAGTTTGAACACCAACTACAATAGATTTTTCATTGTTTATCATTCGAACTATACTAATATTTAAATTACTTTTATTATTTAATCTTTCACTAATAAGTCTTTCTATTAAATTTAAGTTTTTATTTAATGTAACTATATCTAGCAAAATATTGCCAGATTTAAAATTATCAAATTTATCATCATTAAAATAAATTATATTGTTTTGAATTGGATCTGTCAACCATTCCCATAAAGTATCATCGTATATTTCATTTGATTCAGTATTTAATTTAGATAATTCAGACTTAGTCCATGGATATTTTTCAACATCTGTTTTTTTATAACTTTTTCCAGAACTTTTTAAAAATTGTACTTGTTTGAAAAAAACTGTCCAATTAATTATAGTTACCTTATTAATATTAATGTCTTTTTTAGAAGGATAGCATGAAACATAAACATGGTTACGTAGTATTACACCTACTATTTTATTATAGTTATCAGATACAAGGTATTTAGGATAAAATTCTGTATTATTATTACATATAAATAGTATCAAGTATAGTAATACCCTATTTAATGTTTGTGATTTGTTTAAATACATGTTTTTAATTGAAATTTTGTTATTATCTTTTAAGTTTTGAACTAAAAATGGATCAGGTTTTTTATTATTCAAACAATTAGATAAATAAATATCATAAAAAATTTTATAAAATTTATATTTAAATAAATTGGGATTGGATAATATATTTTTAATAGTCACCGTTTTACTAAAATTAGAACTACTAAAAGGTGGTTCGAAAAAGTATATTGGTTCATAATAACGACCATGTTTAAGCACTAATACAATTTGAGCATTTGGGTTGTTATTAAAATTAGTGAAGTATGGGCATAATATTTGATATTTTTCTAAATCATCGTAAATATATTCAATAACAATAAGTACCAGACCATTTTTAAATAACCAATTATTAGGTCTTGTAAGATATTCAGCGAAATGAACCCAACTTTTATCTTCATCGGACATCGTATATTCTAAATAATTTTGAAATGAACTAAAAATTGTAGGTAAGTTATCCTTGAATTCTATTTCTAAATTACCATTATTTAATTTACGAAAATCTTCTAATGTAATTTTTTCTAATATTAAATTAATAATAGTTTTATCGGAATAATTATTACCATATATATCACTGATTAAAGAGAAAAAGGTGTTATGAGATTGTTTAATGCCTCTTCTTAAAAATATTCCATTACCTTTATTATCACAATTTTCAATGTGCCCAGTTTGAATATTTGCGTTATCCATTCCTAAATATTTGAATAAACTTTCTGGCAATAAACCAATTCTTACAGGTTTATAATCTAATTTTTTTGGCCATTTTTGTAAATAAGTATTATATGTTTCTTCTGGAGCAATAAAACCCTTTGCTTTGTATTCCTTTGCTGTTAATTTTGATGTTTGATTAGATTTAGGATCAGTTTTTATGTAGTAAATCTCGTTTGTATCTCTATTTTTTATTTTTTTCCAATACTGTGCTAATTCAGTTTCATCATTCATATCATTTAAAAAATGTTTTTCTACATTAAAACTTCTTGTCTCGTAACAGCAAGGAGTTGATAGACCTAAAGGATGAGTATCCTTTTTTAATAATCCAGGATATTGATATCTTTCACTTTCACCCGCAATCCATAAAGATTTAGTCATGGAAGGATTTAATTTTTTATTTACTATTAAACCTCTTCCATTAAATTTAGGTTGAAAAAAAGATATATCTTTACCATTATTTTCATCACCATCATCACCTTTATGAATTCTAAAATCTGTTTTACTAGGTGTAAATGGAGTTTCAAAAGTTAAATCTGATATATTGAGAGAAACATTATCAATTAAATCCCAGATTCTGGGACAAATATACCAATGTTGGTTATCTCTTGAGGAACCATGTTTTAGAGATTTACATTTTAATTTACCTTTCCCGTTTGGTGGATTTCTATAAATATCTTGTGATAATTCTGTATCACAATCATATGTCTTATTATTGGATAAAGTTGATGGATCAAACTTTTCATCTAGAGTTTCATTTGAAGGATCATACGAATTAGGGTATTTTTGGTCTATTTCTATTTTTTTTTGATTAGTAATAACTTTAGGATGTTTTTGAGATTGACAAGCTCTGGCATACATTTGGCGAGTTTTTTTTTCACCAATTCCCCATGAAAATAATTTACTATCGGAATCGTAAAGTTTCTGTAATATACCTGATAATTTAGTTTTTTTAGCTATAACTAATTTACTAGTATCTTTTTTAATATTAAGCACTCTCATATCATCTTCGGTATTTTCATTATTTAAAAATTGTTCCATATCTTCATCACCACTACCTTCATCGTATTCCTCTAAAATATCTCCAAAAAAATCATCATCAACTTCATCATCAACTTCATCATCGCCCGCTAAAAAATCTCCAAAAAAATTATCATCAACTTCCTCTTTGGTATTTTCAATTTCATTGATAACTTCTTTTTCATCTATATACGATTTAAAGCATTCAAAAATTTCACTTGTTTTGTCAGTATCTATATAATATATTGTTACGTATGTATTTAAAAATAATTTGATAATTTCCATAATTTGATTTAATTGATATATATTTTGATACCCTTCCACTAAAATTTTATATACACTATCTCCATTTATAATTGTTTTATCTAAATTAAATATTTTAATATCAATACCATAATTATCATTTATTGAATTATTTTTATTTTCTTCTATTACTTGTTTTATTATTTTTTCAGCTTCGTGTGCTTCTATTTCAAACTTATCTAATATTTTTTGAGTTATCATACCATGATTGTCCTTTGTATCTTTGGATAATAATTTTCTAATTAAAATTTTAATAAGTGGTAAATTGTTAAAATAAGAAGTTCTATTATAAGTAAAATGTAGAAATCTCCTATACTCAGTATTACCTACAGATTTAATATATCTATAATCTACATCATCTTTAGAAATATTCCCTTCTGTTAAATTTATATTGTAATTACCATTTTCTCTTAGTTCTAATATTATAGCGTCTTCCCAAGATTCATTATTAAAAAATTTAACTGGTTGATTTTTAACGAATATTTCCTCTTTTACATTAAAATATGAATAAAATCCCCTTGCTAATTTAATAGCGCTATCAAAATCTAAATTATACTCACTATTCAATTTAATATCGAATTGGTGAGATGAACTAACTATATTAGTATTATAAAATTCTGTATTAAAATTTAAAATATTTTTGGGTATACTAAATATTCCTATATTTGGTTTATAGATAGGTAAATTTTTTAATTTATCAATGAAGGTATTAAATTTATTTATAATTTTTGTATGATATTCTTCCACATTTATAATAAATATATTCCTCAAAAATGTCTTAAATTCTATTACTCCATTTTTAAAAATATTTATTTGTGCATAAATTGTTTCAAAATTATAAAATGATATATTATCTCCTATAACTAATTGATCAATATTAGAGCCATGAATAAAAGATTCTTCAATATTTGATATTATAGAGTTATTTTCCAATTGTATATCTAATGTATCATCATTATTAATTTTAAATAATTTACCATTTATAATACCACCACTTTTTACATTAAATAACTTCAATTTATATACTAAATATTTATGATTAGATTTTAAATCTATTAATGTATGATTGTAAAATTCAATATCCGTATATTTTATCCATTTTTTTAAAATATCTTTAGAGACTAATGGAAAATAGTTAGTATTTTTGACCTGGGTTATCATTTTAAAAATTTTATAAATATAAGTATTACCAAAATCTCTTATTTTAGTAAAAGGTACTTCTTGGGATAATTTTAAGTTATTAAATACATATATTAGGTCTAAAGTATTAATATTTAATTGGTGTTGTAAATTTATATATTTTATAGAGGAATTAATAACTTCGATATATGTGTCATCATTTAATTTAATTTTTTCCAAATTGTAATGTATTTTATTAGATAGTAAAAATTTTTCATTAAATTTTTCCAAATTTTCGGAACAATCCATAGAAATATAATCGCTATATTTATCTTTGTTAATATTTGGAAAATAAAAGGATAATATTTCATTAACACTTTCAAGTGAGTTGTCACCAAGAGATGCTCTTATAATAGATTTATATATATTGTTAAAATTGTACAAATATATTGTATTATTATTTATGTTTCCAAAAGATTGTAATATTTTTTTTTTAAGATTATTGTTTATAGTAATATATTTTCCTAAATGTTTAATATATTTTATGTAACAACTTTCACTAAATTTATCATTAATATTACTTAATAATATTGGGTTTAGATATACATTTATCTGTTTAGTGGTGTAAAATTTATGGGATAATATTTTTTTTTTTAATAAATCTTTAACATAGAATCTTATAGTTTTATTTTCCAAAAAATCATTTAATGATAATAAATTTAAATTAAAATCAGACTCCTTATCAAATAATTCCCTAATATCTATGTTATCTACAATTAAACCAATAGATTCTAATATTTTTAATATATTTGAATTGGATAATCGATGTTTTTGATTAATAATTTTACTATATAGTTTCGAAATATGGATATTAATAGGTTCATTTTCATCCAATTCATCATCTTCGTCATCTTCAGAGCTATTATTAAAATATTTGTAGTATGACGAATCATCTTCCTCTAAATTAACCATTAACAATTGCTGTTCTGGTAAAAAACACTCCTTATTCGAAGAATTTTTATTAAGATATGTGTGAATATTATTTTTAATAGAAAAAATACTATCATTTTGTAATATATATGATGGGATAAATATTATTTCTTTAAATTTATCAACACTAATATCTCCTATTTCTGTGATAAATGATTCTCCAAAATAAGATTTTAAATTTGGTATAGAAGCCTCCTCAATCCGTCTTGATTCTGATATTTTTTTTAAAATTGAATTAATACCACTTGAAGCAGAATTATCATTATCCAAAGGATATGGTCCTACAAAAATATATTTAATTTTGTCAATACCTGAATAATTAAATTGTAAATTATTATACATTTGTTTTATCTTTTCTAATTCTTGTTCATAATTTTCAGAATTTCTTAAATTATGTATAGTATCTTTATACTGATTGTATAAAGTATTATATTCTACAAAATTAAATGTATCATTTACTGCTAAATAAACTACTTTATATATTTTTTTGTTTATGTTGCAATTTAAATTATAACAGTTAGTCATCATTATTATTATTATATAAATATAAAATTATTCAAAAATTTATCCATTATTCTATTAATTTCAATAATTTCAATAATTTAATCTATATAAATCAGCATATTATATAGATAACTGATTTAGAGTATAAATATCTTTAGATCATATTCAAAATAATTTATTATAGTATTTAATTTAAAAATATATAGAGATTTTATAAAAAAATAGAGATTTTATAAAAAAATAGAGATTTTATAAAAAAATAGAGATTTTATAAAAAAATATATAGAGATTTTATAAAAAAATATTATCTTATATATATTATATAATGAGTGCAAGTAACGTAGTAAACGCAACAGGCGAAGCCGCAGTAGAAGGCGTCAATCAATTTGTTAAATTATTAAAAGATTTTAATGTAATTGGATTTGCTTTAGGTGTTATGATTGGAAATAATGCCGCCGAATTAGCTAATTCTTTTATAGATGGTATTATTATGCCTACTTTGGGTCCTGCCTTAAAAAGAGTTTCAGGTAAAAATATGACAGTAAATGTAGGTGGATTAACTTTTCATCTTGAAAAATTTTTCGAGGCATTGATGAAATTTTTTGCCATGGCTCTTGTAATCTTTGTTTTATTACAAGTTGGTGTCCAAATGACTAAACCAGTAACTTGGGTATCTGTTAGAAGTGTAGCCGATGGTGTAAGTTTATAAATAATTTAATTAAAATATTTTATTAAGTTATTTATGTAATTGTTTCAATTTAAATTAGGTTTTCAATAGCATTTTCAGTTTTATCTAAATAAATTAAGACTTCCGTTCCATGATTTTCTATTGGATTAATAAATATGTTTCCACCTAGGTATTGGCTGTATACTTTAGCTAATGGTAGTCCAACACCAAGTCCACCTAATATAGGAGTATTTGTTAATTCAAGTTCTGGTGTAATTTCTATAGGATTACTAGAATAATAATAAGACATGATCTTATTAATTTTTTTTCTAGGGAAACCTAAACCAGAATCTGATATTTTTATAATAATATCATCTTGTCCTTCGGATACATCAATATTTATAGGTTTTTCTTCCATATTATTTGAAAAATGCGAAATAACTGAATTTTTAGTAATCTCATTAACTATATAATAAATATGTGAAGGTATATATAATATATGTATTTTTGGGTCAATATTTACATTAATATTAGGAGTATCGTGATATATTCTATCACTTGAAATATTTATATCAGCTACTGAATCAAGTATAATATTTTTAATATAACACTTCTGAACTATATTTTTATTCTCTTTTACTGAAGAAATCTGCTGCCCAATTAATGTTCTTACTCCTATTCTTTCTAAAAAATATTTATCTAAATGTTTATTAAGAGTTTTATTATTAATTAGATCAAAATATTTTATTTTTTGAATAGAATTTGATACTTGAAATTCGGCGTTAGTATGTCTGTTTCTTATAGATAAAAGAACATCTGTAAAATTGTTAACATCTATTGAATTATTTATTATTTTGTTTTTATTTACTTTTTCAAGAGAAACTATATATGACTCTGTTAAAGTTGAAATTTCATCTGTTAAGGGTAATCCATATGGTAAATTAATTAAATCTCGAATACGATGTGATAAACGGATTTCTAATTCTTTTTTAAGAAAATTACTTTGGTTTATTAAATATTGATTATTAATAGGTTGGTGATAACTCTTAATAATTTTTAAAGGCGTGGAAGGTTTAATAATATTTTTTTTAATAATATTTATAATATTTTTCATCAATATTAAATTAAACATACATAATTATATAAATAAGTAATTTTAAAAATAACACTATTCTCTTAGAGGAGTATCAGTGATAGTTGTTCCGCAATATGGCTCTGGTTTTTTTTGGAAATTTTGTTTTTTATATATACCATTTTTTATAGCAACTTTTAATAAAAATCTCATATTTTCCCAAAATTCGTCAGTATGTCCTATAGATAATGTCATAACATGGGCTAATTCATGTATAGCAACAAACATCATGGTATTAATTTTTATTAATTTTTGTCTTTCATCTTTTGTTCTTATACAAAAAACTATTTTTTCACCTTTGTTAACTGAATATGAAGTATGTTTAGAACTTGATAATGATTCACTTATTTTTTCAGGTTTAAATTTATCTACTAGTCTATGAACTCTTTTATCATCAGAATGATTTTTTTCACATAATTCAACTAATTTAAGTAATTTTTTCTTAATACTTGCTAATAAATCAGCAGCTTTATTTTTATCTTTTCTATTTCTCACTAAGTATTCCTCTTTATCTACTGTTGATATTACATAAGTCAATTCGGAATATTTTGATTCATAATGCATAAACAAAGCAATTATAATTATAGTTGCAACTATTATAGTTATAAATTCACTCATACTTAATATTTTTATGAGAAAAAAATTTTGATTTATTAATATAAAGATAATTTATAAAATAAATAATATCTATGTCTCAATTTGATATCAAAAAAGATGATCTTAAATTTCAAATAATAGAGTGGTATGCATCAGATGTCACTCCAGAAACAGGGTCTGAATCGGATAATTCGGAAGAATTAGAGGAAAAAAAATATAAAGAAGATACTTCCGAATATAAGATTGTTATTTTTGGCAAAGATGAAAATGATAATACTTATTCTCTTATGGTAAATGAATTTACACCATATTTCTATATAAAAGTTCCAAGTTATTTTAAAAAAAATGATCTTAATCGTTTCGAAAGATGGGTTAGAGGATCAATGTGGTCTAAATATAGGGGATCTTTTCTTAGAACTAATTTATTGAAAAAAAAGGTTTTCAGGAATTTTAATAATTTCAAAAAATTCTATTTCGTCAGATTAGTTTTTAGAAGTAAAGCTGCAATGAATAATGCTATACGACTATTTCAAAACAAAATTTGGAATTCGACAACGCGTAAAATTGATAAAATTTTACCAAAAAAAATAAAAATAGCAGGAATTGATAAGAGAGAGGCTAATTATGAACTTTTTGAAAATACTATAGATCCATTGCTCAGATTTATTCATCATAGGAGTTTAAAACCAGTTGGTTGGACACAAGTTAAATTTGGAAAATACAATAAAAGAGATGAAATGGCAACACATTGTCATTATGATTTAGAGACTCGTTGGTCAAATGTTAAATCAATTGACTCTGATAAAAATGCTAAAATAAAAGTTATGGCATATGATATAGAATGTGATTCTGCCCACGGTGATTTTCCTTTACCTACTAAAGATTATTTAAAATTGGCCAGAGAAATTGTATCTGAATATGAAAGAATTCAAAAATATATTATAGTAAATGATGATGAAAATAATTCCAAAAAGAATTTATATAATAGTTACATTAACAATAAACAAGATATGTTGGAAAAAATGATAAAACAAGCTTTAAAAAATGATGACGAATATGTAAATAATATAGATATCAGCCAAGTATATACAAAGAATAAATCTAAACCAAGTGATAAAACTATTAATTTAATATCTCATAAATTAGTTTCGTATTTAACTATTTATGATCCTAAAATGAAAACCACTGACCGTAATAAACTTAAAAATAAAAGTATCGAAGATGTTAACAAATTAATAACTGAGTATTTTCCGGAAGTAGAAGGTGATAAAACTATTCAAATAGGATGTAGTTTTTTCAAGTATGGTGAAACAGTATCATATCGTAATGTTATGTATACATTGGGGACGTGTGATCCAATTAAAAACACGGAAGTTAAAGTATTTAAATCTGAAAAAAACTTGTTATTAGCTTTTACTAAATTAATAAATTCTGAAGATCCTGAAATTATTACAGGATATAATATTTTAGGTTTTGATAGTCCTTGGATTTTCAAAAGAGCTATTGAATTAGGAATAGAAGAAAGATTTAGTAAAATGAGTAGAATAAAGGAGCATCAATGTAAAATAAAAGTAAGACAGCAAAAATCTTCTATTGGTCAATTAATTAAAATAGAATACGTTGATATCCCCGGCAGAACTCAATTAGATATTTTTAAATTAGTGCAGAGCAGTTATAATTTAAATTCTTATAAATTAGACAATGTATCTTCTGGATTTATTCAAGGATCTGTAAAAAAATTAGAATATATGGATGAAAAAGATCAAACAGTGATTATAACCGATAATGTTAGAGGTCTTAATTCAGGTAATTTTATAATATTTATTGAAAAAAATGGATATTTAGAAGATAAATATCTTGATGGTAAAAAATATGAAATACAAAATATTCAAAAAGGTAAAATAACTGTTAATGGTAAAATAGAATTAAAATTAGATAGTTGTAAATGCACTTGGAATCTTGGTAAAGATGATGTATCCCCCAAAGATATTTTTAGATTACAAAAGGGCAATAGTCATGATAGATACATTATTGCTAAATATTGTATGATGGATGTTATTTTGTGTGTAGAACTTCTTCTTAAATTAGAATTTATAACTAAAAATATAGGTATGGCTAATGTATGTTTAATTCCTTTTGATTGGGCAATACATCGAGGACAAGGTGTTAAAATTCTTAGTTTAGTTTCCGACGTTCTCAGGAAAGAAGATTATCTCCTACCTTATCTATATAAAAGTATGTTTTCAAATGAAAGTTATGAAGGAGCTATTGTATTACCCCCACATCCTGGAATATATTTAGACGAACCTGTTGCTGTGTTGGATTATGCTTCTTTATATCCATCATCGATGATTATGGCTAATTTATCTCATGAAACTATATGCACTGATGACCAATGGTTGGGAGAAGATGGGGCTACACTTTTGAAATCATTAGGATTATCACATTACGATGTAACATATGATACATTTGAAACAATTAGAACACCTGCTGGCTCGGTAAAGGAAAAAAGAAAAATAGGTGAAAAAACTGTTAGATATGTTCAATATCCTAATGATAAAAAAGGTATTATGCCAACTACTTTACAAAAACTTTTAACTGCTAGAAAAAATACCAGAAAAAGAATTAAATATAAAAAAATTACTTTAAATTCTGGAATAGAACATGTTGGTTTATTATCCGAAAAAGATGAAAAATATTTTGTAAAAACTGAAAAAGATGGAGAAATATCTTTTAATAAAAATTTAGTAATATCAATAGTAGATCGATATTCTGATTTTGAAAAAAGTGTTTTGGATGGTCAACAACAAGGTTTTAAAATCACAGCGAATTCTTTATATGGTCAAATTGGTGCCAAAACCAGTGATTTATATTATCGAGAAATAGCAGCATCAACCACCGCTGTAGGAAGAGATCAATTAGGAATTGCTCAAAAATTTTGTGAAGATTCAAAAAATTTTCCAAAAACTTTAAAGAATGGTAAAACTATTCAATTGAAAAATAAGATAGTATACGGTGATACTGATTCAGTATTTGTAAAGTTTGATTGTGTAAATTTAGATGGTAGTAAAATGTCTGGTAAAGATGCTCTTAAAGAAACAATACGATTAGCTCAAATTGCGGAAAAGGGAATTAATAAACATTTAATGAAACCACAGGATATAGAATATGAAAAAACTTTTTGGCCTTTCATACTCTTTACTAAAAAAAAATATGTGGGTAATAAATATGAATTTGATGTAAATAAATATAAACAAACTGCTATGGGAATAGTATTAAAAAGAAGAGATAATGCCCCTATTGTTAAAGTAGTATTTGGGGGAATTATAGATTCAATTATGAAAGAAAAACGTATTGAGCCCTCTATACATTTCTTACAAAAAAATTTACAATATTTAGTTAAGGGTAAATTTGGATTAGATGCCTTAATTATTAGTAAAACACTATCATCCTTTTACAAAGATCCAGATAGAATTGCTCATAAAGTTTTAGCTGATAGAATAGGTGAAAGAGAACCAGGTAACAAACCTCAAATTAATGACAGAATTCCTTTTGTATATATTGAAACTAAATCAAATGGTAGGGAAAAAATTCTTCAGGGAGATAAAATAGAACATCCTGATTTTATTAAACAGCAGAAATTAAACCCTGACTATGAATTTTATATAACTAATCAAATTATGAGACCAGTTTGTCAAATATATGCCTTAGTTGTTGAAAAAATACCAGGATATAATGGTAGAGCAGGAGAATTCGAACAAATGATAGAAAAATATAAAAGAGATGGTAAAACTCATTTAGATGCCCTTAAAACAGTTTTAGGTAAGAAACATAAAATTGCTGAAAATATATTATTTGGAGATACTTTGCGAACCTTATCTAATAGTAGAAAAGGCAATAGTGAAATAACAAATTGGTTTACAAAAAAAGTTATTGAGAACGGGAGTGTTGCTAAAAGTTATGGTGGAAGAAAACTAAATCTAGATGATAGTTGGTCAGAGGGATATGATAGCGAAGATGATGAATAAATTACTTTATTCTAATTTTATGTTTAATAAATTTAATTCTTAAATTACGATTTTTAAGTTTAAGAAAATTTATTTTATCCCGAAGATATTTATTTTTATCTTTTAATTTTTGGTTATCATTTTCAATGCTTTCATTTTCATTTTCTCTATTTAATAATTTTTGATAATAAATTTTCAATAGTTTTTCTTTTTTTTTTAATAATATAATTTTATTATTGGCTTCTTTTAGTTTAGAAATTCCTTCAAAATATTTATCCTTTGACCAAATACTTATTAATTTATTAAAATAAATATTGTATCCCGAATTTGACTCTAAAGATGATAAATAAGATTGTAATTTTACATAATTTTTATTTAATGTTATTAAATTTTTCTCCATTTCTTTATATTTAAACATTAAATTGTCACATAAATCGATGTAATCTTGATCACCTTTAATCACAAAATCTCGATGAAATAGTCCTTTTTCTACATGAAGATCTTTAAACTCAGGCATTTTTTTAAATATATATTATTTTCTTTAAGTAATAAAAAAAAATATATATATTATAATATATAGAATGGTAAGAAATCAAAAAAATAAGTCAGATGATGTTGTCGATGACAATATTTTTGCGGAATTAGGTTTGGGACCAGATGGTGATGAAAATGCGGATGATATATACTTAGGTCAACATGGTGGGAAATTATTTGAAGTAATTAGAAACCCTGAAACTGGTAGAAATGTTTCTATATATGGTAAAATAGGTCAAGGAATATTAAGAAACTATGTTGTCCAATTAGGAGGACATATTCGATCAGGATCTATAATTCCTTCACCTGAACCTTATGATATGAAAGGTGGTGTAAGTGTTAGAAAAACTGGACCTAAATCATTTAAAAGTAGTCAAAAAAAAGTTATTAAAATGGTAAAAAAAGGTAAAACTGTGCATCCAAGTAAACTAAAAAAATCTGGTGTAAAAGTTGCAACAAAAGGAGGAGCAATTCGTTCAGGATCTATATTACCATCACCTGAACCATTTAATATGTCCTCTCAAACAGGTGGACATAAAGGTCCTTGTGGCGTAAATCCTAAATCAGGTAGATGTCATAAGAGTAGTAAATGGGATAAACAAAATTGTGTTCTAAAAAATGGTAGATGCTCACCAACCGATGCTAAAAAATCCGGTTCCAAAAAAGTTTCAGCTAAAAAAAAAGCATCACCTAAAAAATCTAGTTCTAAAAAAGCATCACCTAAAAAATCTAGTTCTAAAAAAGCATCACCTAAAAAATCTAGTTCTAAAAAAGCATCACCTAAAAAATCTAGTTCTGAAAATAAACAACAGAGTGTTGTAAAACCAAAAATATATGGTAATGAATGGGGAGCACTTCCTACTGATGAAGAATTGGGATTTTACGACGATGATGAAAGAGATATGGGATATGATGAAAGAGATTATGCTGAAATGGCAAGAATAGATCAGGAATTTCGCGAACAAGAATTAATCGAAGAATATGGAAGTTTAGAAGCTGCGCAAGAAGCGTATGAAGCCCATGAAGAAAATAGAATTGATCAAGCAAATTACCCTTACACTACTCCTGACATTCCTCTTCCTTCTTTCTCACCTAAACCCGAAAAGGTTTCCAAAAAAGTTTCCACAAAGTCTGCTAAAAAATCTGCTAAAAAATCTACAAAAACAACAAAATCCTCAAAAGCTTGTAAAATGTACAAGACTAAAAAAGATGGTTCAAGAAGACTATCTGCCAGATGTTATTATGATACCCATGGATCTTCATCTGTTGGTGATAAATGTGATGGTGCGTGGGGAGGAAAACCAGGATGCTTACGATTAAGTGGTAAAAAGGGAAGTCCAAAATTTCTCAAATGTAATGATAGTGATTCTCAATCACCTTGTAAAGAATAAAGAAATATTAATTTTATCTAATAAATATAATAATGAAACATAAATTGTTATATTCATTAATTGAAGGTATTTATATAATTTATATGTTTAATTTTTTTAAAACTAAATGGTCAATACATCATCCTCTGGAATTACTATTAGAAGGAAATACTTATTTACAACATCCTATAAATACAGGCGACTATGAAAATAAAATATGCGGACTGGGTAATTTAGTGGGATTTTTATTATTAATATGGTTTTTATTCAGGTGGAAATTATCAGATAATGTTAGACTTATTTGGAATAAAAGAATCATTTATTTGGTAGCAATATGTTCATTATTAATGAATTTAAACGCAATTATATATTTTATTCCTATATTAGTTTTCGAGTATTATAATTAGTTTAAAGATAAAAATAAATTAATTATTATATAATATAAATGAGTAACATATCACATGTTTTTTATAGTACATCTAATACACCTTATCAACATTGGCAATGTGATCTACTAGAATATTCTTTCAACAAGGTTCAACAAGATGGTAAATTATGGTGTTTATGTTCAGAAAATGAACATGATAAAAATTTTACCAAAAAAAGAACTTCCAAATATTCAGAGATAGTAAAATGCCCTGATTGGATGAAAGTAGATGGTAAGTTATGGGGTATCGCAAATAAATTAGAGTCCATGAAATATTGGCTTGATAATAATCCATCCTTATCAGGAACTATTTTGTTCCTAGATCCAGATATGTGTTTTGTTAAACCTATTAATGAAAAGGTTCCTAAAGGAAAAATTATAGGTCAACGATGGAATGACGCAGACATGGCAAATCACCCAATGTTCAAAAAATATTGTCCAGAAAATCTTAAAAATAAATTAAATAATGAGGTAGTTTTTATGTATCCTTTTTTAATTAATGTTGTCGATTTAAAAAAAATAGTAAATAGATTTGTTGAAATTTCATATGAAATACATAGAAATGAAGGAAAATGGGAGGCAGATATGTATGGTATTGTAATAGCTGCTTTAGAAATGGGTTTAGAAATTGAAACTAAAGAAATTGGTTGTTGTAATAATTGGAAAAATCAAAGAAATAATGATTATGCTGTTGTTCATTATCCAGGAAGAATGTTAAATTGTAAAAATGAAAATATATGGTTTAAACAAGATTTTACCAAAGATACTCTAACAAAACCTTGGAAACTAAAGGTTCATCCCAATGAAACTACTAATAAAATTGAATACCAACTCATTCAAACTATTACAGAATTAGTAAGAATTCAGATTTTAGAAAGAAATACCCAAATGCTATATTGGAACAACGTAGATTTACGAGATAGTCTACAAAATTATCATGCTCAAGATAAATATATATCTTTTCAACCTTGGCCTGGTGGATTCAATAATATAAGAATGTCTCTTGAAATTGCTGCTGTATTTGCTTTTTTATTTAATAGAAAATTAGTGTTACCTGATAAATACCATATGTATTTGCTTAAAAATAAATCAAATATGGGAGATTTCTTTGATAAAAATTCCTTTGGATTACATTGTATAAGTCTTACTGATTTTTGTAAACTTAAAAATATACCCAATAATTGGAAGGAAGTTGAAAAAATATCACATGTATACGATAAGGTATTTGATAATGGATATATTTGTGTTCCTGAAATACCTAAAGAAGATCCAATATTTTCACAATTAATTAAAAATAGAATAGTTAATGAACTATGTGATAATGATCATGAAATAATACATTTCCCTAAAAATCTATTAGGTTCTTTCTATCTTAATATTTATTCTAAAAGAATGAAAGAAGCTTCTAAATATGTTGCCAAACATATTCATTATAAGGAACATATGTTTGCCGAAGCATATGGTATTATAGATGAATTAGGAGATAGGGAATATTATGCGATTCATATTAGAAGAAATGATCATCAATATAAAAATTTATTCATCTCAGCAGAAAAGATCTATCAACATATACGAGATATAGTACCAGAAAAATCTAAATTATACATAGCTACTGATTGTAAAGATAAATCATTTTTTAATGTATTAAATGAAAAATATCAAACCAGTTTTTACTCAGATTATAAAGGTTCCAGTAATAAATATTTAGATTATAATTTAATAGGTATGATAGAACAGTTAATATGCACAAGAGCGAAAATATTTATTGGTAATGATTTATCTACATTTTCCAGTTATATATATAGGTTGCGTGGATATATGCGAGATATTGAAAATAAAGAATATTATTTAAATACTAAAAAATGTTTAAAAAATATAAAAAAGATTTCTATTAAACCTACTTGGATACAGACGTGGATGAGTACTTGGGGAAGAGAACATCCCGAAGTATGGGATTTTTCAAATTTTAATAATGAAACAATATTTATATCTATAGCAGCATACCGTGATCCTGAATTAGAAAAAACCATAGCGGATTGCTTTGAAATGGCAGAATATCCTGAAAGACTTGTTATAGGAGTATGTCTACAAGATACTTTAGAAAAAATAGAAAATTTCAAATATAAGGATCACCCACAAATAAGATTAAATACTATGGAATATACTAAGGCGAAGGGAGTATGCTATGCAAGATGGATTATTCAAACTCAACTTACAGGTAATGAAAAATATTATTTACAAATTGATTCACATTCTAGATTTTCAAAACACTGGGATTCAACGCTTATTGAACAAATTCACCAATGTCCAACAAATAAACCTATATTATCAACTTATCCAAATGGTTATAATATAAATGATGATAGTAAAGGTTATCTTAATACAAAAACTATAGCAAATATAGGATATGATAAGTGGTTGGGAAGACATTTAAGAACCAGTGGAAAAGGAGTAGTAAAATCAGATAAACCAATTCCCGCAAGTTGGACTGCTGCTGGGTTTTTATTTACTTACATGGAATGGAAGAATGAAGTAGAATTTCCTAAAAGAATATTATTTAATGGTGAAGAAGATGTTTTATTTATAAAATCTTTCACAAATGGATGGGATATATATTGTCCACCTACCAGCACTATATATCATTGCTATAATGATTGTAGGAAACAATCTAAAGTAAAATATCGCCCTCTTGTTTGGGAAGACGTTCAAATTAAAAATAATATGGATGATTTATTAGAAATTATTGATGGAAAGGGCGACATAGGAACATTTAGGAATTTAGAAGATCTTAGAGTAAAATATGGAGTATGTTATAAAAAAAGATTAATAGAGGATTGGGCGAAAAAAGGTATAGTTAATGACGGAAGCGGTAATTATTCTTTAAAAAAGTTTGTAAAAGACAAATTCTTAGATTCAGAATTAGAACCTAAAACTTTTAAAATAAATACATCGGGTTTAGATATAACGGCTAAATATAAAGTATGGATTTTTGCAATTGAAAACGAATACGGTGATGAAATTTTAAGAGATGATATTTATGGTAAAGATTATTTTACAGGAAAAAAAAATACATATACAATATCTAGTTCATCTATTCTTAAAAAATTACCATATAATTATATTTTAATGCCTCGATTAGAAGATGGAACTGAGTTACCAAGAAGATGTTTGAAAATTAATTGGATAAAAGAAGAAATTAAATGCCCTAGATCTTTTAAATTAGATACGAGTGAAATAGATTTTAATTTAAAGTATGAATTTTGGATTTTTGCCCTTGAAGATGAAAACAACAAAGAGATATTGAGGGCAGATATTTATGATCAGCAATTTCTTACTGGTAAAACTAATTTATACACAATTACTGATAAGAATGTGCTTAAAAAAAAACCATATAAATATATTTTATGTCCAAAATTATCAAATAGTAGTGAAACCACAAGATATGAAAAATATATTGAATGGGGTGATCAACCACCAATAAAAAAATTAACTTTTGAACTTAATACCTCTAATATTGATTTTGAAGAAGAATATAAATCATGGATTTTCGCAATTGAAAACGAACATAATGAGGAAATTTTAAGACATGATTTGGTCAATAACAAATATTTTACTCGTGAAAAAAAACATTTTACTATAGATGATCCTAAAGTATTGAGAAAAAATCCATATCAATATGTATTATGGCCATTAAAGAAAAATGGACAATTTGGTGATAAAAAGATTTACAGAATAAAATAAATAATTTAAAAATAAGAAATAATTAATAATATTACTTATTTTTATATGAATATAGTGTTGTCAAGTAATAATTGGTGTAATGGTAATTATAATTCATTACATTCAGTAAAAAAATTTAACGAAAAACTAGATGTTTGGAAGCCTAATTGGTATACTCAAAGACACCATCGAGTAAATGCGTACTTTTATATTAGGTATGATTCAATTAATCTAGATATAATTAATACAGAAGATCCAATTTTAATATTAGGTAATTGTTTACAAATCTTATGTAAAAAATCAAAAATTTATAATGACAAACCATCTTGGAAAACTCATAAAGAGCATATTTATTGGGACAAAAATAAATGGGTTATTAATAAATGCGGAGAGGGGATTATTTATTATAACAATAGTAATAATAATTTACCACCTAATAAAGGATGGCTATCTGATAAATATTCTGAAACTATTAATTTGTATGCGGAATCAAGTGAATTACGCCAAACAATTCCTGATGATATTGAATTAACTAAAATAATAGAATGGATAAATTCTGGAAATACTAAATTATATAATTCTTTTATATTTGGATCTAATTTTGATGAAATAATTACATTTTTAAAAGAAATGTTTAATGTTAATTCAATATATCATGTATTACCATACCATTATATAGATTATAATTTATATTATAACTGTATTATTGAGAATAATTTTAATGGTTTACGAATTATTAATGATAATTTAGATAATATGGAATTTATATATTATAATAATAAATATTACCAACATAATTTGAGTATAAATTTACAAAATGTTACAGAGGATGACTTTACAAAAGAAGCTCAAATTGTTCCTAAACAATATGGAAAAAGATATAATTTAGTTATAAATAAATATAATATACCAATTAATAAGAGTAATCCACCAGAAGAATCTGAGATTATACAATTTGGAATAAAAAATAAAGACTTATCACCAAGACCTTATAAAATTTTTAAAGATAGATCACATACAAAAGTTATATCAATAGGTGGATGGTGTGGACCAGCAGAATGTTTAAGAGTAATGGGAATAAGAAATGAATCATTACCTTTTGATTATATGCACAGTTCAGTTAGAGGAATAAACTATATATTGAGGGGATATATTAAATATTTAAGTTGTCCAAGTATGTCAGTTTATCCACATCATGGTATTCACTCAGAAGGAGGTGTTGACGATTTTACGCGTCGAACTGAGAGATTTTTAAACTATATAAGAAATGAAGAAAAACCAATATTATTTATTAGAGCAGTTATCAATACTAATCCCTATAGAGAAATAAAAGAATTACATGAAATGATGGCATTGTTAAAATCTAAATATAATAGAGAAAATGATAAAATATTAGTTATACTTCATGATCAATATATAGGAACATTAGAAATTAAAAAAGAAGGTAGCATAATGATTACATCTGCTGAAGGTTTAATTGGATGGAAAGTTCAAAATAGATTAGAATATTTATGTAATTACTGTAAATTATTGGAATACGCATTAGATGACAATTCATGGAAAAATGACGAAATTTATATTAAAAATTATGATTATAAAACTATTGATATGCAGGAAATAAATAGAAATAACATATCATGGAAAAATAATAATTCGGAATATGGTGATATTTAAGTTTATATATAAGAATATAAATAATATATATATATAATGGTTTTTGAAATAAAAATTTTTATATGGGGTATAAATGAAGACAGAAAAAAAATTGAAGATATGTGTATTAATTGTTTAGATACTGCTAAAAAATATAATATAAAAACGGAATTTATAGGTATCGGAATTAAATTTAAGGAACACAAACAGAGATTAGAAATTTTAAAAAACTTTTTACCAAATATTGATCCTAATACAATAATAATTTTTATGGATGGGTCTGATACATTATTTAATGATAACTTAAATAATATTTTAGAAAAATTTTTAAAAAAGAATACTAGAATATTAGTATCCGCTGAAAAAGGCTTTACTTATCAGTATAATGAATTTAAAGATAAATTTAATGAAAAATACAAAAATTATAGATATAAATACGTTAATGCTGGAACTTTTATGGGTTATGCCGGAGATTTGTCTAAAATGATCGATGATCTAATTGAAATAGATAAAAAAAGACAGGCTAATGATCAGGGACTATTAGGAATGTGGGTGCACAAAAACTTAGATAATACGGATTTAATTAAAATGGATATAGAAAATGATGTATTTTGGGTAACTACAGGAGATTGGGAAACAATAATGAGCGACGATTTTTCTAATAACAAAGAAATAATAAATCCATTTACCCATTCAAGACCTTGTATAATACATTATACGGGTAAGGGTGCTACATATTTGTCAAAGGGCTACTATAAACTTTATAATTTAATTATGAAGTAAGTTTATTTTAATTATTTTAATTATTAATTAATAATATATTATGTATTATTATTTAATAGAAATAGGAGTGGTTGCTTCATTAGCATCAATAGTATATAAATGCTATCAAAAAGAAATTAAAAGACATAATGTCAAAAATAATAGAAAAAAAAGAAATAATTTACACTTTTTTAATGATAATTATATTAATGATAATGTTAGTGTAGGATACACTAAAAATATAAATGATCTTGTCTAAATACAATATGGTGGACCTAGATATTTCCAATGATTATATCTTTCTATTTTATTATCTGACAACAAATTTATCAATATAACTATACATAAAAGAAAATAAAAATAATTTAGTTATTATTGTTATCTTCTATATTCATTTAAAAATTATTCAACTGGTCCATCATATGGATCATCATCATATTGTTCACCATGTTGTTCACTATATTGTTCATCATATTGTTCATCATATTGTTCATCATATTGTTCATCATAAGGTTCGTCTATAGGGTCTTCTACTAATTCTTGAAATATATTATTCTCATCAACTATATTGGAATCATTATCAACTATATTGGAATCATTATCAACTATATTGGAATCATTATCAACTATATTGGAATCATCATCATCTCTATTTATATTATATGAAATTCTTGTTGGTGAATAGTCGTTTATATCTCTTCTACATATAGGACACGTTGAATTATTAATAAACCAAGTATCTATACAATTGTAATGAAAATAATGAGGACAAGTGTTTAATTTTCTAATTACTTCATTTACTGTAAAATCATCGTTACATACAGCACATCTTTCTTCCTCATATTCGGCTATATTAGAAGGATTAACACTTATTAATTGAGAAGATATATTAAGTTGAGCCAATGTTACTCCATTACTATTCGCACCCACTCTACTTATTTCTAATATAGCTTGGAAATTATTATTTAATTCTGAACTAGAATTAATATTTTGATATATTTGATTTATAGTTTCTTCTAACTGTTCAGTTATCGAATTTATACTCTCTTCGTATATTGTATTAAAATCATTATCTGTGGTATTTACCTCGGTATTTATATTATTATTATCCGAGATATTATTATCCACCGCACTATTATCATATCTACTATTATCTTCACTATTTACCATGTTATTTATTATTCCTATACTACCTGCACTTAGTTCAATCGTATTTTCTGGTTGAATATAGTTTTCCCCTGATGTAGTATTTTCAGAAAAATTAGTTCTTTGACTTAAATTTAGAGGATTTTCATTGGAAGTTCTATTTCTATAATTACTATTAGAACCAGTAAATAGTGTAGATGATCGTCTATGTATAGGTGAATATATTCGGTTTATATTACTATTGCTAATTGTAGAAAAAGAGTTAGATGATGTTTCGGTAGGAGGTATAATAGTATTGATATTAGTATTACTATTAATATTACTATTTATGTTGGAACTATTGGAATTTACATTGGAACTATTGGAATTTACATTGTTATTATCTGTAGTATTATTTTGTTGAACACTTTCGTTTCTAGAGATAAATCTAATATTTTCTATGGGAACATCATTATCCGTAAAACCATCGTCAAACAAAATTCTATAGTTATTTTCGCGATTAATTCCAATAATCTTCCCATGATACCAACCATTATAAACAATATGACGTCCCCTATCCCATTTAGCTACAACTCTATCATTAATTCGTAAATTATTATCACTAGATAATGGATTAGTATTATAATTATAATAATAATTAATGTTATATGTATTGCCAGAAGAACTTGAATTATTTCTTAAAGAATTTAATGTATCATTTAAATTATTATCCATTAACTTAACTATACAAAAAAATTTTTGATCAAAAATTAATTTATAGTTGATTAAAAAATTTGATTATTTAAAGATTATTTGTCTGTAAAATAAAATGAGTGAACAAAAAACTTTAACTGGATTAGAAGATAATAAATTCTTCTTTAAAAAAGGGTTATGTGGTTTAACTAATTTAGGGAATACATGTTTTATGAACACTATTATACAATGTTTAAACAATACAATAGATTTTTCTAAATATTTTATCTCAGATGCTTGGAAAGATGATATTAATGAAGATAAAAATGAAAAACATTTAGTAGAACAATGGGTTCATTTATGTAAAGGCCTATGGTTTAAAAACGCAGTAATTACCCCTACATCTTTTCATAGAATTGTACAAATTACTGCGCATTCAAAGGGATATCCAGAATTTTTAGGATTTGGTCAAAATGATTCTCAAGAATTTTTACAATTCTTTTTAGAATGTATGCATAATGGACTATCTAGAGAAGTAATTATGAATATTAATGGGGAGGTTCAATGTGAATTAGATAAGATGGAATTGGAATCTACTAAACAATGGATCTCATATTTTAAAAATGATTATTCACCTATAATAGATATGTTTTATGGTCAACTATATTCTAAAATTACAAATGATAAAAATTCAGATAAATCAGAGACATTTGAACCATTTTCAAATTTAGCTCTTGAAATACCTGATAAAGAAGGTGATCTTAATATATATAATTGCTTAGATCACTTTTGTAAAACGGAAGAAGTTCCTGATTTTGGAGATGCAGATAAAAATTATAATAAAAGCTTATCTTTATGGAAAACACCTGGTCAATTAGTAGTATTTTTCAAAAGATTTGATAATTTTGGTAGAAAAAATAATAAAAACATACAATTTCCAATTAAAAATTTAAATTTAGAAAAATATGTAATGGGATATGATCAAGATGATAGTAAATATGATTTATATGCTATATCTAATCACATAGGTGGTACTTCAGGAGGTCATTATTATGCGTATGTTAAAAATTCTGATCAAAATTGGTATAAATATAATGATAAATATGTGTCCAGTCTAAGTGAAGATGATCTAATAACTCCAGAAGCATATTGTCTGTTTTATAAAAAAAAATAATTTATAATATTTTTAAAATTATTCATCTTATATTTTATTTTATAACTATATATTATATTATGGGTTTTATTGAAAATGAAAAAAATCTAATTACCTTAGCGTTGATATCTATTATTATAGTAGGGATATTTTCCTATAATTTATATATTAATTCAAATTACGATATAGATGGTAATAACTTAGGATGTTTTGATACTATACGAAATATGTTTGGAATGTTACCTATAATAGGTTCTGGTATAGAACAAGCGGTAGATGTTGTTACCGATATGATAGACACTACTAAAGATGTTGTTGAAAAAGAAGTTGAAAAAGTAACTAAAACTGTTAAGAAAATAATTAAAAAAAAAGAGGTTTATAATATAGACTCTAATGATTTTACATACGAAGAAGCTCCTTATGTATGCCAAGCTTTAGATTCTAAACTGGCAACATACGATCAAATAATAGCTTCTCATAAAAAGGGATCACATTGGTGTAATTATGGATGGTCTGCCAATCAAATGGCTCTATATCCCACTCAAAAAAAAATTTGGGACAAATTACAAAAAGGCCCAGAAAGTTCAAAAAATGTTTGTGGTAAACCTGGAGTGAATGGTGGATTTTTTGAAAATAAAGATTTAAAATTTGGAGTAAATTGTTATGGATTTAAACCCAAGGCAGATCCAGCTAAATTAGTATATCATAATGATGGAATTTCTGACGAAGATATCCATATTAAAAGAAATGATTTATTAAACAAATTTAAGAAAATGGCAGAAGATGGTAAATTGGAAGTAAGACCTTTCAGTAATAAAAAATGGTCAAAATATAGTTACAAAAACTCTTCGTATATTATAAATTCCAATCATAATAACGAAACAAATGAATCAATATATAAAGAACATATTGATGATAACGATAAAAATCCAAATAATATAGAATCGGAAAATGAGAATGAGAATTTGGAAGAAGAATCAGATGTTATTTAAATATTTTTAAATATTATTGAATTATGTATTTAAATATATTTATTTTATAATTATTTTTTATTAGAAATATCATCATCATCTTTTTTACCAAGTTCGTTTAACGCAATTAAACCTATAGGAACAACAGATAATCCCGCTTCTACAATAAAACTATTTCCTAACATACCTCCTGATTGTTTTTTATTGACTTTATTCTCTCTTTTATTCTCGTTTTTATTCTCGTTTTTATTCTCGTTTTTATTTTTAAAATCATTATTTTTCTCATTTGACATATTAGAAATTAAACTTAATCCTAAAGGAAATCCCAAAGTAAGTAAATCAGAGCTTAAGCCGTTACCCTTTTGAGTATTCATTAGTATAATTAGAGAAATTAAATTTTAAATTTTAAATTTTTATTTTATTTATTTATTAATATGGGAATATATTTTTTGGAACCCTTACCACAAAAATTTAAATTACCTATAGAAATAGGCAGATTTCCCGGAAATGTATATGTATTTATAAATAAAAAGGATAATATAGTAATAAAATATTTTGCTCCATACGATTGTTCTTGGAGTGGTTTCAATAAAGAATATGGTGGCTGTCATAAAAATGAGTTATTCGTTTATCAATTACTCATGAAAAATAAATGTAAACAATGTCCTAAATTATTGGGACATTGTTATGAAAAATTATATATTAAAATGGAGTTGTGTAATACTTTAGGTAATAATATTCTAATTTTAAATTGGGAAAGAGATTTAAATGATTTTTTTAATATATTGAATAAAGAACAAATATTAGCTTTTGATATGAAATCCCAACCTATTTTATCAAAAAACGGTCATATAAAATTTATAGATTTTGGATTATATAAAACAAAATTGTTTTATCCACTAAACTTACGTTTACCAAATATTACTGATCCTAATATTTCTAATAGAAATGATATGTATAATAAATTATTAAATTTATATAAAAGAGCTTTATCTAAAAGTAAATTATAGTGAAATTCTTTACTATATTTATAATTCATTATCATCACTATCTGATTCGACACGATCGTCAGTAATGAAAAAATAAATATTTTATAAAATTATTTTGAATCATTAATTTTTAGATAAAACCTAAAAATATAAAATTATAAATTTTAATTTTCTAAAAAATAAATAAACATATGTATAATTATAAAGTATATATATGACTATTGCTTTTTTGAAACCTTTACATCAAAAATTTAAAGTTCCTATTGAAGATGGTAGATTTCCCAGAAATGTATATGTTTACGTAAATAATAAAGAAGATTATGTAATAAAATATTTTTCACCACATTGTTCACCTAATAATCGATTTAAAGAGTGGGGAGGGGCTTATAATAATGAATTATTAATGTATAAAATATTTGAAAAAAATAATTGTAAGCAAGTTCCTAAATTACTAGATTATTCTGACACTGATTTATTTATTAAAATGGAAAAATGTAATTCTATTGGGAAACATAATTTTCCAACTAATTGGAAATCAGATGCACTTAATTTTTTGAAATATGTGATAAAGAACAAATTTTCCTTTTGACTTAAATAATTTCATGCATATTCTAACAAAAAATAATACTGTAAAATTTATTGATTTCACTCTTTATCAAAAATATAAAATGTCAAAAGAACAGTGGTTAAATAGTGCTGGAAAAATGGGAAAGGGAAAGATTAATATAAATACTAGAGAAAAAAAAATACTAAAAATTTTAGATAGTTTTTATAAAAAAATTTTAAATAATTGCTATAAATTTTCAAATTCATTATCTAATTCTTTTTCTTTTTCTTGATCATTATATTTACTATAATCTATATATTCTTTAATAAAATTTTCAATCTTAAATGAATCTATTTTTAATAATATATCTGACGATTTATCCATATTATCTTTTAAATCGAAACAAAAATCAAATAAATCTAAATCATATTTACTTTCAAAATTCTCTACACAAGTATCATCATCTATAGTTGTATTTTCCCTTTCTATATTTTCCTCTTTTATAACTTCTTTAATTTCATCATGTTGTATTTCAGGTTTTTTACTAACAATAGAGCACCAAGACATTAAATGAATTAACTATTTCTATTTTTAAATAGTTATAAATATAAATATATTAAATTTATAATAAATTTTTATTAAATCTAAATAAAAACTGAACAAAAAAATTATAAAATTTTTGTTTGGGAATATTTAGCAATATATTTCTCTTATCTAAATAAATCATGATTTTATTAAATGCATAATTAACATCATTTCTTGTTGATCTATACCATAATTTTACTAAATCATTATCAATTTTTATTTCAGACATTCTTTAAATACAAAGTGTTTTATATTTAATTACCCAATATTCTTTTAAGTGAAATTTTAGTATTTATGTTTCTTGAATTATTAATATATTTAACAATATCTTCTGAAATCAGTTGGCATTTATTTTTATCAAAATGACTATATTTCTTTAAAAAATATTCTTTAATTTTTTCCTTTAAAAATTGTTGACTTAACCCCGATTTACTTTGATTTTCAATGTATCTTATTTTAGAGTTACCTATTTTAATATCTAAATCTTTTATATTTTTTTGTTGAATAAGTTCGATTAAATTATTAGAAATTTTTTTATATTCTTTTTTTAATTCTTTAATTCTTTTTTCCTTTTCTTTGATTTTGTCATCAATTTTGATAAAATTTAAAATGTCTCTTTTATCTTTAGTTGATAAATTATTCATTTATATGATATATAAATTTAAAATAATTTATATATTATATTCATTTATTCACAACCTCCAATTTCCATAGGTTTTCTATTAGTATCTGGTTCAATAGTGCTCTGTAACCATGGACTGACTTTTTGTTGTGGGTTAGGTGGTTCTGATCTAAGTTGCATATTTGCATTTCTTAAGGTTTGACCAACTGTATTTACTCCAACATGATGACCAGCTTGTAAGAAATTTTGATCACCTAATTCACCTTGACCAGCAGGATTAACTTGTGACCAAGTACTATTAGCATCACTTGGTAATAGTTCAGCAGGTGTTAATTGATCTTTAGGAAAACAATCTTTTGGTTGTTGATTGACTGACATACTTGTACTGGCTTCAACACTAGAATATTTTGATTCTAATCCATCCGATGGCATAACTTCACCGGTCTCTCCACCGAAAAAATTTTCACCACCATCTAAATTATTAGCTTCGTTACTATCCGCAGCAGGTGCCTCGTCAGTCTCTTCTTGGGTATCATCATCCTGTGTTTCTATCTGTGGATTCGCATCATAAAATCCTTCCTCAGTTTCCATATCTGTATGTGTTTTAGAATATGTATTAACTAAATATAATAATACTATTCCAGCTAAAACAATTAATCCAATTCTTACTAAATCTTTACTATCCATTATGTTTTAATATAATATATTAATATATATTTTTTTACAATTAATAAAAAAATTTAATTATTTAAATGTAAATATAAACCTATACTTTAAAATTAATTTTCACTATCACTAAATTGACTGTACAACTCCTCATATTTTTTTAAATCATTATTTGCTCTCATCGCTTTTAATTTTAAATTTTCAGCAGCTCTATTTGCTCTCTCCGCATTTAAAAAATATCTTTTAACAGTCTCTCTCTTATTATTTATAACTGATTTAATTTCAATTTTTGAAAGTTGTGAAACTTTAGTTTGTATACTATTTTTATCCTTAGCTCTTACTTTTTTTATAGTATTTTTTTCGATATTATTTTTTTTAGTTTGATTATGGTTTTTCAAATTATTTTCTATTACATCATTTGAAATATCTTCAGCTAAATTATCAACAACGTCATCGGTAATTACTTCTTTAGAAGAGTTATCAATTTTTTTATCATCATTTAAATAATCTAATAAATTTATATTTTGAGATCTAATTTCTTTATTTGAATTTTCGGATCCATTTTCTACAGATTCACTGAAATTAGACTTCAATTCTTCTGTTAATTTATTAACTTTTTCCACGGTTACAGAATATCCGAAATTATTTGTAAAAAAACGTATACCATGAAAGACTATAGTAGAAAAATGATCTTCTTCAAATAGAGGAAGTAAATCTTTATTATTTATTGATAATTTTATAATAACTTTAGATTCATCATCTGAATCATATACTTGAAGGAATAAATTTTCTAATGATTTTACAGATAATTGTTTTCCATTAAACCAATCTTTTGAATTATTATAGGAATTTTCTATAGCCTTTTCTTCTAAATAATATAATAATTCCAATAACTCTTTATGCTTAGTATTATCTAAATCAAGAGTATACCAAATTTGATACTCTTTAACACCATTTAGAACTTTATTACCAACCGAATATATTTCTAGTTTAGGTAATTCTACTTTTATTGGTGTTTTTAATTTAGCCATATAACACCCTAATTTATCTTTACTAGGTTTTTTAAAATTGATTCTTACATCTTTATATTTTGATGTATAAGTATCTTGAATAGAAAGACTCATATTATATTATAAATATTATAAACTAAATTTATATATTTAACGCAAAATATTTAAGGTGATAATTGTCCATTTTATAATAAGATCATCATTGTAAATAAAGGCATTAGGAGATATTTCAATATCCAAATTATCTTTTTCTTTTATTTCAAACAATGACATACTATTTTTATCTTGATTTATTATTTTTGTTTGGATTTTATTTCTAAATTCCTTAAATTTAACGATCAATTGGTTTTTATAATTACTCTTATATAATATTTGACTTTTAACATTTAAATTTAGCATATATATTTCATTTACTTGATCTAATATATCATTTTCAAAATCTTTTAATTGATCCGATAATAGATCATTTATGTTTAGTTTTAAAAAAAATTTTTTCATTTTTTTATACTTATAATATTCTAAACCAAATGGAATAGTTACATTTTTAAGGACTATTTTTATTTTTTGACCCGATTTTACAAGAATATGTATATTGTTTCCTGTTTTTTTTAATAGTTTATTACTTTTTATTTCGACGATATCGTTAATCAAATAGTACATAATGTTATAATGTTTATATTATTTTATTTCTTTATATTAATATGAGTAGTATTATTACAGAATTACTTAATAAACTTTTAGTAGAATTTAAAAAAGAAAAAAATATGACTAGAATTCAAAAAGAGGTAGTAGATCCTATAATACATTATAGTTTTAAACAAATGTACCCATATATTTTAGTTACATTAATATTATTTTGTTTAACATTTATTTTGGCTCTTCTTATATTATTATTGCTTCTTAAAAATAATAAGTATACAAATTCATTATCATAATTATAATTATTTAAAAAATATAATTATTATAAATGTAATGCCCATTTTAGTAATTGATGGAAATATAGGTTCTGGTAAATCAACTATCATTGATAAACTTAAGAAAGATAACTTTTCTTTTGTTATAGATACTAAGTCTGAAAAAATAGATAATTTTGATCCATGGTTAAAATTATATTATAAGAATATGGATAAATATGCGTTGGGATTTCAAATGGAAGTATTAATGTCACATATGAAGAATAAATATTTAATTGATAAAAAAACTTTAACTATAACAGAGAGATCACCCTTAAGTTGTTTACATATTTTTGGAAAACATTTAGTTGACAATAATATATTATCAAAAATTGAACAAAATTTATGCTTAAAAATTAATAATGAATATGGATGGATTCCTAAGAATATAATATATTTGAAAACCGACACGGATACCGCATATAGTAGGGTTGTTAAAAGAGATAGAAAAGGAGAAAATAATATATCTAAACAATATTTAGATAGTTTAAATAATAATTATAATAAATTATACAATAGAAGCATTGAATTTAACGTTCATATAATAGATGCTAATAGAAATTTAGAATTAGTCTATAAGGATGTTAAAAAAATAATAATAGATTACCAGAATATTATTCAACAATTATATCATTTATAGTTATCTTTGGCGTTTGCTATAAACCAAGGAGTTCTATTATAATTTAATGTTATTTCTTCATTATTATTTATAACTTTATTAGAAGTAACGAAGTAATTATTTTCATACATTTCTAAAGTGCAATTTGGTTTAAATGAATGATTAATAAGTGAGCCAAAATCTTTAGTAATACATGGAAATAAATAGCAATAATATTTTATTCCTATATCAATTTTAGTATTTTTTTTTATTTTTTTCTTAGCAAAAATACCAACGCCGTGTATATTTGAATCTTTTACTTCAAATAATTTATTTAATTTCATAATAAAAGTATATTTTAATAGAATATTATAAAATTTTTTTATATTTATATTATATAAATGTTTGCGGATAAAAATCACGTTACAGCGATTGCTACAGCGATTGGAACCTTAGGTGGTTTTCAAGCGGCCCCTGAGTGGTTTAATACTCTTTCTAAAACATCTGTTTGGAATATACTTATGGCAACTGTATTAGTATACCAAGGAGGCGGTAACACAGACGTTGTATATTCCTTAGTTGTTGCTACTTTATTTTACTTAGTTGTTCACCTTACTAAATATGTTGAAATCGGTGCTGCTGAATCAACTGATGGTGATATGGGACCAGTAAATGTAAACGAAGATGTACCTGAAGCATCAATGGAAGAATCAGGAGCAGAATCTTTTATGGGATACTATTAAATAATATAGATAATTATATATTATTTAATAATTAATTACATTCTAATTTATTGTTTAATTAATTACATTCTAATTTATTATTAGAATATGAACAGCAAGTATTATTTGAATTATATTTTTTAGTACAATCGCAAATTTCAGCTAAAATACCCTCGATACTTCTTGATTGTGGATTAAAGCTTTCTAATTCCCCTTCTAAATTAGCAAAAAATAATGTAGGGAAACCTCTTATTCCCATTTTACTTGCTAATAAATCGTTACCTACACTTTTATTAGTACAATTTACTGCTGCTATATAAAAAGGTTTTCCCATATTTGGTAATTCATTTGCCAAATATTCTAATGAATCAACCATATCAGAACAATGACCACACCAAGGAGCATAAAACTTTACAATTCCATACTTATCTTTAAATTGTGGAGCAGTTATAAAAATTTTTTCATTATTCTTACTATCAAACCTGCTTGTAAAATGTTTAGCCATACATTCATAAACTTTACTATTTTTGTGTCCGTATTTATTATCTGTCATGTATACTTTATAATATATATATTATAAATTTATTTATAACATAATAATTAAATTATTAGTTTATATTAATAATGATAGCATATGTATTTATTCTACTAATATTATTTTCTATTTTTAGAAATAAAGGTCCTGTAGAAAATTTTTGTCCAGATAAATTAATTTATCATAATAACTCATATTATTTATGGAATAATAATATTATTTGGCAAAAATTCTTAACATATTATGATTATTTAATGTTTTATAATTTTATGCAGTCTAATTATAGTATGAAAAAAAAATATTGTGAACCTTTATACCCATCCGTATCTAACATAAACATTAACAATCCAATGAATAAAAGCTGGATAACTAATAGAAATTATAGATATAATTTAAGAATTTAATTACAATATAAAATATTATTATATATTAATGAATATTGAATATTTCCAAAATAATGAAAAAAAATTACAGGTTAGTCTTGATTTTTTAGAAAAATGGGCAGAACAAGTTGAATTAGCATTTCAAAATTGGTCTTCAAAATTAATCAATAAGAACTGTATTAATGAATTCAATAAACCTAAAGAAGATATTGATATTGAAATAATGGCATATGTTGAAAAAAAATTTCAATTAAAAACTGGTAAATCCATACGTATATCAGAAGATGATAAATGGTTATATGATATGACTGGTGAAGATCTTAATTTAATTCTAAATATTCTCCAAAATTTACCTAATTGTGAATATTTCAATAATATTGTTCTTGGCATTAAAAATAATTCTATAAGTAATGATAATAATCTAAAAGGATATAATGTAACCCACGAAGATCTTGAACAATTTACAAGAGAATTTGGTTTATATTCTAGGAGATGGCAAAATGATCCAAAAAATAGTTCATGTGTAAATAGTGAAAATAAAATTTTACCTAAATTCCAATTGTATATGGATAAATATTTTGAAATAGAGATAGAGAAAAAAACAGGGAAAAAAATTGAATTCAGAAAATTTAAATGGATGAAAAACTTCTCTAAAGAAGAACTAGATATTTTACTTAATATTACATCCAATGTTCCAGATTGTATATCATTACGAAAAATTATAGATAACGATACATTAAAAGAAAACAATATTATTAGCGAAGAAGATTCTGATCCAAAAAATTTGTTAATTCGAAAAATAAGTGCGATAAAAGAAGATTATTACAATAAAAATAAAAAAAGTTTTAAGTCATTTATAGACAATAGAAAATTATATTCTAGTTTTTTAAGGGGATATCAATTATATTTGGAACATGGATTTAAAAATGCCCTAAACGAAATTCCTTCAAAATCAAGCGAAGATAATATGTCTTATCAGGAATTGAATGTATATTATTCATTATTAAAATTACTACCAGATATTAAATATTTAATCACAGAAGGTTCAATGGATATAAATAATACTCCAAAAGTTAACCAAGCAATAATACAAAATGGCTTATTTGGTAAAGGAAACAACATAATGGAAGAAGATGATTTAGTCGCTGAAGAAGATGATTTAGTCGCTGAAGAAGATGATTTAGTTGCCGAAGAAGAAGATTTGGTTAATATTAAATTATCCAAAAAATCAAAAATTACATATACAAAAAAACCTGAAATTCCTGGGGTTGGAACCACTACAATAACCTCGATTACAAGGGATAATCCACCCTCTATTACAACTGTACTGCATAAAAATAGAGGAAAAGTTGAGTCTAATCCATTTGGTAATAGAAAAATTAATCCTAGTTCAGCACCTTATTTAAAATATGTAAATAAAATTGGAAAACATCTACAAGATATTAATATTTCTGTTAAAAATGTTAGCAAAAAATTAGATCACAAAGAGAAGAAAAATAAGAAGTTTATAGAATCTATGAAAAATTTAATAACCGAAAAAGAAATGAATAATAGAATAATAGCTGAGGAAGAAGAGAGTCTAGATAATACTATAAATATTAATCCACATGATAAATTATATCATAATGCTAATTCAGGTGAATATAAATTATTATCACATAATTCAGCTCAAAAAATGGTAAATGCCAATAATGAAAAGAATATAAGTTACCAAAACAATGTTAAATTTAATCATATGGAACCAAGTAAAAAAATAATGTCAGCATATGGATGGTCGTATATGCCACCACAACATTGGAGTGTTCCTCAAAAAAGACCACCTGTGTGTATACCTAGTAAAGAAAATAGAACAAAAATTATGCCTTTATTGGATAAAGGTGTTCCTGTAGATGCTTTAGATTGGAAACAAGTTGGATCAATTCTCCCTAAATTTGAATATAGTGAACATTATAATCCTGATTATTATTATCCTGGTTGGAAATCTCAAAAAAATGTTAAATACCCTAAATTTAATAGTGGTAAAAATTTTTCAAATAAATATTACAATTATAATCGTGCTGAAAAAACTAATAAACAATAAATAATAAAAAAAATATATTTATAATATAAGTATGAAATTATTAATTATATTTATATTACTAGGATTTATAATATGTTGGTTTAGCTTTATTAAATCAAATAAATCTTTTGAAAAATTTACAAACTTAATAGATAATGGTAGTTTTGAGAAAGGAAAATATTCTAAAAATAATGTTGGTTCAAATGTTGGAAATAATATCATAAAAAAAATTAATCCAGGAAAAACGTCTTATGTATTAAGACAATCGGCTAATATTAATGGAAAAATTAAAAAAACTAGATACCAAATGTCTTTAGACATAATCCCTGGAGCAGAATATATTATAAGTTCGTGGGTATTATACGCGGATAACTGGGATGGTAATAACAACATTTTTAATTTAACATTACATAGAAATTGCGGCGATAGTGAACTAATTATTAACGAAGGATTAAAAACAAAGGAAGAAATTATAAATAAGGAAATGTGGATTAAAAAAGAATTTATTTTTACAGTACCAAATAATAGCAATGGAAAAATAGATATTTACATAGGTTATGATCCGCAAAATAATAAAGGATATAGATATATTACTGATATTAATTTACAGAGACATTATCCCTTAATTAAAGATTTACCTATTCAAGATAACCTCATACTATATGTTTCAGGTGATAAAAAACAATCATTTGAAAATAATAATACTATTTGGAATGACTTAAGTATGAATGGTAGAGATATAAAATTTAATGATAGAGTGTCATTGAATAATAAGCAATTAGAAATACGTAAATTAAAAGGCACTGGTTCTGAATCTAATTTAATTGTTCCAAACCAGAATAAATTTGCTTTTGTATGGTCATGTTCGATGAAGTCTTTTACAGAAGGAACATTTTTAGAAATATTCGCGAATAATAAATCCAATATAGGAATAAAAATATATTTTAAAAATAAAGTTGGTATTAATAACATAATGGTCCTAAGTATTGGTTCAAAAGAATACATTTTTAAAATAGGATTATCTCAAAAAAAAAATACATATATATTAACAAAGAATAGTAAGGAAGTTAAACTATATATAGATGGATACGAATTTATTCCTGATAAAACGATAGGAACTATAATGAGTGATTTAGAAATAAGCAATAAAAATATAGAGATAAATCCAAATAAAAAATTGGATTTTGATATAGATTACCTATTAATATATAGTGATTATTTACAAAAAGATAAGATATTATTGTTAAATTCATATATAGAAACAAATAGAGTATTAAAAACAAATCAATTTTGTAGACCTGATTTAAATAATAGAAATTGTAGTTGTACAATAAATAATCCAAAAGACAGTAGTGTTATAAATCATGAAAATATAATAAATAATTCAATTAAAACAGATATTAAAATTACTGATACTATTTCTCAAAAAAAATGTCCTTTCAGTGTTAAATGTAATGAATCACCATGTACTACTTTAGAATGTCAAGGTTCTGATTGGTCTAATTTTGAGGTATCGGATAAATGTAAACAAGTTATAAATAATTATTGTAAAAAAAATAAAGATAATATCTGTAATCAATTAAGAGAGAAAAAGAAAAAAAATGATTTAGAATATAAGAGTTGTTCTTCCTCTAAAGATATTATTTCAAATTTAAAAAATAAATTAAATTCAAACGGAAACAATGAAGTAGTGTATAAAAACTCAAAAAAACTAAATAATCAGAGTGAAAAATGTCCAGATATGTCTAAATATATAAGAAAGGATAAAATACCTTGCTGGGGATGTAAAATAAAATAGAGTAATTTTTTTTTATTTTACTATATTAGATGAATAATATTATTATTATAATTGGTTTTATAACAATCATTTTATTGACAATAAGTTTAATATGTACAATGACTAAACGTGTTGAAAATTTCGAATTGAACGACACATTAAGTCAAACGATTAAGCAAATAAATCAAGATATAGAAAGAGAGACTTATTTATCAAAAACAAATGATTCTATGGCGTATCAACCTGATATTTCTAAATCAGAAGAAATACCCGATGAGGAAAATTCTATTAAAGATGATATTTCTATAAAAAATACTAACAAGACAACAATGTATAGTAAAAAAGTATACATTCAACCAGATATGTCTAAATTTATATTGAAATCTGAAGTTCCTAGTTGTCCTAAAGTTCCAAATATGTCTAAATATATACTTAAAACAGAACTTCCTAATCAACCAAATTTGAGTAAATTTATTCTTAAAAGTAATGTGCCATCGTGTCCTAAAATACCTAATATGAATAATTATATTCTTAAAAATAATTTACCATCATGTCCGAAACCTATAGATATGTCTAAATACGTTTTAAAATCATCTGTTCCTGCCCCTATTGATTGTCCATGTCTCCCAGTTGATACTAAAATCCCTAAAGGTTGTCCTAAACCTGAAAAAATATGTCCTAAAGAATTTGATCATAGTAAATATATACTTAAAAGTTCTATACCAAAATGTTCCTCTAAAAATATAAAAAAAACTATTCCCGATATAAATAAATTAATTTCTAAAAATAATATTTCAAGTAGAATAAATAATACCGTTAATAATGTCAATAACATTAATAGACAAAATACTACTAATAATCGAACCAATAACAATACTAACAATACTACTAATAATCGAACCAATAACAATACTAACAATACTACTAATAATCAAACCAATAACACTACTAACAATAATACTAATAATCGAACCAATAACAATACTACTAATAATACTAATAATCGAACCAATAACAATACTAACAATAATAATACTACTAATAATCGAACCAATAACAATACTAACAATAATAATACTACTAATACTAATAATCGAACCAATAATATGACTAATAATACGAATGCGATAAGCAGTAGAATTAATAATTTTATTAAAAATAAAAATAGTTCTAATAGAGTTGATAGTAGTTTTTTACCTAAAAAACTAACAAATAAAATTGAAAAAGATTTACAAAATAATAAATATTTATCAGATAATTCTATCAATAGACAGACAAGATTAAATAAAAAACCAACAAGACAATGCTCTGATCCTAATAAATGTTTGTTACCATTAAAAAAAAATATATATTCTAATGTTAAAAAAACTCCTAAAAAATGTTCATTATTCACAAAGATAATTAAGAAAGCAGATGTGTATGGTGCTTATTAGGTTTATAAAATATTACAGTATTCTAATACTCCCCAATAATTTTCATCACCATTATTTATTACTATATCGAGTATTTCCTTATCTTTCTTTATATTTGTAATTTTGGTAGCATCAATACATTTTTGTACTCCAAATTCAAAAATTTCATTAATACCTACATTTTCCTTAGAGGATGTAATAAAAAATTTAAATTGAGGATAATATGTTTCTATATTTTTTTTAAAGGATTCGTATTCATTCGGTGTAATCATATCTGATTTTGTTCCAACTATAAAAATTTTTCTGTTTATTTTATCACAATATTTACCTAATTCTTTTTTCCAATATTCAATTTCTTCATTATATTCATTTGTTGTTAAGTCTATACAAATTAACGCTATATCCGCACTTCTATAATACATTGGAAGAAGTGCCCTATACCTCTCTTGTCCAGCAGTATCCCATATATCTAAGCTATATTTTTTATCATTAACTTCAATTACTTTACCCATAAAAGAACAACCTATTGTACTTTGAAAGATTTGTTCAAATCTTTTATTAACGTATCGCATACATATTGATGTTTTTCCGGTATTTGAATCTCCTAATAAAACAAATTTATAATGAATGATCTTTTTATTATCCATTATAAATATATAATAGAGTTTAAATTTTTAATTTAAATTTAAAGTTTTAATTTAAAAATTTAATCTTTTTTCCAATTATTTTTATGTAAATCTAATAGATCCATAATCAAAAATCTACTTCTGGGCTTAAATCTACTCCTATTATTTCTAATCTCATTTATTTTATCTAAAATTATTATATTAAAATTTTCACCTAGTTCTCTTTCCATAGTTTCCCCAATACTTGATATAAAGTTAACTAAACACTCTATATATTTTTCATAATGCTCGGAATTAGTATCATCAGACAACGCATCTATAAGAATATTAAAGTATTTAATAATGAAATCATATTCAATAATTGAATTAATATATAGTCCACCCATAAATACAAATGATCCTATCAATTTAGATTTTTCTTTATTAATTCTACATAATTCATCATATGATATATCATCTTGTTTAATAAAAATTTTAACTATATTTTCATTGTAAAATAGATCACATCTATTTTTAATTGTTTTCCTAAAACCTTCTCCGTATATATTTATAATTCCTTCACATAATCTAGAATATAAAATTCCAAAATTGGATTCATTGACAGATTTATCAAAAAGAATATTTAAACATGATTCTTGATATTCTTCACCAATATTTTCCTTCAAAATTTTAATAATATTATCCTGGATAATATCAAAATTGGAAACAGATATTTTATTTAAATTAGAATTCATTTGTTCATTGAATAAATATATTCCACTTAATTGATTACCCGATTCTTTTTCTTTTCTCCATGCTGTTGATGCCGAATTCTCTAAATGATATTTCAATTTTACTGGACTTTTTCTTCTAATAAAACGATTATTTTTTTTTATTTCCGATAGGACATCTAGGATTTCTTGATCTAGTATTTCTACTATAGTTTCACCTAAGGATCTAATTTCTTCTGGGGTATATGATATAAATGAAGTTGGTTGATTATCCATCATTTGTATAATAAGAGTGTTATTTTTTTAAGTAAACAAAATATTATCAAATTTATTTATTAATATTATATTTATATTTAAAACACATAAGGCAAATATCTGGGTTTATCTAATTGATATATAGAAACTTTAAATTCTCCATTATATCCTGTTACTTTTACATTTTCGCCTTCTGATATCTCTTGGCACCCGTGATCTCCTTGACATGATCTATTTTTATTTTCTACAGGTAATTTTACAGATGGAAAATTATCTGTTCCAGTATAATATAACCACTGTCTAGAACCAGGATAAGTTGGTTTTCCAAATAAGGGAAGTATTTTTTTTTCAGAATTTGATTCTCCATCCATATAAAGTGCCCCCACTTGTTGATAATGTCCCGATTCTCCTCTGGTTGGTATATTAACAGGAATACCTATTCTATTAATTCTATTAGGATAGGATCTTTCAGGAGGCATTAATGGATTAACAACTCGTTCATGATCTTTATTAATTAAATATCTCTCTTCGGAATAATTATGATGTAATTGTTGATTTCGTTCCATTGTTATATTATCATTTTTTAAATCTTTAATTTGTTCTTGAGTTTGATTTAACTGTTGTTGTAATAAATTAAATTGGTTCTCTTTATTTTTTAGACTATGTTTATTATTTTCAAACTTATTATTATTACTATTAATATGATATACTGTAAATACAATTACACCTAATACAATCAATGAAAATGTATTACGATCAAAACAAAAAAAACCTACTGGACATACTTCCATTCTTAATATTAAATGAGAAAATATTATCTATATACTTAAGATTAAATTAATATTAATAGATTAAGTAGTAAAATGTTTAAAAATTGTTCAAAATGCTTAGAACATAAATCTCTACATGATTTTCACATTTTAAAAACTGCTAAATTAGGTAGGCATCCTCAATGTAAACTATGTCGTAAAAAAAAATATAAAACCAATAAATATTCTGAATTAAATTTAAGAGAAATTTGTTGTTATAATTGTGGTGAAATAAAATCTGTAGATCAATTTTATAAAAATAAATCATCTTCCACAGGTAGACAAATTTATTGTAAATGTTGTCATAGAAATAAAATTAAACAATCCATGTCTAAAAAAGATAATTTTCTTAAATTATTATTAAAAAAATTTAAAAAAAAATATAAAAACAGAAAAATTAATATCACTGTTCAAAATATTAATGATTTACTCAATAAACAGGGGGAGAAATGTCATATAACTAAACACATTTTAACCACAAATGTCGATATAAAACAACGTACAGATAATATTTGGAATATATCTATAATGATTATCAATAATAATAAGAAAGAAATAGATATTAATTCAGTTCATTTAGTTTGTAATTTAGTTTATTCAAGTATAGAAATATATAATTTAAGTGAACAAGAATTAACAGGTATATATTCACAGTTGAATTCTTAAATTAATTCTTTCAAGATTCCCACCCCTTAATCTCAATACCAAATGTAAAGTAGCTTCTTTTTGAATATTGTAATCAGATAATGTTCTTCCATCTTCTAATTGTTTACCAGCAAAAATTAAACGCTGTTGATCTGGAGGAATACCCTCTTTATCTTGTATTTTAGCCTTTACGTTTTCAATAGTATCAGAAGGTTCTACATCAAGTGTAATAGTTTTACCAGTAAGTGTTTTAACAAATATCTGCATCTATTTATATTGTATCTAAATATATAAAATAAACTTGTCAAATTATTCTATTTTATAATTTGCTAAATTATGTTGAAAATATTGAATTGATAAGAGAAACTCCTGCTGTAATTATTATAGGTAATAACATTTTAATTAAGTTTTCATTAGTTAAATCAAGTGAAAAATTCATTTTATGTGATATTGAACTCCAAATTTCATATTCATTAGTATAAATTTTTCTCCCTAATTTCCCTAATAAACTGTTTAAATAAAAAAAGGGTATAATAAAACACTAGCTAATACTCCAAGTGCTATTACAATTAAACATTCATGTTTAATATTACCAATAAATAATTTTACAGCAGAAATTAAAGAAGCAATACTTAATGAAGTAAAACCTAGTATAATAAGTAATACATTTTCATTAATATTTTTTCTAATCCTATTAATCAACCAAAAATAAAGTTGTTGTATGTTATATGGTTCTAAATACGTCATTCTAAATTTTGCTGCTTGATTACAATTATCATAATTGTTCCATTTACCTCTTTTTTGTATAAAATGCAATATTTCATAAATTTCATATTCTGCTGGTGTTATTATTTTATCATTAAGTCTACAGACAGAAATAGCTATATTAAAATATAATAAAAAAGTGTTAACAACCTTAAAAATTATTAGTAAATGTTCAGATTCATTCAAACTAGACCATAAAATTGAAGAAATAACTAATATACATGATATTGAAATCATACCAATATTTATTAATACAAAAGTCATATTTTGCTGTAATGATAGTTCGAATGAATCTCCACTAAATAAATAATTATAAAATAATAGAAATACCGATCCTAAAAAACAGCCAAAAAGAAAAGAATCAAAAATATGTGTAAAACAATAAATTAAAAAATTGTAAAAGATATAATTACAGAAAAAATTTGTACAAATTTTAGGTATTTAAAACATTTATTAATACTTAATTTAGTTTCAATAAGGCTATCCTTTTCCCATATATTGTGAACTATTAATAAAATAAATTTTCATAAGTCTTTCAGGTGAAATAACGTCATGATTAAACCAATTTATTTGATTAAAATCAGAATTCCTTGTAACATTTTTAATTGAATTTAACAAAGAATTTTCCTGACATCCAATATCTGATTCAATATTATCCATAATAAAATTATATCAATTATGTTTATGTATTTATTTATCATGATCAAAATTGGATTTTATATTACTCTGGTCTTTTTCTAAAAAAGATGTAAAATATATATTATTTACATAATCTTCATATTTACATGTTTTAGTTGATAAAATTCTTGATATAATAGGGTCATTATCCCTAATTCTATTTAAGATTTCTTCTTTATTTATTACTATTTGTTGACTAGACATTTTATATTTTATTTATATATTGTTAAATAATTCAAATTTAAATATTTTACAATATAAATGTTAGATTTTTTAAAACAAATTTTTATATGCTGTGGTTGTATAGAAACTGTTAATGAAAACAATTTTAATAATACAGACGATGATAAATATCGATACCAACCAGAAGGAAATAGATTTATATATAATAAAGATTTATAATAAAGAACTATAGTTCTGATCGACAACATAGATTACAACTTACCATTCCATTAGGTGCACTTATTTTTATTTTGGGAGAAGATGTATACCCAGAACCAGAGCTTCTTATTACAATTTTATGCACCTTACCATTTTTTAATATAGGATATGCTTTACCTCCCGATCCCTTTCCTATAATTTTAATACTTGGTTCAGATGAATAATTACTCCCTTTTGAAGTAACTACTATTCCTGTAATTTGTCCATTTTTAACTGTTGATACTGCCTTTGCTTTTTTCATTTTTATCTCTTTTTCATTACATTTTACAGTTCTACCAGATAGTCCCAATGAAGCACCTGAATGAACAGGATATTCTTTTGGGCAATTAAAATTATTAGAACTACCCAGAGAAGGGAAAAAACTACAAGTTTTGGCATTTTTAATTCTTTTATTTTTAACTTTTAATTTTTTAACTTTTAATTTTTTAACTTTTAACTTTTTATTAGTAAAAGTAATAGGGTTATCTACTAAATCATCAAATTTAGGCAGTGGTATTTTATAAACCTTCTTATTAGATATTTTATCTGGAATTCTATTAGAATTACCTATATCTTCGGCATTAACATTTTTAGGAAATCCTTTTGTTTTAATTATATTATTATTATTAATAGGAGCGATATTTCGAGTGTTGATATTTTCTTTATCAGTAATTTTTATTCCAATATTCTTAGACATATAGTCGAGGTCAGTATTTCTTTTAAATAAATTATTTGTTCGCATAGTATCTTGGCTAAAATTTTCAATTGTATATATTCGCTTAGGGTTAAAATAAATATATAACAAAAATATAAATATTCCCAATAAAACTACAAAATTTGAATTCATATTTATAATATAATCAGAAAAAAGTTTATTCTATAAAATTATCATCTTTATCTCTTATTTTTTTTATTACCCAAAAGTCATCACAATATTCTGAATCACAAATGAAATTTACTGGAAAGTAACAATAACCTTTATCCCCCCATTCTGTTCCCCAACTATTTCGAACAATAAAATATTCTATATCATTTATTGTAGTATATCCAACTAATGCAACGGCATGGCCTCCTAATATTTTTTCATCTTTTTTGGGTAAAGGAACTACACCATTTTCAGCGACTTCTTTACTTTCAAATGATTCATATACAGCAAAACCAAATACAATTGGGAATCCTTCAGATAAAATATGTTTTATACTTTGTTCATTTTGAATGACTTTATGATATTCTATTGACTTATGATTTTTAGCAATATTATAGCACTTTTTATCAGGCTTTTGTGTAAATTTTTCAATGTCATATGGCCATATTTTTTCTGGACACACGCCTATTTTATTTATAGATTTTATACCATCTCTTATAGCTGCTCCTGTATCTTTATCAGTTGTTCCCTCCATATATCTTTCATTATAATATATAAATAATCTTGATGGTATAAAAATACTTTTTTCTCCTTGATTTAATTCATCAAATTGATAAGCGAATGCGATGGCGTTTGCTGTACAACTTCCCAATTTCCCCTGATTGTATGGATTTGGGCATTTAACTCTTAAATCTATTTTATTAGGTATAACCGTATGGATGTTAGACATAATATAATCTCTTCTATCTGGTAAATCTTTTTTCCATCCATAATAATTTGTTGATTTAACTATTTCTTCTTTAAGATTTTCTTCAATATGCCAAAAATATGAACTTATTTGTCCCATTATAAATATATTTACTATTATATATATTTTTCGCTAATTTAAAATTTACTAAATATTTATCAACAAATAATTTTATAATTATTTAGTAATTATACTATTATTTAGTTTTAAATTTACTAATATCTATTCCCAAATCACCAGCAATATCACCGTCCGATCCAAAATAGTTTTTAAATGTATCTAATATTCCCCTACCTTCTTTGAGAGCTGGTCCCATTTGATTTAAAGTTGAAATAAGGCTTTTTTGTGTTTCAATTAATTCTTTGGTATCTTTGTTCAATCCCTTAAGTTGATTTTTACTCAATGCTTTGTAATTTTCAATAAACGATTCCTTTGAATTAAATACTGGAGTATTATCACTTGAATCTGTATCAAATGTCTCATTAACATCATCTTCATACAATCCAAAGGTTTCCTTTTGTTTGCGATTTTTAGATTTGCTCTTAGATTTGCTCTTAGATTTGCTCTTAGATTTGCTCTTAGATTTTTTAGATCTATTTTTAAATTCTTCAACATTAACTACTTTATTGTCATTCAAATATGTCAATATATATGTAATAACAAGGGCTACTGAAAATGATAAAATACAGTCTTTTGTAATAATACACCCAGTAATTACTATACCAGATAGCAATAAAATATTAACATTATTTATTTTATTTATCATTAATAATCCTACAACAACTGCAACTATTAATAGTATTAATTTATTAGAATTCATAATATATATTATAATAAGATTTAAATTATAATATTATTTTGATTTATCTTAGCAAACTATCCGTAGAAAAAAATACTATTCCAACAATAATAGATTGTAATAATAGACCCAAATATTGAGTGCTAGTAGTTTGATTTGTAAAAATTTTGGGTAAATATTTGACTAAAAGATTCTTAACTACTGGTGAAAATACTAAAAGAACTGAAACGATAACTATTAATGGATTTTTAACCATTTTAAATATTTTACTTAGAATACTTTCTTCTTTAGATTCCATAGTAACTTCCATTTCTGGAATATGAGATTCTTCGGTATTTTCCATTGGGATATTATCCATAGCTGCCATATTCACCGAATTATCCATTTGTCTTTCTAGTTGATTGTTTTGATCCATCATATATTGTTCGTCATTATTCATTTCTAATGAACTTTGATTAGTATTGTTCATTTCAGATAAAATTTCATTAACTATTTGAGAGTTATCATTATTAGTCATATCATCAATCATTGATGAATCGTTGTTTTGCGCAATAGGTGTTGAATTATTTTCCATATTTATAAAATAAAAATATATATCTAAATAACAAAATAAACGAATGATAATTATTTATTTATTTATTTATTTTTTATTTTTATATTTTTTTTTCTTTTTTTACAACTTACTGCTGTAGATTTAAATTTATAACATTTATTATTAAAACGATAAGTATTATTAACTATTTCTTTATTATCGGGGGCTTTAATAACTATACAATTTCTACCTTTACATACCTTTCTAAACATTGTAGCTAACCCTAACCCCCATATAATTGATAAAATGACTCTTCCCCAATAATTATCTATAATTTCTGTAATTAATCCCATTAAATTCTTATTATAGATATAGAAATTAAATTAATAACTTATAATTTAGTTCTTATAATTTTTCCTGCTTTTGTTGAATAGGTATCTCTTTAACCTCTGATTTGTTTTTAGGACAGGAAATTTCTTCCGATAGGAATTTAAAACAATTATCTACATCATCCATATATATAGTTTCTCTATCTTCTGGTGTAGGATATTTGATAATAACATCCGGACTAGGAGTTAATGTATATGCTAAAAATAATCCAATACATAATGATATCAAAAAATAAAGAGGTATAATTTTATTTAAAAAAAGCATTCTTACTTATTATAAATACATATTATTATTTTTATTTTTTTAATATAAATTATCATCACTCCAATAATTTACCTCTTTATCTGAATAGTTATAATTCTCTTCTGAGTCAGATACTATAAAAGGCTCACCCTCATAAAAGTAATCAAGATAATCTCTTTCTTGGTAGTTTTGAAGATACTCTAATTGTTTTCTTTCTTCCTCTTCACGTTTTAGTCTTTCTTCCTCTTCACGTTTTAGTCTTTCGCCTTCTTCGTGTTTTTCCTTCTCTATAATATTAGGGATATAACATTTTTCAATATTAAAGTCACTATTAACTAAATAATTTTGAAAATCATCCCACGTAAAATAATACTGTTTATCGTCAATAAATGTATATTCATCTAATCTTTTTTTTTTAAGTTTTTCCAATTCTTGTTTTTTTCTTTCAGATGCTTCTTTTTGAAATTGTCTAACTTTTTTTTCTAATTCAGGATTAGATGAGACGTATTTCTTATGCCATTGGGGATATAATGTTCTTTTAAACGATTTGGAATCCATTTATAAGATTTCTAGAATTTTTCTTTAGTGTAACTATACAATTTATTGAAAATAAAACTTTAAATATTTTCAATCAAATTTTTAAAAAAAAACTATTGGAATCCTAAATAAAATCAATTTTATAATATTGTCCGTCATCATCCGTATCTCCTACATAATTACCTAAATGTGTATGATCAGATGAATAGATTTCACCAGTATTTATATTACGGAAATAATCAATATGTTTTAATTCTTTAATACTATATAAATTTTCCCCCATATTACTTTTAATATACTCATTTGATTTGTCAATTAATTGAGGAATTAAGTCTTCCTTAGTAATTTTATATGTACTTAAATCTAATAATCCATGAAATCTAATCAAGTCATCCTGTGAATCAAATACAGCTTGATAATTTTTTTCATCTATAGTGAACGTTTTAGTATAATATTTAATTATTTCATATTGGTCTCTTATTACAGATTCTGGGGAATTATACATAAGTGTATAATGACTACCATTTAAATAACCTAAATGAATTGACTTTTCATTGTCATTATTTAATTCTGGTCCCTTTTTCAGATTTTTTCTCTGTTCCACTGCTAGGTATGTTTTTTTTGACCTGTCATTACTATTTAATACAGTGATATTTAGATTAAATACTGCGGATGCTAAAATGATTTCAAATTCTCCACCCCAACTACCAATATCAATTCCTTTTTTCACATCTGATCTGCTGGCTGATGATTGAACACTTGCTATATAATCATCTATAGATCCATTTTCTGTCATATGTGGAATTGCTATACTTTTTAAGTAGTCAGATAGTTCTGAATCACTATATCTTAGACCAGTTTTATTATCATAAATATTTTCAGAAATTTTATTAGCAAGAAGTTCTCGTATATTTAATGCGCCCGAAGTAAAAACTGGTTGGAAATTAGGTTCGGCTCCTACAGAAACATTCCTAAAAGTTTTTAATTTAGATAGAGCTTCTGGACTTTCACTATTTTTCATTGGGTCCATGTCCAGTAAATTTAGCCCATGTGCTAATGAATAGTAAAAACAATCTCCATTCGGTGGTTGATGAATAATATGTAAATCGGTATCAATTCCAGATAAATTTCCAAGACTGGTTTCTAAATCAGCTCTCTGTGATTTCATCTCAATTTCAAGAAAAAGATTTTCAATTTCTATATTGCTCATCCCTTTAGTATATTTTTTATTTTTTTTCAGAGTTTTTATCATTAAATCTCTCTGTTGTTCTTGTTGTTCAAATAATGATAATTTTGGTTCAGACGGATTTTTTCCAGAAGAAATACCTGATTTATTTTTTTTTGCTAATTCCTGTTGTCTTGCTAATTCCTGCTGTCTTGCTAATTCCTGTTGTATTGCTAATTCCTGTTGTCTTGCTAATTCCTGTTGTCTTGCTAATTCCTGCTGTCTTACTAATTCCTGCTGTCTTACTAATTCCTCTCCCTGTCTTTTCAACACATTTTCTCTTTTTTGTTCTGTTCTCACTAAATATTCAAATTTCGATTTTTCTTGATTTACTTTCTCCTCCTCTTCTATTTCTTTTTTAAAATCTATACTATATACTATATCTTCATTGTATTTGGGATAAAATTCTTCAGGAGACATATTATTTTTAAGTAGGTATCTAACATACATTAATTCTTCTTGGGTATCATATTCATTACCACAAGATCTGGGACTGCCTGTTTTTGGGTGAATTAATAAGCTATTACCGGTTGCTAATAAAATTTTTTTCAACTCCTCGTTTTGTGAAAATTTTGCATATAGGGATTTTTTAAGAGTTAAACTACGTAAACTTTCTGCTTGATCAGCAGTTTTTATATTCCAATTTTCTGGTAAACTATAGTTACTTTTTTTCCCACCCTTAGATTTTACTTCTGAGCCTTTTAATTTACTAAACTCTCCCTTATTTTTGAATTTATCAGCATATTCTTGAACCCTATTATTAAACTTACTATAATGAAAATAATGCTCTACACTCATAAATTTATCACCATCGATAATAATAGGTAAATTGTTAAATCCATAATCATGTTTAAAACTCGATACAAGAAAATTGGATAATTTTTTTCTCCAATTAGAAATCTTATTAAGTACTTTGTAATCACTACCTGTTATTTTTTTTTCTTTAGAGCCCGTTCCTGCTGCTTTATCAGATGAATTAGAATAAAACATAATAATATTATCATCATTATATATTTTGTCAACAACATCTGGAGGAATATTTTCACTATTTCTTAATATTGTTGGTATTGTTGGTGTTTTAGTTTTAGTTTTAGTTTTAGTTTTAGTTATTTGGAATTTTTTATTTTTCTTTACATTCCCATCAAAATTTTTCATAACTATTATTTTAGATTCAAATATATAATCGGGTTTATTGATATTCAATATTTCTCCTAGATCTATCGTTTCTTTTATTGAATTTTTCATTATATTTTTTTTTTTTTTAAATATAGACAACGGAGGTTCATTATCTTTCTCTTCGACACTTAATCTTATTTTTTTTTTATGTTTTAAATATTCTTTTAATTTTTCTGTAGCTTGATCATCATTGTTTTTAAACATTTCCATTAGTTTAAAATATTTATGCGAACTTTCAATATTCAGGAATCTTTCAATTTCATTTAGTTTAAATAAACTATTATTTAATTTTTTAGCAGAATCTTTTTTAATACTTAATAGAAAATTCTTCTTATCATTAAGCTCTTTTATTTTTAATATTAATGCTTCATATTCTATTTTTAAAAAATTCTTATGAGATTGTAATTCATCATTGCTAAATTGAGATTTATCCCACTGTATATAGTTATCATCTTCGTTATTTTTATGTATATTTAATCTATTAATCTTAGATAACAAATTTTCTATTTTAATTATTATATTTTCTGATAAAATACTATTATTTATTTCTTTTATTTTTTCATCTATATTAATATATTTGGGAAAAATAATTTCTTTTTGAAATACAGTTTCATTTCCATCTATAATTTTAATTAATAAAATATTGTTTACACTATCTGATTGTTGACTAAATGTAATTGGTAAATTAAATGTTAAAGTATCATCTTTAAATTTAAAGTAATAATCTGTTATCAGCGTTTTTTCATTATTATATAATTTTTTTAATTCTTTATTATGATTTTGTTGTAGTGAATGAAATTTATTTATTTCATCAATTAATTCATCTTCAGAGAGATTTTTTTCTTCTAAACTCATTATTACTACTATTAATTCAGATATTATTTTAAATAAATAATATATATATTAGCTATTAATTTTCTCGTTCATTATTTTATATATTAATTACATCATCTTATTCATCTTCTTCATCATCTTCATCATCTTCATCGCCTTCTTCATCATCTTCATCATCTTCTTCGATTAAATCATCTATATCAATATTATTTTCCTCTATATAATCATTTAATGAAAAATATTCTTCTTCTGTTTCTATAGCATCGTTATCATCAATTGTATATACCTCTATTTTATGATTATTATAAATTACTATTAATTTATTATTTACAATGTCGTTATATGTCTTCTTGACTGTAAAATTATCTAAAATTAATTTTTCATTATCTTCATCGTTTTCTATTAATATTCCTTCAATCATTGCTACATTTTTTAATTTTAGAGGCACGTCTTTATCTAAAATATTATCATATGCTATATAATAATTATTAATATCCTTTATCAACACTTTACCATCATTATCATTAATTAAATAAATTTTATTTTCAAATTCGAGAGCACTATAATAAATTAGTTCATCATTTTTTAAATTAAAATAACGTTTTTTATCAACAAATTGTTTTTCCTTTCTTTTATTTTTTCTTTCAGTTCCTTTATTTCCATTTCTATATTGTTCCCAATATATATCTACAAGATCATTTTTATCTTTATTTTCGGGATCATATTCTGTTATTTCATTTTTGAAACCATCATCATCTTTATATTCTTTATATTTTTCTTGAAAATATTTACTAAATAATCTTTTATCATCTTGTTTTCTTGGTCCATATATTTCTGGGTGTTTTTCTCCATTAATACCTGTAATATTATCTTTCGAATCTTCTTCAATTTTATACGTAGAGCCTTTGGACTTTACTTTAAAATTTGATTCTGGAACATTATGTACTTCATTTTCTGGGAAATGATCGACCCCTATCATATCAAATGTTCTGGGGCCTTCTTCTAACAAATATCTTTCAGATCCTGGTTCCCCAGGTGTTAAAGTATATTTTGGTTTTTTTTGATACATCATATCAAATAATTTACCTCTTTTTTGACCAATTGGATCTTCCCATCTTAAATTATAGTATTCATTAAATTTTTCTTTAGCTTCTTCTAATGATATTGTTCCTTTTCTTCTCTTGACAGCACTTCTCATTCTAAATATAATATTAGATATTAATTAGTATAATTAATTACTTTTTGATAAAAATCTTCTATATGGGTTTTTTTCTGCTGAATAGTTTTTTTATTAAATCTTTTAATCGTTATAATAAAAAAAGCAAATATAAATACTAAAATTGATAAAGTATTAACCATAAATTCGGAATTATATGATTTTATACTTTCTATACCAGTCATTAGTCGTTCTTGTAAAATTAAATTAGGTATCATTTTAATTAATTATCATATATTTTTTTAGAAAATTCTACTTAAAACATTAAAAAGTTAATAAAACAATGTCTTGGTTAAAATTAGAATTAATCAATTATGATACTTCTTATATAAATAAAAGTGGTTTTATATTAGGTTTTAACAGTAAAAGCATAAAAGATTACAATTTTAATGATGTTATTAATGTCCCACTTTTAATTCATAAAAATTATGAATTATACAAAATTGAATTAAAAATTTATAATAATAATTTAATAGTATATTTATATGTCAATTATAATAAATTACTTGAAATAATAAAAAAAAATCTTATAGTTCCTTTTAGAAACGAATTATTTGAAATTATAAAACTTAATTCAAAAAGATTTAAAATGAATGAAAAAAATTTTAATGAAATTCAAAAATATATTTTTAATCCATTAAAAAATTCGAATAATGTTGAATTTTATCCTGCTTTATCAAATAATATTATTAAATTAAATAATATAATAATTGATGTAGATAAGCAACAATTTCATCTTGATAATAAATATAAAGATTATTGTTTCCAAGAATTAAATACATATTTAATGATAGATATTCCTAATAATTTACATAATTTAATAATAAATAATAGTTATCATAATGATAAAATTTTAATTATATATAATAGCAATAAAGACTTGGAATTTTTAAAAAAAGGTAAAATAGACCCTAATTATATCGACATAAATCTAAATAACTATAATAATATAACATACAATAAAATACTAAATACTAAAATTATTTTTATTTCTACTAAATTGATAAGAAGTAAGAAGTATTGGAAAGAATATATGAATTTTCACTCCATTGAAAATTTAGATTATGCTCATGATAATTTTAGAAATTGTTTAAATTGTTATGCTAAAAATAATAGCGTATTATATAATGTTGAATTTTTTAAGTTTGACAAAATTTTTTTTATAAATTTTTTTAATAATTCAAATATTAAACACACTTTATTGAATTTTTTTACGAATAAATTAAATTTTAAAAAAAAATACTTTATTGAAAACTCATTCAATATAGACTTTAATTATAATTATTACTGCTCAATAAATAAGTATATTTTTAAAAAAGAAATCATTAATGATATTGGATTAAATTTAAAATTTTTAATTGATAATACAGTTTTTTATAAAAATATCCCAATACCAGGTATTAACAATTATATTAAATTAAAACCTAAAAAATACGATAGTCCTTATTTTAAATATAATAATTTATTTCTATTTGAATATATATTATCACCCAAAAATATAAAATACTCTATAAAATTTTCTTCAAACACTTCTTCAAAAATACATAATTGTCCTATTACATATGAAAATAGTTTGGATAACATTTTTATTGAAACATCTTGTAATCATTTTTTTTCTTTTAAAGGGTTAGTAAACCATTTATCATATTCCAATAAATGTCCTCTTTGTTCAAAAAATATTAGCAATACAGAGTTAAATATTTTCGGTAAATTGGATCATATTTATAAACTTTTATTAGGTGATATAAATAATTTTAATAACAGTTATATAATTGTGGATAATAATGAAGATTCGGCAATTTTAAATAATAGAGTTCAAAAATTGAGTAAACTATTAAATAAACTTAATATTAGGTACTTAACATGTTCCGATATGATTAAAGATAATAAATCAATTAAAAAGAAAAAATGTTTTCTATTCGAACACACTTGTCAAAGTAGATTTTATAAACTAAAAAATAGATCATATTTAAATTATTATTTTAATGATTTAGAATATAATCAATTACAAATTATAGATATTCAATAATTTTTATGTTTTAATATATTAAATGGGTCTTACTAATAAGATATTATTATCTACTATATTTTCTATATTTTCTATATTTTTTACAAATTTTGTGATTATAAATAATTTACCAATAACTTTTCCTATACCCAATATTTTTATATTAATGATAGTATTATCTATTCAATCATTTTTTATAGGGTATTATATATCTTATAATACACAGTATGAACATTGTGGTAATCAAAGTAAAAAATTTGCTATGAAACAGGGATTAAAACATTTAATATATTCAATTATAGGATATTTAGTTGTTTATTTTGTATCATTTGTTAGAGATCCCTTTTTACAAATTTTTGGCAAAGGACCTTTAGGATTTTCTATAGCTCAATCATTTATAATATCATTAAATATAATAATGGTTACTATAATAAATTATTTTAATAGTATAAAGAGTGCTTGTAAAGTTCCACAAAAAGATATTGAAAAGAATTTGAAAAAATTAGATAGATATTTGAAAAAGAAACCGAAGAAGAAGAAGAAGCGATTAATTACAATTAGAAATTAATTGGAATTAGATTCGTTCGTTCAATAAAATATAATCTTATCTATTTTATCATTAATATGGAAAAAGAATTTGAAAATAATTGTTTTGATTCCGGTAAAAATAATATTTCTGTTAATTCAATATTTAAACAATTAACAAAAACAGGAGAATTTAAAAATATGATTAATAATATTTCTAATACATTAAATCAGCTAAATGACACGCATGTAGATAGTAAATCCGAAGATATATTGTCTAATAAAAGTAATAATATTGACAAATTTTTTATTAGTAAAAATGGTAACAATGTTAGTGACTCTTTAGAAAACATAAATTTTACCTTAATAGAAATTTTGAAAGTATTAAAAAATATTTCGTAATAATAATAATAGTAATATTATTAAAAAGTAAAATATTAATATTGGTATAAACCCTATATATTTTTTATCACCATATGATAGTTTTTTAATATTTCTAATTTTTTTAATTGGTTCATTTTTATTATATTCAAACACTATAATATTATTTGAAAAAGAAACATGCTTTTTCATATAATACTATTAATATATTTATTTGGGATATCCTTCACACCAATATACATCTAGGGTATTTGTGTCACCATTTAAAATTACTTTTCCAACTAAATTATTGTCCTTTTTACTATATATATTTCTAAATTTACCGTATAAATTGCCTATTAAATATTCTTTTTTACTGCCATCTAATTCTAATTCAATAATTGGTAATTCAACGTTTTTATCATATGGATTAAAATATATTTCACTTAAACTATCTAATTTCATTTTATTTTCGATTATAGTTGATGAATTAGGTTTACCTAATAATTTTAAAGATTTATTAGTAATAAGGTATATAAGATGATGGTAAAATTTATTATCAATGTGAGTTTCAGGCTCTGTTAAATTACTTTGAATAACATTGCTTATTGTTTTTTTTTTTATATCTATTAAAATAACTGGTTCGAATATCACACTATCTTTATTACTTATCAAAAATATGATGGATAATGGTTTTTTGTTTATATTTGATAAAATTTTTTTAGAAGAAAACCAATTACCAATAATATTTTCCATATTAGATTCTAATTTATTAAAAGTTTGACTAAATAATATTAAATTAGTATTCGTGTAGCTAGATAAAATATCAAGAATTGTAAATAATTTAACCCTATTGTCAATTTCCTTTTCATTTGTAAATGTATTTATTGAACTAATTGTACTATCATAATCAACCCCTTCTTGAACTTTAAGCCATTCATTAAATTCTAAATTTTTAGCTTCAAATTCTGAATCTGATAAGTTATAGAATATTGCTCTAAGGATATTAGACTCTAATGGATTATGTTCTCTAAATATTAGTAAACTTGGATATTCATCATTAACTGTAATATTATAGGCTGAATTTAATTTACCTAACTGACTTTTATCACATTTTATAGAAAATTTATACTGTATATTTGTTTTATAATTATTTGTTTTATAATTATTTGTAAATATTTCTCCAATTTTAGTAAAAAATTGTTCTTCTAAAAAACCTTTTATTTCACTTAATTTCGTTGATTTTATCTTGTGGTCTTTAGCTATTTTAAAAGTTTGTTCTATATTATTATATATTTCACTGAACTTACCTTGTAATATATCTTGAAAATTCTCCCGTGTTGTGAGAGAAATTTTTTTTTTTATTGTTCTTATTGTTCTTATTGTTTTTTTTGTTTTTTTCATATTTAACTATATTATATAAATAACAGATTTTATTTTTATCGTAAACCCTTTCTCAAGTATAAATTATTAAATATACTAAATAAAATTATAGATAGAACTATTAAAATTAAAGGATAATAAAAAACTGTTTTACTTGGACCTACTCCAAAATTTTTCATTTTTCCTTCTGAATCAAACATTATTTTAGGTTTTTTAATCCATATACTTATTCCAATTATTAAATAGGATATAATTGTGTATTTAATATAATTATCAATATCTAACATATATATATATATATTATGATAAAATTAATTACATATATACTTGTAATAACAATTTTAATAATTTTAATAAATCTACACAAAAACAATATTAAGGAATATTTTAATTCTTTTAAATCTATTACAGTATCAGTTTCTCCTAAAGTATTTAAACCAATCGTAATTCATAGTGGAAATGTAAACGGTCTTTATTATAATTATATCAAAACTTTGAAAAATTTATTCCCTTTAAAAAATATAAGATCCAAGGGATCTATAAATAATATAAATAACTTATTATTAGACAATGGTGACATGGTTATAGCTCAGTCTGATTTAGCATTAGATTATTATATAGGAAAAACTAAAAAATATTCAAACAATTCTGATTTAAGATTAGTATCTGTCTTATTTAATGAAAGTCCTATTTTATTAGTTCATAATGATTCTAAAATTAATAATTGGATGGATCTCAGGGGTAAAAATATAGCTATAGGTAATTATGGTAGTGGTTCTTATTTTATAGCTAAGGAATTATTAAAATTAGCAGATATTAATACAAAAGATATAAATATTATCGATATCGATATCTTTAATATTGATTTAATTAATAAATCTCTTTTATCACGTCAAATAGATGCTATATTTTATATGATAGAAAATCCTAATAATTTTATAAAAAAGATATCATCAAAAAATTTTATAAATTTATTAGGGACTCAAGGTATTAATCCTAATTTAATTAAATCAAGATTTCCTACCTGGAATAAAAATAGAGTTTTAATGTCTGACTACAACATAGTAGGTAATAAATATTTACTAAATACGTTTTCATCACCTGTATATTTATTAGCAAAAAAGAATTATAATAACAAATACGTATATCAAATTACCGAGACAATAATGTCAAATAGATTGTTTATAATTAACAATATTAAACCTCGTTTTAAAAAGGTTTTGGAAAAAATTCCTCCCTCATATCAAATAGGAACGGATGATAGTAATGAAATACCATATCATTTGGGAACAAAAAAATTTTTAATTGATATTGGGATGATTTCATACAATCAAAATCCAAAATGTTATTTATTTGCGGGATCAAATATATGTAATGAAGAAATATTATGATTAACTAATATTATAATCAAATAATGTCCATTCCTTTATCTGAAAATATTTTTTTAAATTTAATTCTTTCTTGATAATCATCTTTAAAAATGTAATCTGGTGAATCCAACTTATGATATTTTTTAACAAGTTGATCAGCACAACAATTATATCCCTTTGTACAATTATAACATAATGGTTTAGTTTTTTTATCATATTTCTTGAAAGAAAGCTGTTTTATACCTAGGGGAAATTCACATGTGCCTTTTATACATTTTCCTCTACGATTTGGATAGTTTTTATTAGATTGATAAAATGGACATTCTGAATGATAAGAACATTTTTTATCCCAAACTCCTTTTTTTGAAATTTTATTTAACTCGGTAGTATCATTTTCACAATCATTTTTATTAAAACTTTTTTTTCCAATACATACAAATTCTGACAATTTTTCCTTTTTATTCAAAATTTTTTTAATGAGTTTATCATTAAGAACTATTTTTTTATTTTCATCTGAGTCTCTATAATATGTTTTTTTTGTATTATATATAGCTTGGAATGGATTACTATAAATATTAACATAATTAATAATACTTTCATAACCTGGTAATAAATCAATTTTATCTTGGAATCTATTTCCTACCAATTCAATTGAATTGATATAATGTTTATTATTAATAATTTCTACAATAGGAACTAATATATAACTAAAAGATTTATTATAAAGATGTATCTCTAAACTAAATTTAATTTTATAATTATTATTACTATTTTTTTCTAATTTTATTAAATTTGTTCTAATTATTTTTGGATCACAATCTTCTATTTTATTACAATGATAAATTTTATAGTTTTTTTTTAAGAAATTACGAATAGTATCTATTATTATTTTAGAACCATTATCCATTAAATCAGATATAAATTTAAATGTAAATTTTCTCCCAATATTTCTTTTAGAATAATAATTATATTTTTTAGGAAAATAAATCTCTCTATAATTACCTTTTAAAATTTTTTTAGGTATAGTATTTAATATTTCAACCATTTTCTTATTTAACATAGTATCGTTATAAAATTTATATTTTTTTCTATTATTAACATCTCCTAAAATTTCATGTTTATATACAGGTGGTATTAAAATTTCATTATCGTAATTATATATTTTATAGTTGTATGCTTTTCTACGATGACATGATATAGGTAGAGGATTTTTATATGTTAAATATTGTTCTTTTTTATAATTAGATATAAAAAATATAATAATTAATATAATTAGAAAACATATTAATATAATACTCATTAATATATTATTCTATAATATTTTTATTCTTCATTATCATTATTTCCATCATTATCACCTTGATCCATTTGTAATGCTTCATTTTCATTCTGTTCATCTAATTGTTCATCAGTTTGTTCTTGTAAACCAATTAAATTGTCATCTTCTTCATATCCACTGAAAATATCTCCCAAATTCCATCTCCTAAATAATTTTTGAACACCTTGAAGTTCAGATGATAACTCGTCATATGCTTTTTTACGAGCTACATTTCCTGCTTGCTTAAACCTTTTAATATTTTCTTCAATTTCTAAATCAGATGTTTTAGAAATTTTTTCACCAGAAATAATTATATTATGGACGAAATTATAAATTTCATCAATTAATGTATTATTTAATTGGTTTTCACTTCTTGATGATAAAATTATATCTAATAATTTTGAAAAAATAAATTGTAATATATTTGTAATAAATTCAGCTTGTAATATAGAAACCTCTTTTAATTTTTCATTACATAAATATGAATTAGAATAGATAAATATGTTTTCCAATAAATTATATATATTTTCACTTTGTTCGGAAATTAGAGAAATATTTTTTAAAATTTCTAAATTATTATTAATATCATCTATATCCTCTAATTTAAAAATTTCTAATAGTTGTCTATTAATTGAATCATATTCAGTGTTAAATATGTCTATATAGTATTCTTTGAAATCTGCTCCTAAACTATCCATCATATTTATGTTTTTGTCAATATTTTCTGTAAATGTTTTTTTATATTTAATTTTTTCATTAATTGACGAAAATAATATTAAAATTGATTGAATATAGTGTTTTAGGTTAAACATTTGTTGTCCATTTATACTCTCAATTATTAACTTACGTTTTCTAAATTTTTTCTCATTTTCTACATCAGTATCTTTGTAATTCTGAATTTTTAATATATTGTCTAATTTTTTATCATATATTTCAACATATAAATCATTTCTTCCTAAATTTTTATAATTTAAATCATTTCTTCCTAAACTATCTTCAAAATATCCTCTTAAATTTTCAAAATATTCATCAGATTCATTATTAAAATTTTTATTATAAATTTCTCTAATTTTTGATATAGTATCGTTTTGTTGGCTTAAATTTGCCAATTGTTGAGGCGTTTTTAAAAATGTTTCACTAAAAATAGATAATTCATTACCCTTTAAAATGTTAAAAGGGTGCTTTTGTAAACATTTTTCAATATTTTTAATTAATTCTATTTGAGTAATTATTTGATGATTACTTTTACTCTTGGATTCATTATTTAATAAGATGATATTCTTTAATTTTAAAAAAGATTCCAATTTTTCAATTTCTTCTGATAATTCCATTATATTTAGTTCTTTAGTTTCTTCAGAAATTTTTTTAATAATATCATGTTTAAAATCACCCGATATCAAGTCAATTTCTGTAAATAATTCTGTATCGTTTTCATCATTAGAATTTCTTTCCTTAATTATTTTTCTTATATTAATTAAATTTTGAGCCTTGGTCTTAAGTTGTACATCTTCCCAATCATCTAATGTTCTTAAATTAACATATTTTTCTTTTAATTTGGTAAAAAGAATAACTACATCATTTGGGTTTTCAGTATCAATTTCAACATCATCTTGATCAATTATATTTTTGAAAAATCTTTTTTCTCCTATATCTGATGGTGATTTTGAAAATCTTGAGGTGATTACAATTAAATTAATCTGTAAGATTTTATTATATAAATATTTTTTATATAGTTCATCACTCTCGAAAGAATCCCTATTAATGTACATATAATGTAAAAATTGCCTACCTTTTTCCCAAGTTGTTGACTTTTCCAGAGAATCATTAATTTCATTAAAGCATAGTAGGTTATTTATATTTGAGTTTTTTATTTTTTTAGTAATAAATTTAGTAAGTATATTTTGTGTGGAATATAAATCAAGTATTTCCTGATTTTCTTCTAAAATATTATTCAAGTATATACTATTAATGGATTGAAAATCACAAGAAGATGTATATGATGGATTATTTGATATAAAATTTTGTCTTTTTATCGATAATAAATAATTATTTATTTTAATAATAAATTCTTCACCTATCATTTTAGAAAAAACAGTTAATTTATTTTCAAGTTCGGTTAATCTATTATAAGCTCTCTTTAACATAATTATATTACTAGTACTTTCCACAATTTGTTTGTATTCTGATAAATAGTTTTTATATTCTTCTAAGACATCATTAACTTTAGTCAAATTATTAGGAGTCATTGAACTATCTAGAATGAGAGATGGTCTAAATTCTGGCCATATTAATACACTTTCTTTTTCCAAAATCAATTGATGTTCACTTTGTGACAAATATTCTTGTTTTTTAGTAAATTTTTCTATAATATGGTAGTAACTTTTAAAACTTTCCTGATATTTATTAAAATATTTTTCTTTAAACTTAATTTTAGGGTTTATAATACTTCCCCCTAAACTAACCCAAAATGGACTTTGTTTATTTTTTCTAAAACTATCTAAAATTTTCATTAAATAATTAATACCTACTTCTTCCCATAAATTTCCAATTAATGTTGTTCCAACTTTAGCTTTTCTTTCATCACCTATACTATTTAATTTATATTCTGGAGTAGCTGTTTCCAATATTATTAATAAATAATTTACTATAATACAAGTTTTATTGCTATTTTGATTCATGTTAAATATTGCATTATACACTTTAGAATTTACATAGTTTATAAAAAGTTTTTGTTGTTCATTTTTTGGTGGATAATTTTTTATTTTATCAAGAGTTATAGTACCTTCATTCTCTAAAAATTCATTCCCTCCTTTTTTTATAGATTCTATTAGCTTTTCGTTCCCTTTGGTATATTTTTGAAGTATTTTGTTATCATTACCATGAAATTCTTCCTCAGATAAATAAAATTGTGTCATATTTAGTATTTTTTTAAATTCTATTATAGAATTTTCAATAATAAATTTAATATCTTCCTTTGATAATTCTAAACCTAATCTTTTAGTAATGGGAAGAAGAATAGTGTTGTACGCATCATTTTCCAAACTGTTAAAGGTAATTTGATCATCCTCAGTATCAATAACCTTTTCTCTAAATGATATAGGCTTATCATCTTTACCAAACCCTTCGAAGCTTGATTTTTCTTGATAATCTAATGTTTCGCCACATATTTTACATGTTACTCTGCCATCATCAGTATGACCTTTATAATCTGATACTACTTTTTCCAATATTGATGACCGCTCGGCTTGACTTTTCCACGCCATATTACATATTGGTAAATAATGAGAACAGCACAATATTTCTTCAGAATCTTCATAATCCCAATATATAAAACCTTCAATATCTCCATTATCATTATATGAAAATTTACCATATGTTTCAATAATCTCTTTTATTTGATCGAGACGTTCATCTATATCAGGAGTATTAATCGCTTCCAAATATTTGTTACGAAGATATTTAGGTATTTTAGAAAGTTGCGTATTATTTTCCAAAACAGTTGTTGTTGTATCTTTTAAATTTTTAAAGTAGTTAGAATATTTATCCAATATATCATTGATATCATCTGAAGCTGTTATTTGATTAGCTCTTTCAGTTTTTAATTCTTTTGTGAATTGTTGTAAAAATATAAAATCATCTTTTATAATTTTTACATTTATTAAATAGGGTAATAATATTCTAGGAATATGAATACCTTGAAAATTAGAATCTAAATGCTCTGTTTCTCCTTCTCCTGTATATTTAATAGCATTTGCTTCATCTTCTTTGTCGATATACAGACATTTATAATCTTGATTTTCTAATTTTCTAGGATTAGTATCAATTTCTGAACTATTCAATAAATTTTCAAAAGATATATCAGAAATGTTTTTTATTTCATCTAATTCTAAAATACAATTTGATTTAGTTATTACTTCTGATTTTCCCAATATTGTCCATATGTTACCATCTCTTTTATATAGGAATCTAGAACTATTATCTATTAAAAGAGCATAATCCCCTGATTTAATTATCCTTTGTTTATCATCACGTCTAATGTTTTGAACTATATTAGTATATTTGTTCCCTATTTCCATTTTAGAATCCAATGGATAGAATTCTATTAACTTATTTTTTACAATGTCCTTGTTATTTATTTCTGTAAAATCAATTTCGATATTATCAAATAGATCATCAACTATTTTACAATCAATAGCACTGGTATCAAATATTTTATCATAATAAATAGTATCAATATAATTATCTTTTTTAAGATCCGACAAAGAATGGTATATTTTAATTACTTTGAAACCTTCACATCGTTGTAAATAAAAATCATATTTATCCTTTTCTTCTTTAAATATAGTTTTATGAATATCTAATCTTTCCTTTAATCTATTCAATATTGGTCCATTTAATAATTTGAATCTTTTTTCTCCATTTGACATTTCATTCCAATTTGGAATATATTTTGAACATATTTCCTTCATTTCAATACCATCAATTTCGGAGTTAATGTATTCGCTATTTTTTAGATAATTATATTCTCTTATATATTTATGTATAAATTGATTAGAATCTATATTTTTATACATATTATTGAATAAATGTATAGAGCGAAAATCATCATTATCAAAACGAGTATTTTGATAAAAAATTCCATTATTTTTCAAAATTTTTAAGTTAGTTAATTTTAAATATTTATCAATCCTCGAATCATTACTATTATTTTCAAATAAATGTGAACTTACCGAGTTATTATGGATATTATTATTAAACTGGTTATTATTAATTATGTAATTAACTAAAATTCCAAATAAGTCTAATTTTCTTGTTATTTTATTAGTAGAAGTTATATTAAATTTGTGATTAATATTTAAAAAATGTATACATTTTTCTATATCTTTTTCAGTATATTCAGAACTATAAATTTGTTTTAGCTCCTTTGATATAGAGTTAATTAATATTTTTGAAAATTTACCTAAATTATTGTGATACAAATATTTTTTAGATAAATATCTTTTTTTTGAATCATTTATATATTTAATTATTTTGTTTAATTTGTCACACACATCCAATATATATATTTTTTTATCTTTTTCATATTTGGAATAGGATTTATATTTTTCTCCCCTTCTCAAAAACATTTCTTTAATTTTCATTTCACCTCGGTTAAATTTATTAATTTCACCAGAATGTATGTGATATTTGTTTAAAATTCTATCTAAATCTTTAAAATTATTAGATTCATTAAATTTTTTAATTTCTATTTTTTTTATTTCTGAAAGGTTAGGTATAATTTCTTGCAAATAGGATTCAAACTCATGTGTCTTTAATTTATTTGAATTATCTGGATTATCTGGATTATTTGACTGAAAAATAACGAAATTGTTATCATTATAATTTATTAAACTGTCTGATATATTTGATATATTCAAATTATTATACTGTTTTCTATTATTATGATCCTCTTTTATATAATCATTAAGGTTATAACCCTTATTATTACCTTTAAATTTATTTAAAACTCTTTGATTATTAAAGTATATTGGATCCATAAAATTATCATTTGTTTCATTTATTGAATTAATATGAAATCCTACAATATTTAGTTTTTCACCAGGAACTAATATTTCTTTTAATGGTGGTAAATTAATACTTTTATTAAAATCTGAGTTATTAAAAACCTTTTTATTAGAAGTATGTGCATAAAAACTATCACCTGTTTTATTAGTTCCATTACAAGTTCTTATCCCATTTTGATTCATTCTTCTATCACTTATTGATCTATTTGATAATTGATCTTTAAAATAATATTCATTACCATTAGCATATCTTTCTTCTAAGGAGGTTAATGCTATATCCATAGGTTCATTATTTCTTACACTAAAGCATTTTTTATCTGGATTACAATATCTTAAAATATTATTTCCAAATGGCAGAGGATCTGTTTGGAAATATTCTAATTCTCGAGATAAACCTATTTCGTCATTAATGAAACCATCATTTACATTATCAAAAAAATGAGATTCATCAGTAGTTTGACCTATTTTAGCAATAGAGTCATCAGAAGGTTCTATTTTTTCTAAACGGATTGTTCCCCCATGTGATAAATAATTACGATATTCGTTATAATCAATATGATCTCCATTTGAATTGATACCTTTATGTCTATTATATTTTACGTATAATGAATTTAAAACTTCAATTTCCTTATCAAAATCTATAAATTTTACTTGAGGAAAATCTTGAATTTCTTCATCATTCATATTTAATAGAACATCATTTTCAGTATATATTTTTTTTTTATCATAAACTATTGGAGTAATAAAATTATTTGTATAATTATTATCAAGTATATCGTCAAGTATAGGTTTATAATTATTACCATATAGTTCTATTCTACCTGTTTTTTTAAGTTTATCTCTAATTTGATATACGTGTGCTAAAAATTCTTTAGATTTTTTAAAACACATGTCATATATTTTTGTATCATCTGATTTTTTACTAGAAATAGTTTCCATTAAATTATCTGTTATAGATTCTAATAATTCATTATCGGTCCAAGGTATTTCCCATGTGGTTAATTGTCTTTCTATTTCTCTAATTTTAAATGAAATTCCCTCGTCAATTAATGTAATTTCATCGTCTCCTAAATCCTCTTCTCCATCTTTTTCCTCATCACCATCTCCTAAATCCTCTTCTCCATGTCTTTGCTCATCACTTTCTCCTAAATCCTCTTCTAATTCTAATTCATGATCATCATCGAAACCTTTTTCGTCTACATCGTCATAACCAGACTCGTCTTCTAATTCATCGTCATAACCAGACTCGTCTTCTAATTCATCACCATCAACAGACTCGTATTCTGAGTCATCATCATTATCAGACTCATCTTCTAATCCATCATCAATGATTTCCATAGTTTCAATATTATTGATTGGAGTTTTTAAATCTATTACAAATAATCCAGAAGTGGTTGAATAAAATTGTGCTTGGTCATTTTCGTCTATTACCATAAAAGTATATTTAGCGTTGGCTGTACCATCTTTATACTTAATTTCAACATTTTTTCCCGTATCCAAAGTTCGAATTAATTCATTAATATTATCATTTTTCGATGAATTACTCATATCTCTATAATAATATTAAGATTTTAATTTATATTCAAAAACTATTAATAATAATCAGTATCAAATATTTTAAAATATAAATACTTAAAGTTTCAAATCAATTTACATTTAAAATGTCATTATTAAAGGAATTTATTAATAATATAGAAGGAGGCGAAAATTTTACAAACGTTAAAAACGCTTTAGAGAAAAAAGGTTTAGTCGTAAAAGAAAATGAAAATTTATACCTTATTAAGTATGATAGAAATAAGTGCAATATTGATTCAGATTTACTTAGACAATCAAGGGGTATTATTTTAGAAAAAAATACAAATAAAATTATATGCTATCCACTTGATGGTGCTATTGAAAAAAATATATTTAAAACAAAAAATAATTGGAATGATATAGTAGTCGAAAAATCTATTGATGGAACATTAATTAATATATATTATTATTCTGGTAAATGGAATGTTTCTACAAAAAGTGTAATAGATGGTAATTGTTATTGGAATAATGAACAAAGAACTTTTAAACAACTATTTGAAGAAGTTTTAGAATCTTTAAATTTTAATTATGATCTATTAGATAATAGTTTAAATTATTCTTTTGTATTATGTCATCCTAAAGAAAGAAATGTTACAAAATATGAGGAGGCTAAAATATACCATATTTCGTCAAGAAACATTCATACTTTACGAGAATGTGATATAAATATAGGAATACCTAAACCTGAAATACTTAAGCTAGATAATTTTAATTTATTAAATGTTAATTCATATACTGACCTAGAAAATTCATTAAAAGATCTTGATTATTCCCAAGAAGGATATATGTTATATACAAAAAATCGTATGGAAAGGGTAAAATTTAAAGGAATTAAACATTGTTATGTTAAAGAATTAAAAGGCAATCACCCCAACACTTTGTTTCACTTATTAGAAATAAGATTGAATGAAAATAAATTAAAAGATTTTCTTAGATATTTTCCTGAATATTTTGAACTAGCTACAAATATAGAAGTAGCTATAGATGAATTATCACAGGCAATATTATTTTTTTATACTAAAACTAAAAAAAATAAAGAAAATATCGAAATTCCAAAATTGTATCAAAAACCTATTATAGAATTACATCAGGAATATTTAAAATTAATGGATAGATATAATCCAAAAAAACATTCATATAAACCTAGTATAACTTTACCTAAAATTATTCATTATTTAAATTATGAAATAGAGGTTAAATATTTATATCATTTAATTACATTTCATGATAAAGATCAATCAAAATAAAGTATCTAGAAAAAAAACTTTTCTAAATATTTTCTAAATTATTTAAGTGTAATTTTATTGAGTAGAACTCTTTAACATTTCCTCAGAAGTAACTGATGTTGTAGAGACTGACGAAGGTTTTTCCTTCTTTTTTAGGGTTATCTTTTTCTTTACTTTTGTTTTTCCGTCTGTAGGTTTTCCTTCTTTAGGTTTGAAATCTCGTAAGAAGTTAGTAATATCGATAATATATTCTTTATTGTTATCCGAGCGACGAATTTTTACTTTATCTTCTAAAATTTCTTGTACTATCACATCAATATCTACCATATCATCTATATATTCTCGTATACGTGATAACGTATTTTCTCCATCTGATAAAGTTTTTATACTCCATTCACTACCTGTTTTTTTTAAATGCTTTAGTATATCATCATCATATAGTGATTTAATATCTTCTAAATAATTTATTTTTTCTTTTGATTCATTTTCTCCTTCATCAACAAAAACATTTTTATCACTAGAGTCATCTAATGCGATAATTTCGTTAACTTCTTCCTTACGATTCGACTGTAAGATATTCGTTTTTTTATGAAAACCATCCAATTCTGGAAATACTATAGGAAAGTTAGGGAAAACATTAAAGAATTCCGCTTCGTCATCAATTCTAAAACTGTTTTTAGTTATATGACTTTTATGTGAAAATTCATTTTTAACATGACATATATCATTATATATAGTTTTTAAACAATTAATTAATAGAAATTCATAAATATTTTTTTCTAAAATATCGTTTTCTTCAATATTTTTTGTAGATACTGAGTTACTCCATTTTTTGTAAATATATTGATTTAATTCATTAAGAGTTGTGATATCCATTTTATTTAATTTAATTTTAATTTTTATAGTTTCTTTCAATGGATGTGGCATACTATAACTTGCAAATGACAGAATATTGGAATTAAGAGCATAATTTCCAATATAAGATGCCTTAAAATATTCACTAATTATATTACCTATTGTGTGATTTTCATTATCTATATCTATAATATATCCATTTAGTAAGTCATTTGATTTTGAGGTTGATATTTTATTATTTAAGTGATTAATTTGAAACAATGATTCTGAATTTTCTTCAATAGATAAAGAATTTAAAATATCTAGAATTTTTAATTCTAAAATAGTCAAGGCGTCATAAACTATTTCATCTGATTCCAAAAAACCTATAGATTCAATATTAAATATAAATGAATTAGGATTCCCAAAACCATTAGTTTTAAATATACGATCTTTGTCCAATAAATTAAAGGATCTGCGAAATTTTTCTTCCTCATCTTCTGATAAATCTTTTAATTTTCTATTGCGTCTTTCTTTGTTCGTATAATCTAATTTTTTTCTAAAAATTTCTTCTATTAATTCCTCATCATTTAACTGTAATTGAAATGAAACTGTTCCTACTGGACAATATCTAGCATGTTGTTTACCTATACCAATAGAAGGTTTAGCCACTAATGAAATTTCTTCTCCCATTTCATCATCCAATACATTAGGTTTTAATATATTTAAGTTAATAAATTCTCCTGTATAAAAATCTGGTAAAAATATTTTATCTACCTTTGGTGAAATATCTTCCATTGAAGCTGATAATAAAGAAGAGTCACTATATTGAAAGTCGTTATTAGTTACTGTAATATTGCTATTAGAATTAGTTAGTGTTAAACTATCTCTGGTTTCCTTATTATTTTTAATATTTATTTTAAAATGTGGTATATCCGTTGGATTTTTAAAATCAAAAATTCTTTTACCATAATCTACATTATATTGTGTCTTTACTTTAAGTAAATCTTCTCCCATGTATAAAGGAACTAGAGATATTCTATGAGACAAAAATTCATTATGTATCCCAGATGAATTTTTTTCAATGACAATTGATCTAGATAGTTCATTATCTACCCATTCGTCACTAAAAGACACAATAGGTATATTAGATAACATGGCCCTTCTAAATGAATTAGCTAATGACAATGGAATATGGTTAAGAATGAAAGATGTTTCATGTTTAAAATTATTACCATCTTTATTTGATACAAAACTTGTTTCTTGATTTTCGAAATTTGTAAAAATATCCATATAAATAGTATGCGATAATATATTAATATATTTTGTGCTTAAATAATTATCAAATTTAATTTATTAATGTGTATAAATTATTTAAATTAAATATTTCTAAGATATATATGTCAAATAAGCCTATTTTATTCTATTCACCAAAATGTACGCATTCTATAGAATTATGGAAAAAATTAAAAGAAAATAATATTCTTGATAAAATTCTTAAGATTAATGTATCAAACGCAACAACAATTCCCAATAACGTAAAAAGAACACCTACTTTATTAATTAATGGAAGACAACCTTTGATTGGACAAGCGATCGAGTTTTACTTAAGAAATCCACAACCTAATAAGCAACAAAATGAACAGACTCAACAACCTATTGTAGATAATAATATTCAAGACTATATGCCAGAAGAAATGAACAACTCTTGGTCAGACAATTATTCTTTTATTGATAACAATAATCCTATAGATCATAGTTTCCAATGGCTTAATCAGAATAATACTATAAAATGTTCTAAACCTATGTTGAATAATAAGAAGGGCAATGTAATTGATAATAGACTTGAAACACTTAAAAAAGAAAGAAATTTAGATTTACATAAATAAACTTAAAGAGTTTTTACGTATAAATAAGTATATTTTAAATATAATTATATCTTAAGATATATTTATGAGTTTTTTAACAGCTTTCAATAAACAATTATGCAATTTGGTAAATAATTTATCCGATATGTTCCCTACAGATCCAGATCTTCAATTTTCAAAAAATACAGTAGCATTTCTTAAAAAAAATAATCCAAGAAAATTACAAAAAATATTTTCGGAATATGTGGCTATATATGAGGATCAAATTAAGGAAGAAGATGACAAATTTTTTTTAACTAAAGATTTTATAAAGGAAGATTTAGATTTTGATTCAAATCATTATTCTAATGATATTATGAAAAATTTAAAAAAATATTGGCATCTAATGGATACGGAAAGTAAACAAAATATATGGAAATACCTTAAAGTCCTTGTTATTTTAAATGATAAATGTAATAATGCGTAAGGATTTAATAAATAAAAAATCAATTATTATTAAATGTCAAGATTAAATTCATTTAATAGTAATTTAGAAAAGTTATTAAAAAACATTATAAAATTATTTCCGGATCAAAAGGAGGATATTGAAAAATACTATAAGTTTCCTGTAAGTGGTGATATATACATAAAACTATTTTTTGAGAACTGTAAAAGTCTAGGAAAAGACATATCAGAGAAAAACGAAATTATATTTTCTGAAGAATATATAATATTACCAGAAGTTAAATTTAATCTTATTTGGAATGATGAAGACATCGATGACGAAAGTAAAGAAACTATATGGAAATATTTACATACATTATATATTTTTTCATATGAATTCCAAAAAGATAAAGATGTTAATGAAATTTTAGAACAACTTAAAAATATTCAACAGGATAATTCCGATTTAGATGAACAAACTAAAACATTTTTAAGTATTATTGATAATTTATCAGGTAAAAATGATATAGATATGGATAAACTAGAAAATTCAGAATTAAATAATGAAGATGAAGATGAAGATAATACTTCGGGATTTACTTTACCAAATATGCCAGATTTGTCAAATTTAATGAATGGTAGTATTGGTCAGTTGGCACAAGAAATAGTATCTGATTTAGATACATCTAAATTAAATTTAGAAGATCCAAGTATGCTTTTAAAAAATTTAATGTCTGGAAATATTGGTGATGATAGTGGATTAATGGATCTGGTTAAAAATATTACAGGTAAAATACATGATAAAATAAATTCAGGTGAATTAAATGAAGAACATTTATTTTCAGAAGCTAATAATGTAATGAATACTTTCAATAATTCTTCTAATTCTAATAGTTTATTTAATAATATGTTTAATCAAGCAGTTAATACGGGAATTAATAGTGGTTTAGACTCTGATATGTCAGAAGAAAATCAAGAAATAGTTAAAAATTGTCAACAAATTATAAATAATAAAGCTGCTGTAAATAGTAACCCTCAACAAATGTTAAAAAATGCGAAATTACAAAAAAGAAGGGAATTATTAAGAAAAAAATTAGAACTTAAGAAAAAAATTGAAGAAAACGCTAAACAATTAGAAAAAGAAGAAAAAATGTTAAATGATTCTCAAAATTTAGAAGAGTGGAATGAATTTCAATAAATAAATATTTAGATAATATATATCTAAATATATATTAACATATGAATTCTAATAATAATAATACTGATAAGTTTTGGTCAGATGATATTGAAATATTATTTAAAGTTGACAAATTATCTCAATTTTTTCCATCTACTGGATATAGTTTTTCTGAAAAACTTAATGCTATAACAAGATGTGCTTTTTATTTGAGTATATTGTTGTATTTATACAATGGTAATTACAAATTCCTATTTATATTTATAGTAGTATTAATTTTAACATATATGATATTCCATAATAATGAAGAATATAAGACATCACAGCAATTAATAAGTAAATTTACAAATTTTGGAAATAAAAGATATCCTGTCGAATATATTAGTCCTACTAAAAATAATCCTTTTATGAACATATCTTTAGACGATTATGAAAAAAATCCAAATAGAGAATCTATTATGAGGAAAAATGGATCTAAAAAAAATATAAATGAACAAATAAATAAAAAGTTTAATATTAACCTTTATAAAGATGTTAGTGATATTTTTGGAAAAGAAAATTCACAAAGACAATTTTATACTACACCTATAACTACCATACCTAATGATCAAACTAAATTCGCTAAGTGGTTATATAATATTCCAAAAACTTGTAAAGAAGGAAATGGACAACAATGTATGCGTAATAATTTTAATCCATTATATGGAATGTTAAGAGGTAAAACGAGTGGATGTCCACCAAATCAATAAATAATTTAAATTTAAAATTATTAATAGAATTTTAAATTTAAGATAGTAACATTTAATAAAGGATTAAATATCTTTTATATATATATATACCAATATGGATAATTGTATTAATCCTAAGAAAAATAAGTTTAATATACAGGGTCTCACAAGACTAAATGAAGATAGTTGTTATAAAAACTTAAGAAACAAAACTATTTCAAGAACTGGAAAATATAATACCCGAAATTTTAAAAATTGCGATTGCTTAGCGCCAGAAGTTAAAGAACTTTCTTTACAGCATCCAAGTGTTTTTTTTAGAGATGGATATGGTTGGTCTTCTAATAATGGTTGTAATATTGATAATGATTCTAAATTAAGAAATGCTAAAAACTTAACAAATGAGAGATGTATTAATCAACTGATGACTAGACCATATTCAACTACACCATACATGGGTAGAGGAGAGGGTAATGTGATTATTGAAAATAAATTGCTCCCAGGAGAAAGCACTGTTCAAAATAGACCATGTAATAATTTATCAGGAATATATATAGACCGTTTTATTCCACAGATTCCATGTATAAAAAGAGAAATACAAAATACTAAAAATATTATTCCTGAAGATACTGATAATAATTGGGTAAGAGGTGGTCAACCCTCAAGACAAATTATAAGGAATAAAGATTATCTTAAAAATTGTGGATATAAATATAATGGCAAATTTTGGAAAAGATAAATAACGTATTATATAAAGAATAAATTTAATTTTTCAGTATAAATAAATTCTTTATATAATATATATAATCATGAGTTCAAATAGATTAATGTACGATACCTGTGCGTATTCCAAAAGATTAAATGAAAGTGTTGGTCCCTTATCATATGTTTTAAATCCAATGAAATATGAAAATTGTCAAAAATGTAGACACGAATTAGGTATAGTTGGTGGAACTTCTGTTAGTCACATTAAAGGAAATTTAGTTGATTTAGAAAATGATCTAAGAGGCGCAACCAGAGCAAATACACTTTGTCCTGATAATAAATTTAAACCTAATAATGGATCAATTACTATTAAGGGTAATGGTTGTGGTAAAAATGATAGAACTGTTGATACAAATTTAGTTCATTTACCATCATGTCAAATGATTAGATATAAACCTACTCCACTTCCCCCAGCCATGGATTTAAGCAATTGTCCTGCTCCTAAAGTCCCAGTTACTTCTCAATGCCAATAGATTCATAAGAATTTAAAAATAAATTTTATAATTCATGTGAATAAATAAAATTATAAATAATAATTTATAAAATAAAAGTATCTATATAATATATAAGATATGAGTTTTAATAGACTAAATTATGATGAAGGCGCATATAAACAAGAGTTAAACCAGTCAGTTGGCCCTGGTGTATATAAATTAGCGGAACCAAAAGTATCTTGCCAATCTTGTTATCCTTATCCCCCATCTGTTAGATTACAAAAACAAGGTAATTCAATTGATAGAAGTAGATTACTTATAGATACAGATTCGGAACTTATGGGTTTAAACAGAAGACTTTCTAAAAATCCTGATAAAAATTATGTTCCAGTTTGTCCTGATAAAGTGTGCACTTCAGGAGAAGTTTGTGGCCAAGGAGTTATTGGATCATGTAATTTAAGAAAACCTGGAGAAAGATATATGGATAATAATTTACAACATTATAAGGATTGTTTTATACCTTCTGAGGATACTAGATTATCTAATCCAGCCTGTAATTTAAGAGGAACTGGATGGAATAGATGGGAATGGTTATGCCAGGATCCCCAAGAAAGAATCGAAATTCCTTTTGATTATAATATTTCAAATAGAATTATTGTTAAGGATAATCATCGCCCATGTATCCCAACACCTATTGATTCCTCTCCAGCACTACCAACTGGAGGTGAACTTCCTTGTGAACCCACCGGTACCACATGTGGAGCAAACACTTCACCTCCTTCAGTTCATTGGAGAAGTAGTAGTGAAATTAGAAATTATTAAATGAGTCTCTATAAATATAGATTTCTTTATAGAGATAAATTAAAAATAAAATAAAATTATATATTAATATATAATGGAATTTTTAATAGGAACTTCTGTTTTAGCCGCAGGATATTTATTAAGTAAAAATGGTAATAAAACAACAAATAATAGTAATCAAACTATTAAATCTAGATTAAATAATAAAACTATTTATAATAGTAATAATATAGAAACCGTAAAATTAATAGAGAAAAAAAAAGCAAATAGAAATTTTTCTAAAACAAAAGATGCTATAAATACTAATGTTATTCCTCCATATTTTAACCAAAAAATTTTTAATGATAATAATAAATCTATTAAGTTTTTACAAAGTAACCAAAATACTTTAAATACGACAAAAGGTCCTTATATTAGTAGATTATCTGGACAACCAATAACTAAAGAAAATTTTACACATAGTAATATGACCCCTTTTTTCGGTGGTTCAGTTAAGCAAAATACTTATGAACATGCTAATACACCCATATTAGAATTACATACAGGAACTAGTAAACATTGTATAAATAAAACAGAGATTAAACCTATGTTTAAGCCATCTAAAAATATAAATAATACATATGGAACTAAACATTCTATAAGCGAACAACTAGATCGTTTTACTGGTTCTAAAATAAGAAACAATGAAGTGCCAATTAAATCATTAATTGTAGGACCTGGATTAGCTAACGGTTATACAAATATACCCTCTGGGGGATTTCACCAAGGAGATACACGGGATTATATAATGCCTAAAAGTGTAGATGAAATAAGAACTAAATCTAATCCAAAATTAACATATAAGGGTAGAATTATAACTGGTAAATCTTTTAATAATAAAAGAAAAGTTATAGGTTCAGTTTCTAAAAACAGACCAGATACATTTTATAAATCTGGTCCTGAAAGATTATTTACTACTGTTGGTTCAACTACTAAGGAAAAACTAAGACCTTGTATTATATACAAGGATACTAATAGAAAGATCACTAAATCTTACCATGGAGTAGGAGCACCGGTTAGTAAAAAAAGTAAAATGAGATCTAAATATAAAAAAACATCAAAAAACATATATAAAGGTGATGGTCCAAGAAATGCAAATCTAAGCGGTAAATGGAAGAATGAAAAGTTTTCAGATTATGGTAAAAAAAATTATAACTTACCAAGTAACGAAAGGGATATTACTGGTCAAAGAACACATACTTCAAATGTAACATCTATTGTGAAAGCTATAGTAGCTCCTTTAGAAGATATATTAAGAACAACTAAAAAAGAGAATGTAATAGGTAATATACGACAAAGTGGTAATTTTAAATCATCTAACCCAAAATTAACAGTTTATGATCCTAATGATATAGCAAGAACTACTATAAAAGAAACAAATATACATGATACAGGATTGGGTCATTTAAAAGGTCCTAATAGAATGACGGTGTATGACCCTAATGATGTTGCCAAAACAACTATTAAGGAAATACATATATTAAATAAAAGAAATGGTAATATTTCAGGACCTAATAAATTAATAACATATGATCCTAATGATATAGCTAGAACTACTATAAAAGAAACAAATATACATAATATACGATCAGGAAATATGAATTCTCGATCGAGAGGTGTTGTATATGATCCTAATGATGTAGCAAGAACGACGATTAAAGAAACTACTGTCGAAGAAGTTAGGTCAGGACAATTAACACCTTTTCAAAAAGCTATTGTTTATGATCCTAATGATGTAGCAAGAACTACCATAAAAGAAACAAATATACATGATAATAGATCAGGTAATATGAATGGTAAATCTAAAAGTGTAGTTTATAACCCTAATGATAGAACACGAACAACTATTAAAGAGACTACTATTAGTGATGTTCGTTCAGGTAATTTAGCAGGTTATAATAAAGCTATAGCTTATGACCCTAATGATACTACTAGAACAACTATAAAAGAAACAAATATACATGATACTAGAACCGGATATATACAGAATACTAATGGTCATAAAGGTGTAGTTATTGACCCAATACATGGTAAACCCAAATTAACTATTAGAAACACAACTAAACCTGAAGAAACTATACTAAATATGAATACTTATAATAAACACATTGTATATGACCCTAATGATGTCGCTAAAACAACAAGTAAGGAAACTAATATTCATAATACACGCTCGGGAAATATGAATTCTTCTAAAAAAAATGTAGTGTATGACCCTAATGATATAGCCAGAACTACCGTAAGAGAAACTACTGAAAATAATAATAGAACAGGTAATGTAAGTAATTTAGAAAAACATGATGCTGGATATTTAACTAATCCCAAAAAAGCCCCTAATACAAACAGACAGTTTACTACAAAGGAATATACAGGTGTTATGTCTGGAGATCAAACGGGAAGTAGTGGATACGGATATATAACAGCAGGAACACAGGCTTTAAATACCAATAGACAATTTACTTCTAAATCTTATTCAGGTTCAGCTACAAGTAAGAATACTAAACCTATGTCTTATCAAGATATTTATAATGCCACAATTAATCATGTTAAGGAAGGAACATTAGAAGGAAGGAATCCTACTCCGTCTAATGTATCACTTACTTCAGGGTTAGAAAATGTTAACGTAAATGTAAAAAAAATAGAAGATGATTATATTAATAATAGGGATCTTAAGAATACTAAGGTATATAATTCTATAAATCAGATAGATCCTTGTTCAGTTACGAAATTAAAAGACCAATTAAATAATGAACAAATAAGTAATAGAATAAATCCATCTTTATTAAATGCTTTTAAAAAAAATCCATATACTAAACCATTGGATAGTCATTTTCATAGTTAAATATAAATTTATAAGATTTAAATTCTTGTAAATTTTATATCCACTTTATTGGATTTTTATCCCATTCAATTAATTTTTTATTAATTTTCGAAAAATGTTTACAACCAAAAAAACCACCTCTATTCGCGGATAATGGACTTGGGTGTTTCGCTTCAAGGATATGATGTTTGTTAGTATCAATATATTTTTTTTTACCCTTAGCGTAATTACCCCACAAAACAAAGATGACCTTATCACAATGATTAGATATATCTTTTAATATTTCTGTTGTATATGGTAACCAAAATTTAATATGGGATTCTGGACATTTCTCCCTAACTGTTAAAGATGTATTAAGAAAAAGTATACCCTGTTTTGCTAAATCATTAAATTCTGTATTTGTCCTTGTTATACCAATATCATTATACAATTCTTTAAAAATATTTCTGAGAGAAGGTGGTGTTTTAATATCATTAGGCACACTAAAACATAAACCATTGGCTTGACCTTTTCGGTGATAACAATCTTGTCCAATAAACACTACCTTAAGATCTTTAATATCAAAATGATTAAATGTATTAAAAATTTTATCTTTTGGTGGAAAAATTGATATGGATTTACCAAAAATGTTATATTCGTTTTCAATATTTTCGTTAATATTATTTAATAAATCACTATATTTAATTAAATAATTTTTCCAGTCAGTATTCAATAACTTTATTTGAGTATGAAGCATTTTATATTTTTTTTCATAAATTTTATTTAGGATATCAAATTTATACAATGCGTTATGAATTATTAAATTATATCTAAATATTTAGTAAAGAATGAATAATATACATGTTTTAGTAGATGCCAAAACTGAATATACTAAACAGTTAATAAATATTTTAACTCCAAGAATGATGGAAGGTTTTCAATCTGTATATGATCATGCGAAAGATACTGGGTCAAATAGTAAAGATAAGCAAATTTTAAAATTATTTCAAACTTATTTAAGTGATATACCTAAATGGACAAATACCCAATTAGTTGACGAATTTAAAAGAATATCTAATAAATCTAATTGTGATTGGTTGGATGATTTAATTAAAGCTGTTTTCGTAAGTCACACTAAGGTATTAATTTCTATAAAAATGTCTAATAAATCAAAAAAAACTGTAGATCTCTCAATTCCAAAGGCTATTCATTTTATACATAAGTCATATATTAATTGTGCCAGAAAATTTTGGAAAAAACCGTATTTATTTTATCATGATGTATCTCAATATGAAATACAACAACATAAAAATGAAATTGAAAGTATAGTTTCATCTACTGTTGAGGAAACTGTTAGAAAATTATTACCTGTAAGAAATATATTAAGAGAATATTTAGGAAACAATTTTGTAGATGATATTGATGATGACTTATCAAATGATATATCTGTTAGTGATAATTTAAATTTAAAAAAATTAGTTGAGAAAGAATTAGAAATATCTATTAAAAAAAAAAAAAGTTTAGATGATAACAACTATAATAATTTTGAAATATCTTCTAATTTTGAAGAAAATGTCACTTATGAAAAAAATGAGTTAGATAAAATAGAATTAGAAAAGAAACATAATAATGATCTTAGGAAAGAAGGTTTAACTGTGGAAAATAATGTTGAAGAAACTCTCCAGGAAAATGGGGATACTAATGTTGTTGAAGATATGGTAAATATTGAAGAAACTCTACAAGAAACCCCTCAAGAAAATGGGGATACTAATGTTGTTGAAGATATGGTAAATATTGAAGAAACTCTACAAGAAACCCCTCAAGAAAATGGGGATACTAATGTTGTTGAAGATAAGGTAGATATTGAAGAAACTCTACAAGAAACCCCTCAAGAAAATGGGGATACTAATGTTGTTGAAGATAATGTAGATATTGAAGAAAATCTACAAGAAATCCCTCAAGAAAATGCGGATACGAATGTTGTTGAAGATGTTATTGAAGATGGTTTAATTGTAGAAGAAGTCCTTCAAGAAAATGGGGATACTAATTTAGTCAAAGATGATGTGGTTGTTGAAGATCCTCCTCAAGAAAATGGGGATAATAATGAATTAGGAGTTACTGGTAAAGATTTAGTGGCTGTTGAAGATGTAGTTGTTGGAGAAAGTCTTCAAGAAAACCAAGATACTACAGTTGTGGAAGATGCGGTGGCTGTTGAAGAAACACCTCAAAAAAAACAGGATATTAATGCTGAAGATGATGTTTTATCTACTATGAATTCTGTTCAAGTAAATGACTTTGATTTAAATTCTAATGTATTTGAGGAATTTTTAAATGGATCAGGGGGTGCTGTAAATGACGATAATAGATTAGAAAAATATTATGATTTAGAAGTAAGCGATACTAAAAATAAAGAAAGTGGTGAATTAAATAGCACTAAAAAATTAGATGACAATAAGACATTATCTAATACTGAAAAATTAGATGATACTGAACAATTAGAAAATAATGAAGATTTAGAAAATAAGGTAAACGTCGTGGAATCTAATAAATTAGCTGATAATGAAGAATTATTAGAAAAAGAAGTTGTAAAATCTGATACAACTAATAAATTAGATGATACTAAAGAATTAGAAAATAATGAAGAATTAGAAAATGCTGAAGAATTAGAAAATAATGAAGAATTAGAAAATGCTGAAGAATTAGAAAATAATGAAGAATTAGAAAATGATGAAGAGTTAGAAAATGCTGAAGAGTTACCAGATACTAACGAATTAGTAAATATTAAAGAATTACAAGATAATGAAGAATTAGAAAATGATGAAGAGTTAGAAAATGCTGAAGAGTTACCAGATACTAAAGAATTAGTAAAGACGAAAGAATTAGAAAATATCGAAGATGTTGTTAATAGTCAAAAATTAGAAATAAATGAAAATAAATATGATTCTGAAGATGTTAATACACAGGAATTAATGGATAAAAAAGAAAATGAAGATCGTGAAGAAGATGATGATGACAAAGAAGATGAAGATGATTTGATCGATAATTTTTATTTTGAACAAATAGCAAAAAATGATAGTAATTCTATAGAAGATTTAAGTAATGAAATAACTCCCGAAGATGATTTGATCGATAATTTTTATTTTGAAAATATAGCAGAACAAAATGATATAAATTCAGTTAATAATCAAGAAGTTATTAATATGGATGTTAATATGAATAGTAATGATGATATGGTAACTCAAGAATATTCAAAAAAAAGTCGAAATATTGAATTAAATGTAACAAATAAAGAAGAAAATATAGAAGAAGATGTTAACTCTAATTTTAAATTTTTTAATGATACAATTAATTATAATTAATATGTTTTTTTACCAAAATATTTTTCTTGTAAAAAAATATAATGAACTCTTTAGGAAATCCAGTATTAGTATCTGTGCTTATTGGTTTAGTCAGTGTAATCTTAAGTTATATTGAAAACAAAATGAATAATTCAAATAGATCTAATAAAGATTATTTAAAATTATTTGTACTTGTTAGTGCTTCAGTGATAGTTTCAACATATATGGTTAATAATACTTCTGTATTAACTTCTTTTAAAGACCAAGAAATGTTAACTGGTGATCCAGGGTTTTAATGAAGTCGCTTAACTACATATACCCATGACCACATATTAGTATCAACCATAAAATTGAATCAATAATATTCCAATTATTTATTTAACTTTTACATATATTTCCAAATACAATCCAGCTTTTAAATTTAATAGTGAGATTTTTTAACATTTACTACAATTTTACCTTTCTTTCTTCTATTTGCATTCATATCTAATTCCTCATCATCACTATCTTCAAAATTCGGATTATAATTATCATCGTGGAATTGCCATAATTGAGGTGCCCCTAATTGAAAATCATCATGTGCTTCGGCCTTATACCAAAACACTTGATCTTCCAATTTATTACTTTTAGCATTATTATTAACAACTATACATTCGTAATTTTCAGTACATTGATCCATTACTTGGCAAAAAATATCAAAATGAGGAAACATGCCAGCATACTGTTCATATAATCTTTTTCTATTTGAAACATAATTTTCTCTTAGAATAAAAACAAAATCCACATTTGTTCTTAAATTTGGTGGTATACCTAATGAATATTGCATAGTAATGATAAACATCATCTTATAATGTCTACCATTCATAAAAAGTGATCTAATATATTTATTATTAATCCAACTTTTATCATATAAACAATCATCTAATATTAAAAAAGCTCTAGGATCTATATTACAACTACCATATTCTTCATTTTCTTTCTTAATTTGCGTGATAACTTTTTTTTGACGTTTAAGAACATTTTGGATAAGTTCGGGTTTATATTCTCCATGTATAAAAATACTAGGCATCATATTTGAATAAAACGCATTAGCTCCTTCTGTTCCCGAGATAACAGTCCCTACTGGAATATCTTGATGATGATATAACATATCTTTAACTAAAAAACTTTTACCAGTTTCTCTTTTTCCTATAAACACTACTACTTTATCATCAGATATCATGCCCATATCGAATTTTTTTAATTCTAAACTCATACTGATATTCCTATACATTATAATTTATTTTTTATTACGCAACATTTAAATTTACTTATAGAAATGATTATGAGTTAAATTTAAAATTATAATTTAAAAAGAATTAATAATGAATAATTTTTATAAATTTTTAGATATTAAAGAGATTTCTCATAAATATAAAAAAACATTTGAAAATTCGATTAAAAATGCTTTTAATTGTAATGAGGTAAATATTTTCAATGCTAATTATAACCTATTTGATATTGATAATTTAGATTTTAAACGATTTAATTCAAAATATTATTTAATTAAATTATTAAAAAAGAAAAAAAGTCAAAAAATACACATAAATGGGCATATTTTTAAAGCATTAATTAAATATAACAATAAATATATATTCAAAAATATTTTTTGTAAAGAATGTCCATGTTACAATCCACTATATATTAATATAGGGAATAATAATGATACTTCTTATTATCAATTTCTGTTAAATGATTTTATGTATAATTTAAATTCATCAGTAAATATTGAAATCTTAGTATCTTATTTATTATCAAAATTAGTAGAACATAATATTTCACCACATTTTCCATTATATTATGGTAATTGTAATACTAATATGAAAAAATATACATCAGAAATATCAGATAAGGAAATTAGTGAATTAGATAAGGATCTTAAATATCCAATAGTTATTTATAGTGATAGTTGTAATAGCTATCTACAAAGATTTAATTTCCCAGTTAATTTAATTTTTTCAGAAAAATTAGAAGAGGATCTTTATAACTATTGTAATAATAAAATATTTATTGATAATTTAGAATGGACATCTTATTTATTTCAAATAATTATGGCACTTAGTGTATGTCAAAAATATTTTGGAGTTTATCATAATGATTTACATCTTTCAAACGTAATGTTTTCCAATACAGATAAAGAATATATTTATTATTCTTATAAAAAAATATATTATAAAATACCTACTTATAATAAAATTATTAAAATTATTGATTGGGGAAGAGCTACATATAATTTTAATAATAAAATAGGTAATAATTTTATATTTAGAAAAGATGGAGACGCTTTTGGACAATATTATTATCAAAAAATTAATAATAAAGGAAAAAGAACTATTCCACCAAACCCATCAGTTGATTTGGCTTTACTTGCTGGAAATTTTATAAATGAAAAATCATTTCCTAAAAAAGGTAAATTATATAATTTAATTAAATCTTGGATAACTTTTGATAAAAAACTAATAAATTTGAACTTAATTAAAGATAATTCATTCGAATTCTATACTATTGTATCACATAATTCGTGTAATTCTATTCCAATAAAACAAATTACTAAAAAAATATTTAAGCAATTTATTGTAGATAAAGATTTAATACCTAAGGATTCAATTATATATGGTATCTAACATTTTAATTTTTATTTTTCTATAAAATTATTAAAATTTTTACTATTAAAATTTCTATCATTTGTATTAAATGGATATGATGACCATATACTTGGTTTATCAAAAATATCACTATACAAATTTTTTAAATTAGTAGAAGTTACTTGTTCTTCATAAAAAGATCTAGGTATATACCTATATTCGATCTTTTTATTGGGACATTGTTGTTGTTTTTCCATATAACCTGTGAATAATAATACTAAACCTATAATAAATAGAATCAAAATAAAGGATTTCATTTATTATATATATAAGATTTTTATAGTTCTTGTTCAGCTACTTTTTCAGAATTCCTTTCTTTGGCAGAAAGCCAAGGATCTGATGATTCTAAACTTTTCTTTACATCATCTGATAAATTATTTTCTTCTAGATTATTTTTTTCTAGACTATTCTCTTCTAAATTATTTACTAGACTACCTTGTTCTAGTTTTTGTTCTAGTTTTTGTTTTTTAGCCTTCTCTTCTGCTTGTCCTTTAACATAGTCAATATTTTCTCTAAAATGCTGTTCTTTATCTTCTTGATTCTCTTTATATTTTTTGACTAAATTATTAAGTTCTGATTCGAAATATTCTTGATTATCTACCTTGTGTGGATGAGGATCCCAAGGTAACCAAAAACCAACTTGTCCTACAAATACGTTAAAGTTTTTATCCTTTCTTTGTAATACCTTGGCTCTTACTTGTGCCTCTTTCAATGAGTCATACACTCCCCTTACTTTTAATCCACGCACACTTGTCTTGAAATCATTTTCCTTATGGAACATATCTTCTAACTGCTCGCCATTGGAATATAAGAAATCTTTATATTTATCTTCAATATCTTCACTAGATAAATCATATTTTTCAGCCATTTTTTTCATAAATTCATGAACAAAAAATACATTTTTGTTTTTAAGAACATTTTCAGGTGAAACAAATGATAAACATACGTAGTTTTGTCCTCTTATTTGATCATCTGATTCTAAAAAATCTTCAATTTGTTCTGCTTCTTTCGACATATGATCTATAATTGATAAATATCCTTTAAGTATTAATATTTAATTATAATTATATTTAATTTAATTATAATTAAATAGTCATTTAATTTTATTTTTTTTTCTTTTTATAATATATAATAATATGGACAGATTACAAAAAGAATTAAGCGAATTACAATCAGCATTTGATTTACAAGAAGTTGTTAAGAGAGCTGTTAAATATCTTATCGAGGGGGGAGCCGTTGCCGTTGCCGCATATTATATCCCTAAGAAAAAAATGAACATTGAAGAAATTGTTATGATCGCAATCACTGCCGCTGCTACATTTGCTTTATTAGATATGTATGCGCCAAGTATTAGTAATGCTGCCAGACAAGGAACAGGTTTTGGTATTGGTGCTAATCTTGCTGGTTTCCCACAAATGTAAATTATTAATTTTTAATAATTATTAAACTTATTAAAAAATAATTAAATTGTTTTAATATATTCCCATCTTAAATCTTGACAAATATCTTTCCAAATTTTATCTTGCTCTGCCAATTTCTCTCTAGATTTTAGTAAACTAAAATATGGAAGAAAGTGATCCATTTCTAAAAGTTGTAAACATTTGTATAGAACATAAGAATATGATAAAAAATTGCTTCTTTTATTAGGACAATGTTTTATCCAAGGCGCTTGTATTTCTTTAAACATCATTCTTAATTTTTCTTCAGTCTCTCTATCTATAATAGGAGCAGGCTTACCACTTAATCTATTTATAATGTGTGGTACATGTTCATAATATTTGTTTAATCCCAATTTTTTTAATATGTTTCTAATTTTATTTTTCTTAAGATTTTTAATGTCTATATACTTCTCTTTCTTAAGTTCTACCTTTATCATATCATATACATTTTTAGGAATATCTGTAGATTCTTTTGCTTGGAATTGCGCTAACCATTCATTGAAATGATTAATTCTTTTATACGCAAAATAACTTATTTCTCTAGGAGGTTCCTTATAGGATGGTTTATCTGAATCTATTAATATTTTTTCTTGATTACCACAATTTGGACATATATAAATACCTTCTGATTTAGAGAATATTCTTTCAACATTACATCTAGAACAAAATTCTAAGTTAATTTTTTTTTTCCTATTAATAATATAGTCTTTCTCAACATATTCTAAATATTTATCTAATATTTCACCCTTATTATATTTATTTTTATCTTTTTTAATGTCATCTTCTATCTTTTTTTCTTTTTTTGGGGAAAAAAAATCTAAAACTGATTTTTTGTCAGAGTTAGTTTGCTTTATAGCCTGAAATCCCTCATTTTTTTCATAATATTGGAATAAAATATTACTGGTGTTCAATAAGTATTTATTAGCATCTGTATTTTTTTCTATAAGCAATATTTTTTGTTTTAAAGCACTAATATCTTCTCTTATAGACAATTTTTTTTCTAACTCCATATCCGATAATTCTATAGTTTTTTTCTTGGATAAAATTTGATACTTATAATTAAGAGTATTTAATTTTGATTCTAGCTCTTTTAAAGAAATTTTTTCATTTTTAAAATTTTCCATAGCACTCTTGTGTTTAGCATCAATTGTTACTCGGAATTTAGTTTTTGGTGTAGAATGTTTTAATTTTTTTTCTTTAAATAATGACATAGAGTAATAGTATATAATTATTAATCTTTAAATATATACTATTTTAATTTAAATATAATGGATTATACGTTATTTTGATCGATAAAGTATCATAGATATATATATATAGTAAATTATTATGGATGTAGTAAATAATTTAGATTTTAATATAGATATGTTAAGTTTACATAAGATGTTATTTATTTATAACGCAGTCATCAATGGATGGACAGTTAAATTAGTATCTAAGAATAATTTTGAATTTACAAAAAAAAAAGAAAAGGTTAAAAAGGAAATTTTACTCGATAATTTCCTTAAATATTTTTCCAAAAATAACCTAGATATCAACACAATAATAAAAAAAAATTAATTTAATACTTTAATTAATAATTAATTAGCGTATTAAATACAGTTATTTTCGAAAAATATTTTCTTTTCATATAGTATAATTAAAAATGGGTGGTGGTTTAATGCAATTAGTAGCATACGGTGCTCAAGATATATATCTTACGGGTAATCCCCAAATTACCTTCTTTAAGGTAGTTTACAGAAGACATACAAACTTTTCAATGGAATCTATTGAACAAACATTTAACGGCAGTGCTAATTGGGGTAAGAAAGTTAGTTGCACTATCTCAAGAAATGGTGATTTAATTCATCGTGTATATTTACAAACAACTCTTCCAGCAGTCGACGCTGGAGATGATAAAACTTTTGCCTGGTCAGAATGGGTAGGACATCAATTAGTTAAAAATGTTGAAGTAGAAATTGGTGGACAACGAATTGATAAACATTACGGTGAATGGATGCATTTATGGAACGAGTTATCTCAATCTCCAGGCTTACAAGATGGATATGCTAGAATGGTTGGACATTCCGCTCATTTAACTGTCCAAACAAAAGAAACAGCTGAGACAACTTTATACATTCCTCTTCAATTTTGGTTTTGTCGCAACCCAGGTCTTGCTCTTCCCCTAATTGCCCTTCAATATCACGAAGTTAAAATCAATGTTGAATTTAATGAATTAAGCAAATGTTCATCATCAGTCCCTCTCGGTGCAACCTCGGCTGGTGATCTTAAAAATTCTTCATTATATGTAGATTACATTTACTTAGATACTGATGAAAGAAGACGTTTCGCTCAAGTATCACACGAATACCTCATTGAGCAATTACAATTTACTGGTGAAGAATCAATAAACTCTTCATCTAGTAAAGTTAAACTTAATTTCAATCACCCTGTTAAAGAACTTGTTTGGGTAGTTCAACGAAATACCGCAAGTCACTTTGATTTCAGTGATAGTTCTGCTGATACAGATGGTGCTACAAGTGGAACTCCTACAGATACAGATACCCCCCTCGATAGACAATTTGATACATTAAGAGTTACCAGAAGCCTTAACACTGTTAAAAACGCTAAATTACAACTTAATGGTCACGATCGTTTCCAAGAAAGAGAAGGTGATTACTTTAACTTTGTCCAACCTTATCAACATCACACTAATGTTCCTTCAACTGGTATTAATGTATATTCCTTTGGTCTTAAACCAGAAGAACATCAACCATCTGGAACATGTAATTTCTCAAGAATTGATAACGCTGTTCTTCAATTAAGTATGGAGACTGAAGCAACTGCTGGATCTAAAGTTAGAGTCTATGCCACAAACTACAACGTATTAAGAATTATGAGTGGTATGGGTGGTCTTGCTTATTCTAATTAAGTTACTCTTTATTAAATTATTGTAAAAGTATTTAAATTTTTATAATAATTTCCCATCAATAAAAGCTGGAATATACAAAATTATAAAGCATTTTATTTATCGTTAAGATTGGTTTTGTATTATTTATTATTACGGATACATCATATATATTTTTTTTATAAGTTTTATTATCGTTGGATTGTAAATAAATAGTATCTTTTATAGATTCATTAATTAATTGATTATTACCAATTATTCCTTTTTTTTCTATATCACTTATTATTCCTGAAAAATATTTAGTTAATCGAAAACCATTATATATAGATGGACAATTACAATAGTAATTAGCATCTAAATTTTTATAATTTAAATTGAAAATATGATATCCAGCAGACAAACGTATCTTTTTATAAAAATTAAAGTGATTTATATCTTGATTTAAAATAATATTATTAGAACCGTAAATATTAAGAGTATTTATATTTTTAGATTTTTTAAAATATAATTCTTGAAAGTTAAAATTACCAAATATCTCAAGATTATGTTCCTTAGGATAATAATATTTTATATTACATAAATTTTTATTTTGTAAAGGCTTTATAACTTCATTTTTAGATAACATACAATTAGAATTTACATGCTTACCGTCTTTATAAATTAAATTTAAATTATAATATGATTTATATAAGGATGATATGTTGTATTGTCCAGAAAATCTAAAATAAATAGGTAAATCCAATGTTTTATAAAAAATACCTTCTCTATATTTTAATCCATTTATAGTTAAAATATCCTGACTATCTGATTCCATATGTAAATGATACCATCCTGATTGAGGAATATATTTAGCTTTAATAGGTAAAAATAATAATATAAAATTGAATAAATAATTTATGTAATTCATTTAAATAGAATATATTAAATATTATTTAAATAAATTTGACTTTATTACATATATATTAATATACATAAAAATGGAAATTGAATATAAAGGAATCATATATACCATACACCAAAATAAATATGAATCGAATGATACATTTTATGAAAGAATGTGGGCAGTAGTTAAACAAGAACCTGTCTCTGAAAAAGATTACGAAAAAGCTGTCTATAATTCTAATTTATGGAGTAACTACAAGCATTTAGGTTGTTCATATTCTTTAGATATTACTAATATCGTAAAAGAACTAGATAAAAAAATTTATACTCAATAACATTCTTAAATTATAATTTATGCTTAGTTAAGGTAAATGGTTTTACTTTTCCATGAATATTGTTACATGTATCATTAGTTGCTATAACAATATTACCATAACTACGTGTATTTGACCAACTATGTGAATTAGTTAACTCGAAATCAATATTATTACCTATTATCTTTGAAGGATTATCATATCCTTCACATATTGATTTTTTTATATTATTACATTTACTTGATAAATTTATATTTCCACGTGGATAAATTTTTTCCCGTAAAAGGTGGATCTTTTTATTTTCAATTATTTCTTTTTTCATTTTGCTATTCTCATGTATACAATTGGATGATCTATCGCATGGGATATTACCTACACAATTTAAATAAAAAGAATTAGGATATTTATTACTCATTTATATAATTTATTAATATAATATAATTTATATTAGCAATTTAATTAAAAATAACAATTTTCTTAATAACTAACCAATAAGTCATAATTCCTAAAACAACAAATGTTATTATATTAACATAATATTCTCCTAAAAATTTATTTTTTGAAGGATTACTAAAAAACATCAGTAAATTGGTAATTATTAAAATACTAAGCATTCTAATTAAATCGTTCAATAAAGGATGATATTCTTTATCAATTTTTGATTTTAGATTATTTAGATTAGATAAATAATTCATAATATTCTATATAAATAAAAGGAGAAAAAAAAGATAGTTATTAACCAAAAGATTATAGTGAGTTTAAAAATGTATTTTTTTTTCAAGTTGTAAAACAAATGAATAATACAACAATGATGATAACAGGGGCCCTATTAACGGCTGGTATTTTACTAACCTATTGGGAAATAAAAAAAACACAAACTATATTAGATACCATGTTAGTATCGTTAAGAGAACTAAGAACATTAAATTATCCGAATAAACATAATCAAAGACCTCTTAATAATAAACAGACAGTAAATATGAAACCATTAAATAAATCATCCTATCCTAAAGTAGTTATTAATAAAACAAATCATCAAAATAATATTACTCAAATAAAAAACCAAATGTCTAAATATGAAGAAGAACTTAATAATATAGATGATATGTTAGATATGAATGAATCCGATGATGACGATGAAGAGAATGAAGAGGATATTAATTTAGATGAACTTAAAATATTAGCAGATAATTACAACCTGGAAGAAGGTAATAATTTTAATGAATTTGATGACGATCAGCTATTGGGAGAAAAAGAACATGTTCGTGAAGTCGGAGGTAATAATGTTAATAGTAGTGAAGATAAAGATGAACAAGAACAATTATTAAATAAAGAAGATGAAGTTGACGAAGATGAAGTCGAAGATGAAGTAGAAGATGAATTAGAAGATGGAGAAAACAGCGAAGTTGAAGAAGAAGAAGACAACGACCAGGATGGAGAAAACAGCGAAGTTGAAGAAGATGAAGTCGAAGATGATGAAAACAATGAAGATGAAGAAGATGAAGTCGAAGATGATGAAAACAATGAATTTGGCGACGATGGAGAAAACAATGAAGTTGGCGACAATGGAGAAAACAGTGAAGTTGACGAAGATAAAGTCGACGATGAAGACGAAAATGAAGATAATATCAGTCAATCTGAAGACTTTAGTACAGAATTAAATGAACAATTATTTAATGAAAATAGTTTAGATCATGAATTAATAAATAATATAGAAAAAATCTTTACAAAAAATGAATTAAAAAAAAAATGTAAGGAAAATAGTTTAATAGTAAAGGGTAATAAAAAACAGTTAATTTCAAGACTTATAGAAAGAGGAATTAATCTTAGTATTATTGAAGATAATTCAAATAATTCTGAATTAGCTTTAAGTTAATCATATAATTTCAAAATTAATATAATAAAAAAAATATTTCTTTATATTATAATAATGAGTTCTTGTTATAAAACCAGTAACAATAAGTATTTTAAATGCCCACCCAGAATGGATGATGGTAGACATTTTACAGATTATCGTCCTAATTGCCATGTCAATAATTTAATAAGATCTAATAATAGTATAACAACGTCGTTTCAGAATAGACAATTTTTGACAAATAATGCGAATAAATTAATGGATCTAAATAGAACATACGCCTGTCAAAAAAATTGCTGTGGTCCATGTAAAGAACCTTACAATCAAGGAACTATGAATCCCGAACAATCAAGAAAATCATGTAATAATAGTTCTTGTAAAACAGATTTAGTAAATCAAGAAGGTTTGGGACAAGGAAGAGTCTATTCTGAAGAAGAAAGTTCATGTTCTGATTGGCCAAAATCATTACCAATTAATCAACCGTACAATTGTTGTGCTGATAAAAAAAGTTTATTTAATTATTATAATCATATTGATAGAAAAGCACAAGGAGAACTTATACCTAGATTAACTGTTCCAGGTGGGGGAGACGCAATGAAAGGCGGTGATCCAGCTCCTTTTAATCTTTAAATTAATGTATAAATAAAATATAATTTAAAATATTTTATTAATATATTATATATAATGTGTGATAACTGGAAAGAAAATTATACTAAAGACATTAGCTGTAAAGGCATCGTCTTAGATTCAGGCGAAGGGGAATATGTTGTTAAGGGGTCAATTGCTTCTGCTGGAAATTCAACTATTATTTTTTGGGCACCCAATCCTCCTGACTACCATACAAGTTTTTCTGGATCAGGTTTACCTTTTCCTAATCCTGATGTAGCTTATGAAAATACTCCTAATAGAGGAGCAGTTAAAGCTATTGGAGGAAATTTTGAATTCAGAGTAAGATATCCAAATTCTTATTATATTGGACTTGGAACAGTTTGTGTAGAACCCTGTGTTCATGTTAAGGTATGTAATGGGACTTCTACTGGGAAAGTTCATACTATTAAACTAGGAAATGGTATTCCCTTTAGAATGTTAACATATCCCCCTACAAATAAAACGGCCGCAAGAGCTAATCCAATGTTCTATGATAATAGAGAAAATTTACCAATAAGATCACAAGAAAAAGTATTAAGAGATTCTTGTTACCCAGATGCTAACAAAATGCCAAAAGATTTTTGGGGTTTAAAACCAGCACAATAAGGTTTTTTATAATTATAAATTACTTAATAATTTTTATATAAAGAATATTTTAAATTATATATATTATACAATAATGGATTTTTTAGAAGAATTACATCACACAGTTAAGGCTATTTGTACACCTGGAAAAGGTATATTAGCAGCAGATGAAAGCACCGGAACAATTGGAAAAAGATTGGCTTCTATATCTCTTGAAAATACACTTGAAAATAGAATTAAATATAGAAAATTACTTTTTACCACAAATGGTCTTGAAAATAATATTAGTGGTGTAATTACATATGAAGAAACACTTAAAAATACAGAATTAATTAAGCCTTTATTAGATAAAGGAATTGTTGTAGGAATTAAAACAGATTTAGGAGCTAAACCACTATATGGGACAAATGGAGAAACAGTTACTCAAGGAATAGATAATTTAGATAAAAGATGTGAGGAATATTATCAATTAGGAGCAAGGTTTGCAAAATGGCGTGCTATTTTAAAAATATCAGACGATGGTTGTCCAAGTGAACTATCAATTAAAGAAAATGCAATGACTCTTGCAAGATATGCATCTATATCTCAAAAACATGGTTTAGTTCCTATAGTTGAGCCCGAAATATTAATGGATGGTAACCATAGTATCTTAAAATCTAAAGAAATAACTCAAAAAGTTATATCTAGAGTATATCAATCATTAGTCGAGCATAACGTAGTTTTATCAGCGACTTTATTAAAACCTAATATGGTTAGACCTGGAATTTCAAATGAATCAGGAGCTGATGATAAAACAATTGCTCAAATGACTGTTGAAGCTTTATATAATGCGGTTCCACCCAGTGTTCCAGGAATAGTATTTCTATCAGGAGGAATGAGTGAAATTCAAGCTACAAATGTTCTAAATAATATGTATCATATTAATAATACAAAATTGGATAAACCCTGGTATCTTTCTTTTTCATATGGTAGGGCATTACAGGCATCGGTATTAAAAACATGGATGGGTAAATCTGATAATATACTTTTAGCCCAGGAACAATTACTTAAAAGAGCAAAGGCTAATGGATTAGCAACTTTAGGTGAATATTTAACTATTGACGAATATATTAATGAATTAAATAAACATAATTTGACAAGCAATGGAAACACTTCTCTTCATGTAGAAAACTATTCATATTGAAAGAAATAAAATTTGATTAAAATTAATAATTTTATTACTTTAATAAAAACTATAATGTTTAAATACATTAAAGATCCTATCTATTCAGATTATTTAAAATTCTATCAAGATGAATTAGATTTTATAGATCATCCATATTTTAAAAGATTAAAAAAAATTAAACAACTGGGTTCACTTCACGAAGTGTTCCCATCTGCCACACATACAAGATTCGAACATTCATTGGGAGTGGCTCATTTGGGGGAAGTTTTTGTAGAACACCTATATCGTAATTCAAACATACGCCTTACTGATAGCAACAAGAGAATCATGAGAAATATAAAAATCGCAGGTTTATATCATGATGTAGGACATGGTCCTTTTTCACACGTATTTGATCATCATGTTCTTGAAAAATTATGCCCTAATAATCTGTTTAAAGATCACGAAAACAGATCATGTTTATTATTTGAAGAGGTCGCTAAAGAACTAAGTTCAAAAAATTTCAACGCTTATGATATAGATTTTATAAAAAATGCTATTGACCCATCTTTTCCACATAAAAAAAATTGGGAATTAAATGTTATCGCTAATAAAATTAATTCAATTGATGTAGACAAGTTTGATTATTTAGTCAGAGACCCATATCATATAGGATTTAAATGCTCTTTTGACCACACTAGATTACTAAACAAAACTCAAATAATGGATGGAGAAATTTATTTCCATGAAACTGTCGTCAATAATTTATATGACATGTATCATACCAGATATAAATTCCATAGAGAAGTCTACAATCATAATGCGGTCAAAGGTGTTGAATTAATGATTGCGGATATATTAATCGATCTCAATTCAATTTATAATTTTCCAAGTATAATAAATAGTCCCTCTGAATTTGGAAGACTTAATGATAATATAATTGAAAAAGTATATGATCACAAAGAATTATCTGTAGGAAAAAAATTATTAGAACGTATAGAGAAAAGACAATTATATAAAGAAATATATCGTGTGGATGGTGATGATATAGGAGAAGTAACCGATTATATATCTGATAAATATAAAGATAATAAAGAAACAGATTTTCATATAGTTAAACTAAAATTTGATTTTTGTAATGGAAAAGAGAGCCCGTTTCCCAATATTAATTTTTACAAGAAAAATAAAAAAGTAGAGTTTGAAAACTTACCTATGAGATCACTTCAACCCGAAATATTTGATGAAAATATTATTAGTGTATATTCAAAAACATAATATAAAAACAATAGTTAATATATATACTGGTAAACTTTTAATTATATGATAAAATAATATTACATATATATATATGGGTGCGGGTAAAAGTAGTTTAGTTAAAAAAAATGAAGTAATTAACTGGTCTTTTAAAAAAGAAGGTTGGTTTACGATGAATTATTCATTACCTGATATTATTTTAAAAGGGGATATTGTATTAAGAAATCAAACCGAAGAAGAAGGTAATAAAACTATAGATGAAATTCAACACGACACTAAAGATATATTAAAATCAAATCAAATTATAGGAAAATTTTCAAGTAAAAAAGGCAATTTAACAATAAAATCTGTTTACTATGACAACGAAGAAAATATAATATTTGAAATTACTCATAACAATGGTATTAAATATTTATTAAATTTAAATAGACAAGATTCGACATGGAGTGATGAAGAATATAAAGTTTTTTTACAATATGCTTTTAGAACTCTTTATGGTAATTCAAAACTAATTGTAAGTGAATTATGTCAGAAAACTAATAGTTTAAATTTTAATTGTAATCCACTTGTTGGATCAAATAATAATGTTAATAAAGGTAGTAATATAGAAATTAATGGATTCCCTATTAGTATAACTGGCGGGGGTTATGAGTATATAACAAATCCAGAAACTGGTAGAAAAGTAAATGTTAACGGTAAAATTGGAAAAAAAGTTATAAATACATATTTAATGAGCCATATAGGTGGAAGTGTGGGTTTTATTGTTGATAAAGCTGAATTAAGAAATTCTTTTTTATTTAGTATATTAGGGGCAGATTACAAAAACAAATGGGAACAATTAAGTAATATACCATATATAACAAATATTAACGATAATTTAGATCATATGTTTATTCAACTATTTGAATCATTAGGTGGAGAATATGAAGCTATGAATTTTTTTAAAAAAACAATAGAAGAAGAATGGGTTGCTAATGACAATGAATGGAGAAATAATTGGATAGGTGTACTTATTGGAATTATAGTTGTTAGTGTTGTAGAAAAGGAAGATGTAAGTGTGGAAGGTTTTGAATTTTTACAGGATAAAAACATTATAGATGAATTAGGTAATATGATAGAAAGTCCCGAAAACCCTTTCAATTTTATAAATGAATACCTTGAAAATAATTTTCCAGAGCAATTAATAGATGCTATGGATTATTGATTTACATTATATTAATACAATTATTATTTAATAATTAAATTAATAAGAATTTATTTAAAAAGAATATAGTATAAAATACTATGGGTAAAAAAATAATTTCAATTGATGTAGGTATTAAAAATTTAGCATATTGTATTATGGAAATAACTACTGATAATAAAGATCCCCATCAGTTTAATATCCATCAATGGGGTATAATTAATATACTAGATGAAAAATTAAATAATTGTCTGACATGTTCTAATTATATTGGTAATAAAATTTGTGGTAAAATAATATGTAATTCTGTACAGTTACCTTCTGGTGAAAAAATTGGATTTTGTGATAAAATAAGATGTCAAAAATTTATGATTAATTCCTATGAAAAAAAACAAATTAAGAAATTTAAAAAACCTACTTGTAAAAATACCTCGTTGTTAGAATTAGCAACAATTTTATTGAATAAATTGAATAATTTAAAAATTGAAGTTCCTATTGATGAAGTAGTTATTGAAAATCAACCAGTCTTAAAAAATCCCACTATGAAATCTATACAAATGATAATTTTTTCATTTTTTGTTCAAAACGGTATAATTAATAATGATTCCAAGATTAACAATATAATTCTTTTTTCCGCTAGAAATAAATTAAAAACTTATGATGGGCCCAAAATAGATGCTTCTCATCTCAAAAATAAATATAGCCAGCGAAAATTTCTTAGTGTCGAATATACAAAATATTTTATCAAAAATGTGGACAAATGGAATGTATTTTTTAATTCTCATAAAAAGAAAGATGATTTAGCAGATTGTTTTTTACAAGGATTACATTATTTATGTAAATAAATACACAAGTTTTATCAAATATATTATTTATTCTGGTAATTTAGATTAAAAATATATATATATATATTATAATGATTTGGAATACTATAACTAATCCGAAAACTGGAAGAAAAGTATCTATACATGGAGATAAAGGTAAAAATATACTACATAAATATTTACAACAATTTAATAATACTATTCAACATGGTGGTTCAAATAAAAATGTTAGAAAAACTGGACCTAAAAGTTTTCATATTGAACATAATGTTCCCCTAATAACCAATGACGGGGATTTAATATCTGAAGAAGATATTTTGATGTTAAAAGATTTACAAAAACAAAAAAAACAAGAAAAAGCAAGAATAATTAAAATTAAAAATGCCAAGATTAAAAGAGATAGAGAAAAAGAACAAGAAAAAGTACAAAAAAAAGAATTAAAAAAAAAAAAAGAGATAGAGAAAAAGAAAAGAGATGATGCTAAAAAAAGAGAAGAAGAGAGAAAAAAACTAGAAGAAGAAGAGTTCAGAAAAAATTATCCTGATAAAGCTATAGAAATTGACAGATTAAAAAGACAAGTGAGAAATCGAGAGAAAGTTAGGAAAAAAACTAAAAAAACTAAAAAAAATAATTCCAGTGGAAGTTCATTCCTACCCTCTGCTGGGCAACTTATGACTCTTGCTGTTCTAAGAAAAATAGCAAATAGAAGATAAATTATTTTAAATAATATAGTTTTATACAAAATAATTTAATATAATTATAGTTTATAATGACTAACAGTGATATATATCCTTCAGATATATCTAATATAACTTGTGAAATCATCCGAAATAAAACTAATATTATACCTATGGTGGGCATTGTTTTAGGATCTGGTATGGGAAATATAGCAGATAGTATAACAAATAAGGTAATATTTAGTTATAATGACTTGCCGGGATTTACTAAAAGCACCGTTTCAGGACATGCTGGTCAACTTATTATAGGATTATTAAATGGTATAGGAATATGTTGTATGAAAGGAAGGGTTCATTTATATGAAGGAGGCAAAGTTAACAAAGTTCTTGTACCCATATATACTATGAAATTATTAGGTTGTAAATATTTTATAGTTACTGCTTCGGTGGGTTCATTAAGGAAAAATGTAGGACCAGGTAGTATAGTTTGTATTAAAGATCATATTAATATGATGGGTTGTAATCCACTTATTGGTTCAAATGATATTCGTATGGGATTAAGATTTCCCAGTATGAATGAGGCATATAATAAAAAACTTAGAAATAAAATACATGAAATTTGTAAAAATAAGGATATCGAAATTCATGATGGAATTTATTTATCCACGTTGGGACCAAGTTTCGAAACACCTGCTGAAATAAGAGCGTTTAAAATTTTAGGTGCTGACGTTGTTGGAATGTCAACTGTTCCAGAAATAATCGCAGCAAATCATTGTGGGCTTATTTGTTGTGGATTAACTATTGTAGTTAACTTAGCAAGTGGCTTAACGGATAAAGAAATAACTCATGAAGAAACACTTCATTATTCCGGATTAGCTTCTTCAAATGTGTGTAAAATTATTAGTAATTTAGTTAGTGAACTAAACATTGATTAAATTTGATTGATTTGATCGATTTTATATTTTAGATAAATAATATGCATCAAATATTAGATAGTTTAATCATTAGAATAATAATTTTATCTCTTATTGTAATCTTATTTATAACATGTTGTGTAATTAAATTTTGTTGTCCAAAAAAAAATTTAAAAAATATACAAAACAATACAATTCAATTAACTGAAATAATAAATTTACCAGCCTAGTTGTATTCAATCATTTATATTAAACTTATTCACATTTTCTATAAAAAACCTGATAATGAGGTGTTTCGAGAACTGACCGACATCCTTTTTGATTTTCAAAACAAAAATATTCATTATAATTTAATTCTTTCATTTTTAAGTTAATTATTTTAGATAATTCTTTATTAGTTATTTTTTTAAAATATAGGGGATTTATCCACAACACATAATGCTCCATATTATTAGGAATACTATATGGAAAATTGTTTTTATTTATCGAATATTTTTTTGATTGAATATATTTATTAGAAATATATTTATCTATAGATATATTATTTTTAATTAAATTCTGTTTAAAAATTTTATATTGATTTTGTATTTTTATAGATCTAACATTTATAGGTAATAATTTTTCAAAATTCCATTTTTCTAAAAATTCAATAGTTATTAACATTAAATTAATATAATATAATCTTTTATTTAATTAACCTTTTTTTTATATAAAGAATATATCGCGTATAAGATTTAAAATAGTTTTCTTACTGAATTAATAATATGGATAGTAAAGATAATTCAAATAATGATAAAAACCCAGAAAATTTTTTAACAGTTGAAAAAAATGAACCCAGAGCTTCTCCTCAAACATCTTCTCCCAAAAAGGTTTCAAGTGACACAAACATTGATATAGGATTAGATTTATTAGTTAATAAAGAAAAAAAGAGACCAAAAAAAAAAGTAGTTAATGAACAAAATGAAGGCTTTGATTTAAATGTTTTAGAAAATTCATCTGATAAAAATTTTTATCAATTTGAAGTTGGTTCAGATCTTAATGATAACAAATTAAATTTATTTAATAATGGACCTTCTCAAAATAATTCAGCATTTATACCAGTATCATCAAATAAATTCGAATTTAATGCCGAAAATAATTCTAGATTAAATGACGCAGAGTTAGAGAATTTAGTAGATCAAGCAGATCAAAATGGACAATTTTATAATATGGATTTACGATCGAATGAAGAACGAATAAGTATTAACAATATTAATTTAAATGATATAGATGTAAGAAGTAATAATTCAATTAGAAGTAGAAAATCTAGAGGTTCCAAAAGGAGTAGGAAACAGGAAATAAATATAAGCAATGAACTTCCTAATGATAATACAAGTGTTAGTCATTTTCCACATATAATAAGAGAAAATGATCAAAATAATATTAGACCAAATAATGTCAATCTAGAAGAATTAAGAAAAGAAAAAGAATCGTTATTATTTAAATTTGAAAAATGGAGACGTATGGGAATTAATACATCTAAAAAATATAATTTTTCTTCCAATGTTGAGGAAATGAGATTTGAATATAAAAGAATTAAATCTCAAAGGGAATTAGAATCTTCTGTTAGATTTCAAAAGAAAATGTTAATGGCATGTGTTACAGGTATAGAATTTTTAAATGGTAAATTTGATCCTATAGATGCTAAATTAGATGGTTGGTCTGAAACAGTTCATGAAAATGTTAATGATTATAATGAAGTATTTGAAGAATTACATGAAAAATATAAGGATAGAGCTAAAATGGCTCCTGAATTAAAACTACTTTTTATGGTAGGGGGTAGTGCTTTTATGTTTCATTTAACAAATACTATGTTTAAATCAAGTATGCCTGGAATGGGAGATATAATGAGACAAAATCCCGAATTAATGAAACAATTTGCCAGCGCCGCAATGAATTCGATGAATGGCGAAGCAGCCGCTGCAGCTAATATGTTTGCTCAACACGCGCCATCTATGAATACATCTGCTCCACAATACACATCACAAAATGTCCCACAACAATATATGTCACAAAATCAACCAAACCAAGGATATAGTCAAGGATATAGTCAAGATTACAATATGCAGAGTACTCAACAAAATAGACAATCTCCTGTTAATTTAAATAAGTCTATTAATATTAATAAAAAAAAAACTCGAAAAAAAAAAATCATTGAACCACCTTCTGGAGTTGATGATTTACTAAATGAATTAAAATCTAATACCGAAGATATCAATTCACAAAGATCCTCTGGAAATTATAGAAAAAAAAATAAAAGAGGTATTACATTAGATTTAGATAATTAACATTTCATGAATTAAAATAGCAAAAATTTCTTTTTTAATTCTTGTTGCTTCCATTTTTTTAATTGATAAAATTGTTTTTTATTCATTTTAAACAAGTTTATAAAGGTCTTATCGGATAAATAATATTCTCTTTTAATTACATTAATTCCTTCTGGGTATGGTCCGGGGTGTTTTAATGATTCTATATCATATTCTAACATAGGAATGGGTATTTTAGGAGGAGATCTACTTGGTCTTATAGGTAATAATGTATTTTTAGTTTTTTCAATAGATGTTTTTAAATTAATAGACGGTAAATTTGTACTTTTATTTAACATTGATAGGTTATTATATTTTTCTACAAGATTTATAACTTTATTAACAGGTTTTTCATTATAATTGTTATCTATAACATTTTTAGAGTCATTCATATTTATATGTTCGTCGTTATTTACATACTCAATTTGAGTATTTATTTCTTTTAAACCCTTTTCAATATCTTCAATATTATCCTCAATAATATTATTGGGAGTGCTTGGTAATTTATAATCTTTTCCAAACATATTACGTGACTCCCTTTCAATATCGTCTAATAAATAAGCACTGCATTGTAATAAAGTATTGTTATTTAATATTTCCTTTAACTTAATAGTTGCTTTAGGTGTATCTGGATATTTATTACTAATATTCATTGAATCTATTTTAGAAAGAGAATTTCTTTTTTTATATTTTTTAGTATCAATATTAATATTTTTTTTTTTAACAATTTTAATATCTGATGTTGTTTTCATTCTGTGTAAAATTCTTCTTTTTGGTTTTAATTCATCTATAATTATATTGTTTTTATTTTCTGGTAATATTTTTGAATTTAAATTATTGTTGGAATTATTAATTATTTCGGTAGATTCTGGTATAGATTCTTTTTTAATTATCCCCAAAGGACTAACTTTAGATGGTCTTCTCCTAAAAGTAATTTTTATATCTTTTATGGATACCGGCAACATACCTTTAGATTTCAATTTATATATGTAGACAATTATTAAGAATATCAATGGTAAACAAATTGATAATGCTAAAATAAGTCCAATATCTGACAATGTTGTAATTTTATCATTTTTATTTTTATATTTATTAGTATTTGACGAATTTGTATTATTAATAACATTTATAGATGATGGGGCTCGTGTATTAGTTGTCGATATTGAAGGCGATGGAGATCCTGTTGTAGTTGTGCTTATTGAAGGCGATGGGGTGCTTGTTGTAGTTAACAATACAGATGATGGTGATGGAGTGCTTGTTGTAGTTAACAATACAGATGATGGTGATGGAGTGCTTGTTGTAGTTGTCAGTATTGACGGTGATGGAGTGCTTGTTGTAGTTGTCAGTATTGACGGTGAAGGAGTGCTTGTAGTAGTTGTCAATATTGAAGGTGATGGAGTTCCTGTTGTAGTTGTCTGTATCGAAGGCGATGGAGTGCTTGTTGTAGTTGTCAGTATTGACGGTGAAGGAGTGCTTGTTGTAGTTGTCTGTATCGAAGGCGATGGAGTGCTTGTATTAGTTAATAAGATCAACGATGGTGATGGAGCTACTGTTACAGTTATCGGTATTGAAGGTGATGGAGTTCCTGTTGTAGTTGTC